CGCGTGGCGCAGTTCGCCCGCACGATGATGGCGGTGCGCGGGCTGAAGGTCGCACCGGGCAAGCGGATGACCACGATGCGCGCGGCGGTCGTGACGCCGTAGCCCCGTGCTCCCCGTCGGCCACATCGTCTGCCTCGCGGGCAGGTCGCTGCGCGAGGAGATCTCGTACACCATCGACGACCGCCCCGGCCTCGTGCGCATCTGGTGCGCCGAGTTCCAGTTGTGGGGCTCGGGCGGGAAGATCGCCGACGCCATCCGCGAGCTGCAGAACACGCTCGAGGCGACGTGGGCGGACTTCGTGATGACGGACGACGCCAGCCTCGGCAACGTCGCCCGGCTGCAGAAGGCGCGCCTGCGCTGGCTCATGGGCGACGCGCCGCTCAGCCCCACGTCCATCGAGGGCACCGCCCTCACCGACCCGTAGGAGGTCCCGACCATGCGTACCCGAGTCCTGCTGCTCCTCGCCGTCTCCGCGGCGCTCTTCGTCGCGGCCTTCAGCCTCACGTTCGGCTGCGGCCCCACCACGCCCCAGCCAGTGCCGACCCCGATCGTGCAGGCCGACGCCGCCCCGCCGGCGTCCATCCCGGCCTCGCAGCCGACCTCCGACCGCGCGCCCGTGTCCCTGTGCTCGACCTCGACTGGAAAGCAGGTCGACCGCGGCGCCCACCCGCACTTGATGGAGGCCTTGTCGCGCAAGGTCCACCACAAGCACCGCCGGGTGTGCGCCAAGGCCAAGCCCGGCCACGTCGCCTGCCACTCCCGCGTGCGGCTGGGACCCAAGGGGCTGCGCCCGATGGCCGCGGTGACCCCGCAGGGCTTCGGGCCAGCGGACCTCCGCGCCGCGTACGCGATCCCGAACGGCGGCGCCGGCGCCGTCATCGCCATCGTGGACGCCCAGGACAACCCCCGGGCCGAGAAGGACCTCGCCACCTACCGGGCGCACTACAAGCTCCCGCCCTGCACGACGGCGAACGGCTGCTTCAGGAAGGTGAACCAGGCGGGTGCCGCGAAGCCGCTCCCGAAGGCCGACAGCGGCTGGTCCGGGGAGATCAGCCTGGACCTGCAAATGGCGAGCGCGGCGTGCCCCGCGTGCAAGCTCCTGCTCGTGGAGGCCAACAGCGCCAGCATGCTCGACCTCGGAGCCGCGGTGAATGCCGCGGTGAAGCTCGGGGCGACCGTGATCTCGAACAGCTACGGCGGCGACGAGGACGGAAGCACCCTCGCTTCCGAGGCGTTCTTCAACCACCCGGGCGTCGCCATCTTCGCGTCTGCTGGCGACGGCGGCTACGGCGCGGAGTACCCGGCCAGTTCCGCGCACGTCACCGCGGTCGGCGGCACGGCGCTCATGGCAGCCGCGGGCTCCGTCCGGGGGTGGGTCGAGAGCGTGTGGGGCAGCGCCGACGACGCCAACGGCGGGACCGGCAGCGGCTGCAGCAAGTACGTCTCGAAGCCCGCGTGGCAGAAGGACACGGGCTGCGCGAAGCGCACCGTCGGCGACGTCGCCGCGGTGGCCGACCCGGACACTGGGGTCAGCGTCTACGATAGCTACAGCGGCGGCTGGACCGTCTTCGGCGGCACCTCGGCGGCCTCGCCCCTGGTCTCCGCCATCTACGCAGCGGCGGGGCAGGGCAAGGCCACCGGCTCGCTGTCCTACGCGCACCCCGCGGCCTTCTACGACGTGCTCCAGGGCACGGACGGCGCCTGCATCGTCCCCTACTTGTGTACCGCCTGCGTGGGCTACGACGGCCCCACCGGCAACGGCACGCCCAACGGGGCGGCGCTCGCGGCGCTCCCGTGAATTAGAACTCCTCCAGACCTTCCCCCGCTGGTACACTGCAGGCAGCACAGGAGCCGACCCATGGGCGTCGAAACGACCGCGCTCGAGCAGAAGATCAAGGACCTGGCCGAGTCATGCGGGACCGAGCCGCCGAAGAACGTGCTCGGCGACCCGGCACACGCCGTTGCCCCGTCAGGGAACGCCAAGGCGCCGGACAAGGTGGTCCACGACGGGGGCGCGCTCGCCTTCGACCTCAACGGCGTGCTCGGAGGGAGTGACGTCCATGGGGCCAACGTCCGCGTCTCCCTGGTCTCCTCCGGTGCTCACGAGGACGTCGCCACGACGTGGCTCCCGGGGTCGGGCGACCCGGACAACCAGAACGGGACGGGGAAGAACCAGGCTGCGACCGGGCTGCTCGGGCAGGGCACGCCGAGCACGGTGGCGGCCGACTACCTCGTCGACAAGCTGCTCGGCCACGGGAGCGCGTGGGCGCTCGACGGCGGCGGGAAGCCGACGTCGCCGCTGCGCGTGATCGTCGACGGGGTCGGCGCGTACTTCGAGTCGTGCATGTCGCAGTCGACGGAGCAGACCGGGACCGGGAGCGAGCAGTCCATCGCCCACGGGTTGGGGGTGGTGCCGAAGATAGCCTTGGCCATCCCGTCGTCGTCGCCGGTGGTGCCGACCGCGTGGTCGATCAACCCTGGCACGCACGACGCGACCAACTGCAAGTTCACCGCCACGCTCGGCTGGAAGTACAGGGTGCTGGCGATAGCGTAAATCTGTCGACGTACCCTCAGCACGATGCTCCGCCTCGAGTTGGATAGCCTCTACCTGAACCTCCGCGAGGCCAACAGCGAAGTCTTGAAGGTCATCGACCAGGTGACTAGCTACGCTATCGAGGGGGCGTGGTTCTCGTCGGCGTTCAGGAACAAGACGTGGGACGGGCGACAGCATCTACTCTCGTTCTCGCGCGCCAACGGGTACCGCGTCTACGGCGGGTGCGCGGCCGACGTCGTGGCCGCGCTGCGCAACGAGCACGTCCCGTTCGAGTACGTCGACCTGAGGAAGGTCCCGGAGCCGACCTGCGACCACGGCTGGACCGGCCTCATCTGCGACCAGAAGGGGAAGCTCGTCGAGTTCCAGCCGCGCGACTACCAGGTGGCGGCCGCCCGCGCCGTCCTCACCGAGACGCTCCCGCTCGGCCGCGGCATGCTCAAGCTCCCCATCCGCAGCGGGAAGACCTGCGTCGGAGCGCTCATCATCGCAGCGCTGCAGGTGCCGGCCATCTTCATCGTCACCAACGACCTGCTGCTCCAGCAGACCGTGAGGTTGTACGAGAGCATGTTCTCGTCCAGGGTCGGGGTCATCGGCGCCGGGCGCTGGGACCCGACCGACCTCACGGTCGCCACCGTGCAGACGCTGCACTCGCGGGTCGACCAGCCGGAGTTCAAGCAGCTGATGGAGCGCGCGGACCTGGTGGTCTTCGATGAAGTCCACCACCTACAAGGTAGTACAAAAGCACACACCGCGCCACAAGGCGCGAAGCCGAAGGCGAAGAAGGCCTCGGGCGGGTGGAAGGACATCGCGCTTCGCTGCAACGCCTACTACAAGATCGGCCTCAGCGCGACCATCTACATCGACGTCGCCAAGGCGGCGGAGAAGTCCGCCATCTGGCTCAAGGCGGCCACCGGGAGCATCGCCTACGAGGTCACGACCAAGCGCATGATCGAGGAGGGGTGGCTGCTGCGCCCGATCGTCGAGATGCACCGGGTGGTCGGGCCGCAGATCCAGGGTGACTGGGCGGAGGACGAGGTCTACCGGCGCGGGGTCGTCAACTACGCCAGGCGCAACCAGCTCATCCTGGGGCTCACCATGGACGAGGTGGCGCTCGGGGGGCGCATCATGGTGCACGCGCACCACCACGAGCACATCGACGCGCTGCACGAGATGTTGGAGGGGGCCGGCGCGAAGGTGGAGAAGCTCAGCGGGAAGGTCCACGGGCAGGAGCGGAAGGAGGTCATGGTCCGCTTCCGCCGCGGGAAGACCCAGGTCCTGGTCGGCAACATCTTCGGCGAGGGCCTGGACGTCCCCGAGGTCGACGTGGTGGTGAACGCGGAGGGCGGGGAATCGAGAAAGAGATCGATACAAAGACTTAGGAACCTTACACCGTCTCCAGGAAAAAAATACGTCAAGGTGATCGACTTCCTCGACGAGCACGAGGCGCACCTCGCGAAGCACGCTCGGGCCCGGCTCAAGGCCTACCGTGCCGAGGACGCCTTCGACGTACGGGTAGTGGGGTAGGGCGGCCTTAGATGCCGACGGCGGTGCGATTTCTCTTGACGCTCTGGGAGAGCTGTGAGAATGTCGAAAACGTCGCGAAGGCTTGAAGGGCTGAACGCGACGATGTAAAGGAATTGGGAACAACGCCTCCGTGCTGATGATGATGGGCCGGGGACGCCGGAACGGGTTTTTCCCTGTTCCTACCGTTCCCGGCACCTTCACCCCGACCCATCATCATCAATTCGGAGGCGTTCTTGCGTCAAGCCGAACAATCATCATCAACTCCTCGTCGTTACATCGATCCCTACAAGAAGTACGTCGGCGTTCATATCCCGAACTGGCTGGTATGCAGAACCGAGATCAGCCACGGGGCGAAGATCGTCTGGGGTAGGTTGGCCCAGTTTGCCGGTAAGAACAAAACAGCTTTCCCATACATCAGTACTCTATCGAAAGAGGTTGGTTTAGGAGAACGTCAGACGAGAGCGTGTCTCAATGAGTTAGTAAAGTTCGATTTAATCGAAGGAACAGATAGACGCGCTGAGTCAAAGTCCACCGTGTATAAGTTCCTCGACCATCCTTGGTCACACGAAGACGACTACGATGACGCTGCCGGACCCTCCGGCGGAATCCTGCCGGACCCTCCGGCGGAAGACGAAGAAGGTGATCGAATCGAACAGAATCCTGCCGGACCCTCCGGCGGAATCCTGCCGGACCCTCCGGCGGAATCCTGCCGGACCCTCCGGCGGAATCCTGCCGGGGTATATAATGAAGTAAGAGAATCAGAGAAGAGAATCATAGTAAGTTCCGCTTCGCCTTCGGCTCAAGCGGCTACCTCGAAGGCGAAGCCGGCTGGGAAGAAGAAAAGCTCAAAGCCTCAACTCGAAGGGCTCATCGTCCCAGGAGCCGAAGGCCTGAAGAACGAGTACTTCAGGAAGCGCAACCTGGCAGGCTGCAGGCATACCTCGAAGATGGAGAGAGACGGCCTGGTCCACTTCGAGAAGTGCGTCGCGATGTGCGAAGAGGTGAGTGTCCAGCCGACGAAGTTCCTCGAGTATCTCATCCAGGAGTTCCCCAAGTTCGCTAAGGGGCAGAAGTTCGTCCCTACCAGCTTGCTCGTCAGTGACTCAATGCTGAATCAGTTCTTGGCTTACGATCCGAAGTCAGCCCCATCCAGCAGCTCCGCCCATCCCTCCGTCGCGCTCGAGAAGAACCACGAGGACTACCCGGCCGAGCTTGCCAGCCGCTTCCTCTCGGCCGGTCTCTCGCTACCAGAGAAGAAGAGCAGTATCGGGCGCATCGTCAACGACGCGAAGAACCGGGCCGCCGAGCTGCCGCACACCCAGGGGCTTCCGTGGGGCCGTCACGTCCACGCCTGCCTCTGCGCCGCCTACGACAACCCGGACGGGCTGCGGGCGTGGATCGTCCGCGACGTTGATCTCATCCAGGAGCAGTGGCAGGACGTCGTCAGCACCGCGCTCCGGCTCGTTGAGGAGGACGGCGATAGGTTCTCGGTCTGGGAACCGCTCTTCCAGATCTACCAGGAGGTAGGCGCCAAATGACTGCCCAGCAGATCGTCCTGCTGTTCAACCTCTACGACTACTCCCTGTCGCAGCACCCCGACGTTGCGGCGCAGCAGGCCAACCTGAAGGTCCAGCCACCGTGCCAGCGCGTCGCCTGGGATCACGCGCTCTGGATGTGCCGCGAGGCCACCACGTTCGTGGTCGAGGGTCGCCTCGACAAGGCCGAGCGCTGGCTCGGTTTCGTCCAGGGCGCGCTGTGGATCCTCGGGGTTTTCTCGATCGACGAGATGCGCGAGCACGTCCGCTCCATGTCGGTGCCGGTTTGATCCCGCGGGCGCGCGACCACCAGGCGCAGCTCGAGGCCTGGTTCGCCAAGGCGGCCGCGGAGGCGAAGAAGGGCTGCGAGGACTGCGGCGGCAAGGGCTACGTCGTCAAGCTCGACGCCGTGTTCATGCAGCCGAGTTCCAGCCGCTGCGAGTGCATGAAGCGGGCGAACCACGAGTTCGCGATGCGGCGCGGTAACGTCCCGTCGGAGTACCGGAAGCTCGGCGGGATGTCGGTGCTCGCGCCCGTCGCCGACTTCATTGCCAAGCTCGACGACGCCGAGGCCAGGCGCGGTCTTCTCCTCGTCGGCTCCTACGGCAGCGGGAAGACGACGGCTGCCTGCCAGGTGCTCAGCCAGGCTGCGGGACTTGGGCGGAGCATCTTCCGCGTCGAGGCCACCGAGGTTGAACGCGCCCTCTCGCTCATCAAGAGCCGCCAGGACTGGGTCGACCAGTGGTTACAGGACGGGATGTACTCCGACGTGGTCGCGGTCGACGAGCTGGGGGCCGAAGCGGTCGCCGGCACGAACGGCCGCGAGGCGCGCTCGCTGATCTCCTACTTCGTCAAGCACCGCGTCGAGAACGGCATGCCGACGGTCGTGTGCACGAACCTGGAGCAGGATGACTTCGTCCACCACTACGGCGAGGCCACCGCGTCGGTGGTCTTCGGCCACCGCTACACCGTCGCTACGGTCGGCGAGCAGGACTTCCGTCGGTGAGCACGACGGCCCGCCTGGAGAAGCAGGTCTTGTTTCGGGCGCTCGTAGAGCCCGCCTTCCGGGCCAAGGCCAGGGGCCCGCTCGAGAAGGGCGGCTGCTTCGGCGACCCGGCGCTCGCGTGGGTCTGGCGCACTGCGCTCACCCTCCCAGCCGACGAGCCGATCTCCCGCACCGCGCTCATGGCGCTGGTCGAGCTGGCGTGGAGGGAGCAGCCGGAGAAGGAGGAGCTGCACGTCACGATGGTCGACCAGGTCTTCGAGCAGGCCGGCGCCAACCTCGCCAGCATGGCGAGTGTCGAGGCGCTCAACCAGCTCGTCGCCCACGCGCGGCTCGAGAAGGCCGTCGTCGAGGCCGGGACGCTCCTCGACAAGGGCGACGTCGAGGGGGCGCAGAAGTGCATCGCGGCCATCCAGAAGCAGGGGCTCGGCCAGGGCCGCGTCCGCCGCGTCGACTACGCCGAGTCGGTCCCCGAGCGTCTCGCGGCGATGCGGGCGCAGGACGGGCCGTCCTACACGTACATCCCGACCGGCATCCCGGGGATCGACAAGTACATCGACGGGGTGCGCCTCAGCGAGCTGCTGCTCATCGTGGCGACTACGGGCATGGGCAAGTCGATCATGGCGATGTGCCTCGCGGCCGCGTCGGCGATGCCCGACCCGCGCCGCGCCCGGCACCCGGACGGGTTCGTCACCGCCGTGTTCGCCACCGAGATGCTCATCGAGCAGGTGGCGATGCGCTTCGACGCGCACTTCGCCGGGCTGGAGCATCGCAAGTTCAAGACGTGGGGCTTCAGCAGCGAGGAGGAGGATCGGCTCGCCGAGACGTTCGCGGTCAAGATGGAGCAGCTTCGCGGGAAGCTGTTCCTCTTCGACACGCCGATCCGCGAGTGCAAGCTCGAGGTCGTCGAGCACGCGGTCATGGACCTGGAGGACGAGCTGGGGGTGGCGGTCGAGAACGTGGTCCTCGACTCCCCCGGGCAGTTCAAGCCGGAGCGCAAGTATGAGCAGAAGCGGCTCGAGGCCGCCGACGTGTTCTGGGACATCAAGGCGATGGCCCGCGGTGAGGGGCTCGTCAAGCACGTGATGGCGGTCGAGGCCACCGACCAGGCAGCGAAGGAGTACGAGCGCAAGATGGCCGGCTCAAGTGCCACCAGCGAGAGCTACGACAAGGCGCGCATCTGCGACCTCATGATTACAATGAACCAGGACGGGGTTCAAGAGATCAATGGAGAAATGATCTTGAACCTCGCGAAAGCAAGAGACAGTCAATCGCGTGCACAGGTGAAGGTTCGCACGATGTACAACGTCATGCGCTTCGAGGAGATCGGTGAGGTATTGCGCTCCGACCTTGTTAGCGACGAGACGAGAGGACGATGATGAAAGCACTCTGTGAGAAGATCGAAGTCTACGGTTTCCGGCGTGCGCTCGAAGGGATGCGGAACCCGGAGGAGAGCTGGCGGAAGAGCGACTCGACCTACTGGGGCAGCAACCCGATGGTGGACGACGGGTCGTTCTCGATTTTCGCGCCAGAGCGTCCGCTGCTCGGCTCTGAGGATCTGCACCTCGCCTGCAAGCTCATCACCGCCGGCAGCGACCACCGCAAGTTCTGCCGGCAGATAATGGTGTGGGTCGACTTCAACCTGCCGCGCTTCTTGTGGCAGGAGGCCGACACGTACAAGGTCGGCACCACGCGCGACTCCTGCTCGACGATGCACACCATCCACCGGCGCGATCTGGGAGCGGACGACTTCGTCGATGGCGACGTCGCCCAGGAGACGCTCGCCGACATCAACGCGCTCATCGCTGTCTACAAGGGCGACAAGAGCCCCGAGAACCTGCACCGGCTCAAGGCCCACATCACCGAGGGATTCCTCCAGCGGGCCACGTACACGATGTCGTACGAGACCTGCTTCAACATGTACTTCGCCCGGCGCAACCACCGGATGAAGGAGTGGAGCGGCCCCGACGGCATCTGCGCGATGATCGCCCAGCTCCCGCTCATGTCCGTCTTCCTGCCGGCGTACGAGAAGCCGATGCTCGAAGCTGCGCAGAACAAGAAGCTGCTCGGGGACCTCATTTGCCTGCTCAGCCAGCAGGTCATCGGCGACGAGGGCGCGGTCGACACGCTGAAGCGAGTTATCGCCGAGCGCGACGCACTCGACAATCAAGTGAAGGCTGTCGGTAGCGCGCTTGAGCTTGAGGCGAACCGTGAGTGACGACAAGGACGAGAGGGGCGGCCTGTACGGCCTGCTCACGGTGGTCGTGAAGTACATCCTCGGACCGGTGGTCGCGGCCATCATCTCGTGGGGCTTCGCGGCCGACCGGGCCGACAAGAACCATGCGAAGAGCGAGGTCGGGTACAAGGTCGTGGCGGAGAGCCTGAACCAGGACGTCTCGAAGCAGATCGACGACCTCGTGAAGCGCCTCGACGTGATGGAGCGGGCGGTGGCCGCGAACCGATCTACCTCCGCCATCCTCGACGACATCAAGCACGGGCGGTCGAAGCCGCCGGAGTCTCGTGCTCCTAGGCGCCAGCTCGTCCCCGACAGCCTTGATCGGGCTCAGGGTGCACGATGAACGGCGAGGTCGAGGTGAAGAACGGCGAGGTCGTGGCGTTCAAGCGCAACGAGGAGAACGTCGTGATCGGGACGGCCCACGCTGTCGTCGAGTCCGGTCCGGTCACCGCCGAGAAGCGGCGCGGGTACATGCCGGAGAGCGCCTCCGACGAGTGGGGGACTCCGCTCGAGCTGTTCCTGGCGCTCGACGACGAGTTCCAATTCCAGATCGACGCGGCAGCTTCGAAGGAGAACGCCAACTGCGCCAGGTTCTACACCAGCGAGGACGACGGGCTGCTGCAGGCGTGGGACGCGCCGACCTTCATCAACCCTCCATACGGCCACGACGTCGGCAGGTGGGTCGAGAAGGCCTACCAGGAGACAATGATCGTCAGGCGCTGTCCTGTCGCGGTTCTCCTGCTCAAGTCTACCACCGACGTAAAGTGGTTCCATCGGTTCGTGTACGACGAAGAAGCCGGTGCGTTCCGCCATGGCGTCAAGGCGCGCTTCATCAAGGGCCGCCTCAAGTTCATGTCGCGGGTCGAGGGTGAGTCCGGGCAGGTTGCGCCGTTTGCGTCGGTGGTCGTCATCTTCACGAGGCCCTGATGCTCCACAACTTCGACCTCCTCAGCTACGTCGAGAGCCGCTGCGTCGTCACGCGCCGCTACGGCAAGGGCGAGCACATGCTGCGCGAGTGCCCGCATTGCGGAGCGCGGGAGCACTGCAGCGTGAACCCTCAGCGGTGCTCGTGGAGGTGCTTCAAGTGCGAGTGGGCGGGGACGGACCCGGTGAGGTTCGTCGCCGAGGTGGAGAACACCGACCTCGGCACGGCGCGCGAGCTGATACTCGAGGCTCAGCTCGACACGCGCCGGCCGGAGCAGCTCGAGGCGTTCCTCGTGGAGCACGAGGTCAAGCTGCCCCTGCTCAAGGCGGTCGAGTGGCGGTCCGGCCTGCCAGCCGAGTACATCCCGTGCTTCAGCAAGGCCACGGGGAAGTCTCGCATCCCGACCTACCTGGTCGAGCGCGGGATCGCCAAAGAAACGTGCATGACGTACCGCCTTGGGTGGTGCGACAAGGGGCGCTACTCGGGTCGCATCATCATCCCGATCATCACCGGGGACGTCGTCACCTTCCAGGCTCGGGCGACGTGGGATGACGCGGTGCCGAAGTACCTCGGCGAGCCCGACGCGCCGCTCAGCAAGGTCCTCATGGGGTACGACCTGCTGCGGCCGGGTGCGGAGCTGTGGGTCGTCGAGGGCCCGTTCGACAAGCTCGCCTGCCACCAGGCCGGCATCCCGGCCGTGCCGCTCACCGGGAAGCAGCTGTCGGACGCTCAGGTCAACCTCATCGTTCGCCTGCGCCCGTCGAAGGTCCACGTGATGCTCGACGACGATGCCGAGCTGATGGTGCGGAAGGTCGCGGCCAAGCTCGCCTACCGCGTCGAGACCGACATCGTCCTCCTCAAGGGCGGAGACCCGAGCGACCTCGGCGACCGCCTGGCCGGTCAGGCTCATCAGTTCAACGTCGCTTCGCGGCCTGCGATCGCCAGGACGCTCACTAAACAACTATAGTGAGTTCGATGTGTTATGCGAATTTTAACGATTTTTGTTGACGCGTAAAAACCTTCCTGTATAGTCGAACCATGAGGCCGCACGATGCTTAGCTCGATCCCTCAATCGTTCGTTTCTTCGTCAGCTCTCAACGCGCGGTACAGCGCCATTCGTGGGACGTTCATGCCTTTGCTGCGGTCGAAGGCGAAGTTCGCATCCCTGGCCGGGTTCATCGACCAGGACGACCTCCTCCAAGAGATGGAGATGCGGGCGCTCTACCGGCTCCCCATGTTCGACCAAGAGCGGAGCAGCCTCACCACGTGGATCGGGCTCATCGCCACGCGCACGGTGGCCGATTTCCTCAACTACGCCGGCAGGCAGTCGCGGGCGCCGCGCCACGCGATGGAGTGGGACGGAGGGTGGGTCGAGGTTCAAGGGCATGCGGCGTCGCTGGACGAGATGCTCGAGGAGCATCGCGAAGGTGGCGGAAGCGGGGACGGCAAGCTCTTCATCGCGGGGATGTTCGAGGAGTCCGCTGAGGACTACAGCGTGTCGCGCGAGTACGACGTCAGGGCGCAGGGGGTGCGTGCCACGTTCCGCGCTCGCGTCAACCGTCTTGTTGGTGGGTTCACGCGCGACCTCTTCTGGGCCCGCATCAACCCGCCGGTCGAGCTGCTCATCTTTGCGCGCAACAAGACGGGGCGCCTCCCGGAGGCCCCCGACCAGCTTCGGCTGGAGACCATCTCGGCCTACTACGAGGTTGCCCCGCCTGCCGCGCGAGCGGCATGGGCCGACCTCTGCAGCGCCGTCCGGCGGGTCACCGGAGAGTTCGACGCCGACGACCGCTGCCACCTGGGAGGGTAGCCGGATGCGGATCTTGATCTCCCGGAAGGCGTCCGACTACGCGTTCGTCGCTGCGAGCATCTCCAAGTTCAAGCTCAGCTCGAAGGTGAAGGAGCGCCCCGCCACCGTCAACGACGGAGAGATGAGGCGGATCGTCGAGAAGTACGCCTGGGGCGACGTCATGTTCACCTACCGCCCTGACGGCGACTCGACGATCGTCCTGGTCCTGGAGAAGGCGTCCCCGGTTGGCGTCCAGGAGTGCGTCGGGTTCGCAGCCGAGAAGGACGAGCCGGGGGCGGCCGAGTGCCACGGAGACGCGACCTCGCGCCCGTGCGCGTTCAAGGCCAAGTGTCAGGCGGTCAAGCGCACGGCAGAGAAGCTCGGCCTGTCGGTCGACACGCTGCTGCTGCGCTGCAGCGTCGAGGACGTCGTGGCCGGCAAGGCCACCGCGGCGGAGGTGGTCGAGGCGCCGCAGCCTTCGCGCCGCAGGTCGGCGACGAAGCGCTCGGCCGAGCCGAAGATGCTGGACGCTGAGGCGCAGCTCGTCAGGAAGGCGACCGCGTTCCTCAAGGAGGTTGGGGCGAAGGCCGGGCGGAGCGTCTTGATCGGGGCGTCGGCCGCCGGGCGCCGGGAGTTCGACCCGGGCCAGGTCTACGTGCGCGACCGGATGGGCTCGAGCGGGTACGTCGGGCTCTACGTCTACAACGACGGGTGGGACGACCCGGTCTGCGTGCTCCGCCCGGTGCCGCGGCGCATGGTCTACCACGTGAAGGTCCCGGTGACCGAGGCGCAGTTCAACAAGCTCGACCTCGAGAACGCCTGCGGCGACCTCGATCGCAAGCCGGCCGACAAGGCCAGCCGCTTCAAGTTCGAGCTGAAGTCCGTCTCGGTCGAGAAGCTGCCGACCTTGGTCAAGATCTTTGCGAGCATGCTGCAGCGAAGCCTGACCACGTAGAGGGTACATGTCTTTCATTCACCTTCATTCGCACACAGATTTTTCCCTGCTCGATGGCGCGCAGCGGTGCACCGACCTCGCCGACCGCTGCAAGGCGCTCGGGCACGCGGCCGTGGCGCAGACCGACCACGGCACCATGCGAGGTTTTTTCAAGTTCTTCCAAGCCTGCAAGAAGGCCGGCATCCGGCCGGTGTACGGCTGCGAGTTCTACCTGTGCAAGGACCGCCACCAGCGCGGCCTGTCCGAGGAGCAGGCAGAGGAGGCGAAGCGCGGGGTCCCCGGCAAGAAGGACCAGAAGGAGGCGGTCAAGGAGGCGGAGTCGCGGCTCGGCATCCGTGAGCGCTTCCACACCTGCCTGTTCGCGAAGAACGACGTCGGGCTGAGGAACCTCTTCCGCCTGTCGACCCTCGGCTGGACGGAGGGGTTCTACTACCGCCCCCGCATCGACGTCGCGGCGCTGCGCGAGCACCACGAGGGGCTCATCCTGTCGACGGCCTGCGTGGACGGCATCCTCGCGCACCTGGCGCGGAAGCAGGCGTACGAGGAGATGCTCGCGATGTTCGACGACCTCGTCGGCATCTTCGGCTCCGACCTGTTTTTGGAGGTCATGCCGCACGGGTTCCCTGACCAGGTGGATGCGAACCTGGCGATGGTCCAGTTGGCGCAGTCGGCCAACGTCCCGCTCGTCGCCACGAACGATGCCCACTACGCGCTCGCGGAGCACTGGCGGCTCCATGAGGCGCTGCTCGCGATGCAGACGCACGCGACGCGGAATGACCCGAAGCGGTGGACTTTCCCCGGCGGACCCGACTACTACCTCAAGTCGCGCGAGGAGATGGAGGCGAGCTTCTCCGAGCACCACCCAGGGATGTCGCCTGAGGTCGTGCGGGGCGCACTCGACAATACCGAGGCCCTGGCGGACATGTGCCGGGTCGAGGTAGTGGCGGACACGAAGCGCTGCCTGCTGCCGAGGGTCGAGGTGGCCGAGCACCACCGCGAGGAGTTCCTGCGGTGGGCGACCGAAACGTACCCGGAGATGTACCAGCTGGACGACGAGGAGTTCCCGAGCACGCCGTGCCCGCTCGACTGCTCGGCGCCGAGCACGGCTCCGTACGTGGTCGGGAGCGAGACGTCGCGAGAGGCGGCGCTGTCGCTCGAGGGCAAGACCGGATCGATGCGCCGGGTCGTGCTCGACCACATCACGGGGACCGTCGGCCTGACGTGTGAGGAGGTCGAGGTCCAGCTCGGGATGCGGCACCAGTCGGCCGGGCCGCGGATCAAGGAGCTGGTCGACGCCGAGCTGCTGTACGACTCGGGGCTGCGGAAGAAGACGACGAGCGGCCGGATGGCGACGGTCTGGCGAGCGAGGGCGCGATGACCACCTACGAAGAGCTGGGGGCGAAGATCGGGCGCCTCGTCAGCGAGAAGCAGCTCGCTTACGGTGATTCGTTCAACCGCGCCGGCGACATCATGCGAGTGCTGTACCCTGACGGAGTGCGGCCGGAGCAGTACACCGACATGCTGTGTCTCGTGCGGATCGTCGACAAGCTGATGCGCATCGCGAACCAGAAGGACGCCTTCGGCGAGAGCCCATACGGCGACATCGTCGGGTATGCGATCCTCGGGCTCGAGCGGTCGGAGCGTGCGAAGTGAACCTACCAGACGAAGTCGAACTCCACGGCCACTACCTCGAGTGGCTCTGCCTGAAGGGGTGGGACGAGCGCGGCATCCCGGCACGGGCTGAGAAGCTCGCCCAGGTCAACGGCGTCGAGCCAGAGGCCCAGGTCCGGGTCTACATCGACCGCCTCATGCACGAGCTGGAGGCGATCAAACGCCAACGGTTCGTTGATTACACTTTAATTGTATACGATATGATCAATTGGGCTCGTCGCAATGACATCATGGTCGGGCCTGGTCGAGGGTCCGGAGCTGGCTCACTGGTTAACTTCTTAATCGGCATCACGGCGATTGACCCGATTGAGCATAAGCTCCTCTTCGAGCGTTACCTATCGCCGGATCGGACCGATAACCCCGACCTCGATGTCGATTACGAGGACACGCGCCGCGACGAGGTGGTCCAGTACCTGCACGATAAGTACGGCGACGAGAACGTCGCCCAGATCGCCACGGTCTCGACGCTCAAGGGCAAGAGCTGCCTGAAGGACATCGCCCGCGTCTACGAGGTCCCGTACGACGAGGTCAACACCGTCACGTCGGCCATCATCACCCGGGCCGCAGGCGACGAGCGCGTTGACCACACCATCGAGGACAGCTTCAAGGAGAGCCCGGCGTGCCAGGAGTTCGCCGAGCGGTGGCCCGAGGTCTACCAGCAGAGCGTCCGCGCCGAGGGGCTGCACCGCCAGATGGGCATGCACGCGGCCGGCGTGGTCACGAGCCCGGTGCCGATCGTCGACCTCGTGCCGCTCGAGGTGAAGCGCGACGACGACGGGAACATGACCAAGTTCATCTCCGTCGACAAGGACGCCGTCGAGCAGCTCGGTCTGCTGAAGCTGGACATCTTAGGGTTGAAGACGCTGAGCCAGGTGAAGTCAGCCACGCGCGCCATCAAGGAGCGGCACGGCGTCGACCTCGACATGGAGAAGCTCGCGCTCGACGACCCGCAGGTGCTGCGCAGGTTCTCCGAGCAGGAGTTCTGCGGGGTCTTCCAGTTCGACAGCACGTCGGTAGAGAAGATCTGCGACGGCGTCACGTTCACCCACTTCGACGACCTCGTCGCGGTCAACGCTCTCAACCGCCCGGGGACGACGCGCACCGGGGCGACGATCACGTGGGCGAAGCGCAAGATGGGGCAGGAGGAGGTGAAGCCGATCCACCCGGTGGTGGACGCCATCGTGCGCGACACGCAGGGCGTCATCCTCTACCAAGAGCAGGTCGCCAAGATCTTCATCGAGGTCGGCGGGTACACGCCCGGCGAGGCGGACAAGATCCGCAAGCTGATGTCGAAGTCGAAGGGCGTGGAGATCATCGAGAAGGAGTGGGATAAGTTCCACACGAACGCGACCGCGAGAGGGTTCAGTGACCAGGTCGCGCGAAGCCTGTTCAACTCGTCAAAGTCGCACGGAAGTTATTCGTTTAACCGCTCGCACGCTGCTGCTTATTCCGCCATCGCCTACTGGCAGATGTGGCTGAAGCACTACTACACGACGGAGTTCATGTGGGCGCTCCTGCGCAACGAGGACGACGCCGTCATCCTCACGAAGTACGTGAAGGAGGCGCGGCGCCTCGGCATCGAGGTCCGGTCGCCCGACGTCAACCTCTCCAGCGACGACTGGAAGATCGTGGGCCCGCGGGTCATCACGGCCTCGATCGGCGACGTCAAGGGCGTCGGTGAGAACGCAGCCCGCGAGGTCATCGCCCACCAGCCGTATGCTTCGCTCTCCGACTTCTTCGCCAAGGTCAACCGCCGAGTCGTGAACCGCCGGGTCATCACGAACCTCGTGCTGGCCGACGCCATGACCGGGGTCGTCGCCAACAAGAAGGCGTTCGTCGACCACGCCGAGGCGGTGTGCGGCGAGAAGGACCCGCTGGCGAAGTACCTGACCTACGTCGGCGAGCCCGACTACACCGAGGATGAGGCGACGATCGAGCGCCAGCGGGTCTGCCCGCTCGCGATGGACGTGCACCCGCTCAAGGCGTACGAGGCGACGATCAAGACGATGGGCCCGCACGTCCACATGGAGAGCTTCGAGGGCGTCAACTGGAACGGCCGGGTCGGCTGCTTCTGCGGGATGCTGACCAACTACAAGGTCAGCCGCATCAACTCCCAGACCGACAAGAGCTACGCCCACCTGACGCTCGAGGACGAGCAGGAGCGCCAGCTGCGGGTGAAGGTCGACGTCGACCAGTACGAGCAGCACCGCCACCTGCTCGACCGTGGCGAGGGGACGTGCCTCGCCATGGTGGCCATCAAGTGGAAGAACGAGACGGCCAGGCTGTGCTACGCCGTCGACCTGGAGGACCTGCGCGTGGCCCGGCGCGACAAGCAGCTGCTGACCGGCGCGGCGTCGTGGTTCGAGACCTCGCCGCTCCTGCGACACGGGTCACCGATGGCCGACATCGCGGCCGTGGTGGCGAAGAAGCTGTCGAAGCGCGGTAGCAAGGTGGCGTTGGTAGGGATGATCGTGGCCGTCAAGGAGCACGAGGACAAGAAGGGGCGCACGATGGCGTTCTTCGACCTCGCCGGGTACGAGGGGTCGATCTCCGCCATCTGCTTCGCGTCCAGCTACGACGCCTACGCCGAGGTGCTCAAGCCGGGCGTCATCTGCGAGATCGAGCTGAAGCGGTCCGACAGCAAGACCTTCGTGCTGGACGCCGAGGCCGGGTGCCGGCTGAAGGTCCTCGAGCGGACCTGAAAAACTGCTCTCGTACAACCCCGTGATGAGGAACGTATCGATCCGAGGCGTCGACCTCAACGTCGACTTCGTCGCCGCCGACGGGCAGCGAGTGCAGCACGACTTCGCCCCGTGGCTGCCGCCGAGCATGGACCTCGACAAGGACATGGACGAGGCGGCCTCCAAGATCGCCTGGGCCGGCGCGCTCCTGGGCCTGCTCCACGAGGCCGACGAGGTGCTCGATGCCGAGTACCGAACATGGCGGGCCGACAAGGGCGAGCAGATGCTCTCGATGAGCGAGAAGCTCTCCGAGCACAAGATCAAGCAGCTCGTCGAGAGCGACCCCGAGTTCGTGGCCTGGAAGCGGCGCCTCGGCAAGGTGCGCCGGGACGTGCGGACGGTGGAGGTCATCGTCAACGCCCTGTCAGCCCAGGCTGATATGCTTCGAAGCCGCGGCGCGAACCGGCGCGCCGAGCTGCACCACATCGGGATGTCGACGCCGGAGAAGGACCCGGAGGAGAGCTTCCGGGAGGTCGAGTCGAGCAAGGTCAAACCGCAGCATGACGACGAGGACCGTGAGCGAAGGGTCGCCGCGGCGCTCGCCGAAACCGAAATGGATAGGAGCTAGAGCCATGGCACCGCAGGACTACGTCGGCGTAGACATCGAAGAGCTGAAGCGCGATCGCGAGGCCCACGAGGGCGGCGTCGGCGCGAGCTGGCCGGAGGGGGACACCAGGTTCTACGTCCTCGGGCGGCGAGACGGGTACAAGGTCAACTACGCGGAGTACGCCATCCACCGCGTCGGCCAGGGGCAGGGCGAGACGGTCATCTGCTTCAACCCGAAGCGCAACAAGATCTTGAAGAACGAGCTGTTCCTCAAGCTCGTCGCCGAGCGCGGCATCAAGGTTCCGAAGGTCTGCAAGATCTGCCAGAAGGTCGAGGCCGAGAACCTCTGGGACACGAACAAGGAGGAGGCCCAGCGCATCGGCTTCAAGTCCCGCTTCGTGTGGCTCATCATCATGTGGGCCACCCGCAAGAGCGCGAAGGACGACTGGCAGGACATCAGCCCCAAGCGCGTGAAGCCGTACTTCGCCCCCAAGGCGCAGTGGGATGAGATCTGCGACTACATGTGCGATGCCGGCGACATCACGAACCCAGACAAAGCCAAGCTGATGGTGCTGCACCGCGAGGGCACGAAGACGAGCACGCGCTACAGCGCCAAACCCGACATCGCCTCGGCGATCGAGCAGCTGATCTTCACGAAGGAGCAGCGCGCGGTCTGCGCGAAGGCGCTCGCCGCGCCCGAGCTGGTCTACGAGAAGCTCGTCGCTGACCTCGTCGTCTCGCAGGAGGAGATCGACGCGCTCATGCAGGGCGTGAAGACGGTCGATTCAAGCGATGACACGCCGGATGACGCCGCGGCCGGCGGCGACAAGAAGAAGGAGTGCTTCGGCAACGCGGCGCTCTACAACCCGAGCGACGACGAGTGCCGCACCCAGTGCCAGCACACGGAGCGCTGCCGCCTCGCGTGCGAGGCCGTGACCGGCAAGGTGGTCGAGGTCCCCGCGGCGCCGGTGTCGGCTCTGCCGCCCGCCCCCGAGGAGCCGCCGCCGCACACGGATGCCGAGGCCCCGGCCGACGAGCCAGCCCCCGAGGAGCCGTCGGTCGAGACCAAGCCCAGCTTCGAGGACCTCGAGCCGACCGGCACCCTTTGCAGCCTCTGCAAGACGCCGCAGGCCGAGCTGCCCGACGGCCAGGCCACGTGCGCGAACGGCCACACCGGCGCCCCGGCCTACGTGAAGCCGCCCAAGGCCGCCCCCGCCGCGGCTCCCGCGGCCGCTAAGCCTGCTCCCGCGCCGGCGGCGGCCAAGCCTGCGGCTGCCCCCGCGCCGGCCCCCGCGGCCGCTCCGCCGTCGAAGGCCGCCCAGGCCTCGGAGCAGAAGACGACGACCGCGGCCAAGGGCAACGCGACTCGCCTCGACGCGCTGCTGGCGTCGCGGTCGGCGAAGAAGTAGCGCGTCGAGCCCGGCCCCGTCGCGCTGTTGTTGCGGCAGCTGTGGCGGGGCCGGGCAGACGTTCATGAGCGGTAAGCGGTACTGGCGCAGCGTCACCTGCAGCGGGTGCTTCAAGGGGTGTCGGTACTCGAGGTTCAGGGTGATCAACGGGGTCCGCGGGGGCGACGTCTTCAAGCTGGCGAGGGGCCTGTTGCGCGACGACAGCGACGACCCGGCCGATTGGACCTACAAGACGAAGGGGAAGCTCTTGGGCACGCTGTTCGCGATGAAGCAGGAGGCCTGGCGGCGCCACACCGACGCATGCAGCTCGGTGCGCGAGGCGGTCATGGCCCGCGCCCCGACCGTCCTGTTCGTCGCGCGCAGCTCCAACCGCAAGACCGGCTACATGCCGACGAGCTGGACCAGCATCGAGACCTGCCCTCCAAGCTGCCCGTGGCTCGGCTCCGGCTGTTACGCGGAGTACGGGTACATGGGCAAGCACTGGCTCGCAGCGTCGGTGCGCGGCCTGAGCTGGGATGCGTTCTGCGGCGAGGTCGCGAAGCTCCCGCGCGGCACGGTGTGGCGGCACAACGTAGCCGGCGACCTGCCAGGTAAGGGCGACCTCCTCGACGCCGAGGCGCTCGGATACCTAGTCGAGGCCAATCGCGAGCGCCGCGGCTTCACCTACACCCACAAGCCGATGGGCTCCGTCGAGGCCATGGAGGCCGTGAGGCAGGCATGCGCAGGCGGGTTCACCGTGAACTTGTCAGCGAATACGCTGACGCATGCTGACGCGCTGGCTGCCTACGGAGTCGCGCCGGTGGCGGTCGTGCTGCCGCGGGTTGGTAACCGGTACCCGGCGTCGACGCCTGGCGGGCGGCGGGTGGTGGTATGCCCGGCTCTGTCAGGCAAGGTCTGCTGCGGCGAGTGCTGCCTGTGCACAGATCCGGCGCGCGAGGCAATAGTCGGGTTCCCGGCGCACGGGGCCAGGCGGTGGTTCGTGACGCAGAGGCTCCAGCAACGACTGCCGTTCGACAGGGAGGCGTGAGGTAGAGATGGACGAGCACCAGAAGAAGCTCGAGCTGGCGATCGGCTCGCTCGAGAAGTCGTTCGGTAAAGGGACCATCATGCGCCTCGGCAAGCGAGAGGTGGTCCCGGTCGAGGTAGTCCCCAGTGGTAGCCTCGCGCTCGACCTCGCGCTCGGCATCGGCGGGTGGCCGCGTGGGCGCATCGTGGAAACCTTCGGGCCCGAAAGCTCTGGGAAAACCACGATGGCGCTCCATGCCGTTGCTGAAGCCCAGAAGCTCGGCGGCACGTGCGCGTTCGTGGACGCGGAGCACGCCCTCGATCTGGAGTACGCTAAGGGCATCGGAGTCAACGCCGACGAGCTGCTCGTGTCACAGCCCGACTGCGGCGAGCAGGCGCTCGAGGTCGTCGATGTCCTCGTGCGCTCTGGTGAGGTGGCGGTCATCGTCGTCGACTCGGTTGCCGCGCTCGTGCCGAAGGCGGAACTGGAGGGCGAGATGGGCGACGCGCACGTCGGCCTCCAGGCACGGCTCATGAGCCAGGCGCTGCGCAAGCTCACGGCCATCGTCGCGAAGTCGAATACCCTCATCATCTTCATCAATCAGATCCGCATGAAGATCGGCGTCATGTTCGGCAGCCCCGAGACCACGACCGGCGGCAACGCGCTCAAGTTCTACGCCAGCATCCGCCTCGACGTGCGGCGCATCGGCGCGGTCACCGGGAAGCCGAAGCTCAAGATGGGGGAGGAGCGGCCGAAGGAGGACAAGAGCACGTCCCTCGGTAATCGCACCAGGGCGAAGGTGGTGAAGAACAAGTGCGCGCCGCCGTTCCGCGAGGCAGAGTTCGACATCATCTACGGCAAGGGCATCGACTCTGTCGGGGAGACGCTCGACTTTGCAGTCCGGGCCGGGCTGGTCGAGCAGAGCGGGGCGTGGTACGCGCTGCGCGGAGAGCGCATCGGCCAGGGACGCGAGAACACCAAGACCTTCCTGCGCGAGCACCAGGATATCGCCGAGGCGCTGCGCGACGAGGTCATGACGGCGATCAAGGCCGGCAAGGTCAAGGCAGAAGTTCAGCCACCAGAGGAGTAGAGTGATGGCGTTCAGCGGGCAGGACGAGCAGATCAAGTGCGTCGAGTGCAGCTACGAGTTCACTTTCTCGATCAAGGATCAGGAGTTCTACGCCAAGCAAGGCTGGGCCGACAAGCCCAAGCGTTGCAAGAAGTGCCGCGAGGCTCGCAAGGCGCGGGTCGCGAGCAAGGAGTAGCTGCATGGGCGAGCCGTTCCGCGCGTTCGTGATGAGCGACATCCATCTCGGGAACCGGCTCGCCCACTCCACAGCCGGAGCCGACGGGGTGACGGACCGGATCGCCGACCAGCTCGACGCCCTGGAGTGGTGCTTTGACCAAGCTGACGAGCTTGACCTCCCGCTAGTCTGCCTCGGTGACCTCTTCGACGACCACCTGGTGGACACCATTACGCTCGAGCTGGTGGCCGACGCCCTGGCGCACCGGACCCCGCGGCGCGGATTCTACGTCATCCCCGGGAACCACGACGCCCACGATCAGACCAACCGGCACTTCTCGCCGACCGCGCTCGGGCGGCTGACCAGTGGGCTCAGGGTGCTGAACGACTTGACCGGGACCACCGACGGCAACGGCGTCGACCTCCCCGGGCGCAGCCTGGTCTCGGCGCTGCCGTTCTGCTCTCCGCCTGCGGCGCGGCGGTTCTTTGCCGATCATGCCGGCAAGGACAAGCTGCTCCTGGGCCACCTGGAGGTGGACGGGTTCGGGCACGGCGGGTCGTGGCTCTGCACCAACGGGCTGGCAGAGGAGGACTTGGTGGCGTGGGGCGCGGTGCTGAGCGGGCACTTCCACGCCCAGCAGCAGTTCAAGCGCACCCAGGGAATGTACGTCGGGGCGCTCACCCAGCTCAAGTTCGACGACGTCCGCAAGTCGCAGGGCGGGTGGTCTGTGTCGTGGGACGGGCGGGGCCTGGAGATGGAGTTCGTGGCCTACTCGGAGGCGCCGACGTTCGGCGTGTTCGAGCTGAAGGCCGTGGACCTGGAGCGCCTGATGGACGAGTCCGACCTCCACGGGGCGGACCCGTTCCATGTCCAGACGTTTACCAAGTTCGTGGTCTCGGGCACCGACCAGGAGCTGGCCGCGGTCCCGTGGGAGAAGGTGCGCGAGGCGGCGCTGTCGACCGGGGCGCGCAAGGTCGTCTTCGAACACCGCCCGGTGGCCGGGGTCGAGGTGCGGAGGATGCAGCTCGACGTCAACAGCACCCCGCTCGAGGACCTGGTCGCTGCGTACGTCGAGCACCCGGCGGTCGACACCAAGGGGCTCGACAAGGACGTGCTGCTCGACCTCGGGCTGCGCATGCTGGGGCAGGCGCTCGAGATGCGCAAGCAGCTGCCGGTCGTCACGGTCGACGCTGGGGGAGAGGTATGAAGGCCATCGAGGTCAGCGCCAAGGGGTTCGGCCCGTTCCTCGACGAGGTGGTGCTCAAGCTCCACGACCTCGGGATGGTGCTGATCGAGGGTCGGAACTACGACTCGACCTCGGCAAAGTCGAACGGGGCGGGCAAGACGTCGGTCGCGAAAGCCATCACCTGGGCTATGTTCGGCCAGTTCGTCGACGGCGATCGCGGCAGCGAGGTCATCCACAAGCGGGCGAAGCGCGCCGAGGTGCGGATGGTCTGGGTCGACGAGGACACCGACACCGCCTACTGCATCACGCGGGCGCAGACGAAGGGCGTCCAGTCGCTGAGCCTCGAGATGACCTCCGGCGACGAGTGGGTCTCGATCAACGGCCGCGACAAACGCGACACGCAGGCGAAGATCGAGGTCATCTTCGGGCTCGACTATGACACTTGGTGTAACACCATCTTGTTCGCGGCCGGGGACCTGACCCGCTTCGCCTCGCGCGGCACCAGCGACACGGTCCGCAAGGCGATGATCAAGCAGATCTACGGGCTCGGGGTCATCGACCTGGCCCGCGAGGCGGTCGTCAAAGATCAGCGCATCGCCAAAGAAGCGGTCGCGGTAGCCAGGATGGCGGTCGGCAGGCGTGAAGCTCAGGTCGAGACGGTCGACCTCAATGGCATCGAGGCGCGGAAGCAGCAGTTCGAGGACGACCGGGCGGCCGCGGTCGCCATGTGTGAGGAGACGATCGCCGACTTCATGGCACAGTCCGGCGAGGCCGAGCCCGACACCGAGCTGCTGGTGGACCTGCAAGGGCAGGCGGCGATCGCGCGCTCGAAGGTCACCGGGCTCACGGTTCGCCTCAGCGAGGCGTCGGCCGCGGCCACGCAGATGTCGGCGACGATCGGCAACGACCTCGTCAGGGGCCAGCGCGCTGATCTGGCGAGCAAGACGACGGAGCTGAGCTTGACCCAGCGCCAGATCCGCCAGCTTGCCGGAGACAAGTGCCCGGTGTGTTTGACGTCGTTCACTGACCCCGGCACCTCGGCGAAGCGCTACCGCGACGAGCTGCAGGAGCGCGAGGGGGTGCTCCTCGCCGCCATCGACGAGCTGCGCGTCGTCGTCTCACAGTTCGACGAGAAGATGCGGAAGCAGCGCTCCGACGCCCGGGTGCAGCTCGAGCTAGTGCGGCGGCTGGAGACGGAGCTTGCCGGGCTGCGGCAGCAGGAACGGCGGCTCGACGAGCGCATCGGGGAGATCGAGCGCAAGCCGGCGACGCAGTTCACCAAGCTCATTGAGGCCCAGCGAGCGAAGGCGGAGCAGGTCAAGGCGCGGCCGAACATGTACGTCGAGATGCTCGCCGAGGCGCAGGTGCAGCACGACAAGTGGAACGAGCTGCTCGTCAAGGAGCGCGAGGTCCTCGACGACGCCAAGACCAAGGTTCAGTATCACGAGTTTTGGAACGAGGCGTTCTCGGACCGCGGGCTCATCTCGTTCGTCATCGACCAGATGTTGCCGCAGCTCAACCGTAAGACCAACGAGAAGCTCCAGGTCCTGTCGGACGGCGACATCTTTGTCGTGTTCGACGGCGAGACGGCGCTGAAGAGCGGGGAGCTGCGCGACAAGGTCGGGATGCGGTCGATGATCGAGGGCATCGAGAACGCCACGCCGAGCACGGCGCAGGACAAGAAGATCTGCCTGAGCGGCGCGCTGGCGATGATGGACATCGTTGCGACGCGCCAGGGGAAGCGGATCGACCTGCAGATGCTCGACGAGCCGTTCGACGGGCTGGACGACGTCGGTAAGCAGCGCCTCGTCGGGCTGCTCCAGAAGCAGCAGGAGATCAAGGGGACGATCTTGGTCACGACCCACGACGCGATGGCGGCCGGCGCGTTCACCAGGCGCATCCTGGTAGAGCGGCGCGGCGGGGTCGCGAAGCTCGTCGAGGAGGAGTAGGATGAACCTGGAACCGCTGCTCCGTAGGATCGCTGTGGCACTCGAGGACATCGCTGCTTCGATACGGCGGAAGCACGAGGCTGATGAGGAAGCCAGGAAGGCGCTCGTGAAGATGAACGAGACGATGGTCGCGAAGCTCAAGCAGGTCGAAGAGGAGGTGATGCAGCTGCACCACGTGGCGGAGTACAACTTCTTCAGCGACCTGGCCGAGCGCGCCGCGTACTGGGGCGAGCTGCTCGTCGGCGGTCATCTGCTGCTCGTCGCGGCCGCGGTGGTCGTCCCGGTTGCTGTCGTCGTGCGGGCAGCGCGCGGCCTCGTGCGGTGGGCCACGGCGCCGTACTGGTTCGAGCCGGAGCCGGTCGCCTGTGAGAGGGGTCTCCATGTCGCTCGTTGAAGAATCTCGCGTCCGTCCGTCGTGGGACGAGTACTTTCTCCAGATGTGCGAGAGCGCCAAGCTGCGGTCGATCGACGTCGATACGCAGAATGGAGCGGTCATCGCCAACTCGCAGCATCGCATCGTGTCGACGGGGTACAATGCGTTCCCCGCCGGCGTGGACGATCAGTTCTGGCCCAACGCGCGCAACCAGAAGCAGAACGTCCCGCACGTCAATGTGCCGCGTTACTGGCAAGGGCAGTCGGTGGCCGCGCCGTTGCCGGCACCGGCGGCGAAGATGTCGTCGCAGTACCTGCAGGACGACTGCTTCTACACTGTCGACAAGTACATGGCGATGACGCACGCCGAGATGAACGCCGTCGTCGCCGCTGGGCAAGACTTGCACGGGTGCTGCATCTACACCCTGCTGTTCCCCTGCCACGAGTGCGCCAAGGCCATCATCACCGCGGGCATCAAGCGCGTGGTGTACCAGACGACACGCGAGCACGTCTCGTGGGCGGTGGCGAAGGAGCTGTTCGTCCAGGCAGGGGTTGAGCTGGTGGGGCCGGAGAAACCGTGATGCGGCGCTTTGGTGGTCTCGCCGTCCTCGTCGCGCTGTGCTTGGCGCTCAGCACGGCGAAGCTCGTCGCGTTCCCGGGCCTGCCGTGGGCCGCGGCGTGGGCTCCGTTGTGGCTGCCGTTCGTCGTGTTCACGGCCGTCGCGGTGGTGATGCTGCAGCGAGAAGTTGCGAAAGTACGGCGCGCTGCCACGAGGGCCACGCACGAGGCTGAGAAGAGGTGACTTGAAATGTACATCGACGACAGCGGGCTGTTCGTGGCGGATCCGGGCGACGGCTTCAACCTGGTGACGATGCTGAGGAAGCACGATCGAGGCGCGCTCCCGAGTGGCGCCCCAATGCTCGGCATCAACCACACCTACAGCATCCTCGTGCGCGAGGGGCGCGACGACCCGAAGGGCGACGGCACGGTCGGGTGCGCCTCCAGGTACTCGAGTGAGAAGGCGCCGTACGGGGCGACCGCCTACAATTCCCGCGGCAGCTCGACGCCCGGGAGTCCCGGGTCGGACCTCTACGTCATGACCCGGGCGTGCCGCGAGAACTGGAGCTGCGAGGGGATGGTGAAGCTCCCTGACCCGCAGTTCAAGGACGCGCACGGGAAGCCGTTCTCCAACAACGGGTGCAGCATCAGCATCGAGAACGCCGGCAGCGGCTGGTGGCGCGACGACGGCACCGACTGGAGCGGCCCGGCGAAGGCGAAGCGCAAGGTCTTCGACGGCGTGGTCATCAACCTGAACCGCCCCGACTTCATCAAGGTCGGCCGGTTCTACTGGCAGGTCCCGACGGCGCCACAGGTCTACACGCTGCAGCGTTTCTGGGCCGCGGCCTGCAAGCGCTACCCGTCGTTCAGGCCGGAGCACGCCATCCATGGGCACGAGGAGATGGGCAGCGGGAACCACATGTGCCCCGGGCCGCCGCTGATGGCGGCGCTCGCGCGGCAGGTGCTCCCGTACCTCGTCGGCGAGCAGCCGCAGCCGGTGGTCGAGCCGGAGCAGATGCAGGGGTGGGCCGACATGTTCTCAGAGGACGCGATGTTCTCGGTCGACCCGGTGGACTGGTTCGCCGACATGGGCGGTCGGGCGAGCACGGACCAGGTCCTGAAGCAGTTCTCCCAGGACGAGGTCGAGACGCTCTACAAGGCCGGCTACGTTACGCACGACGACGAGGCCAACCAGGTCTGCGACCCGGACGTCCTCATCTGGGTCGGGCCATCGGCGACGAGCGCGGGGTAGCCTGTGGCTTCCCCCAAGTGTCCCGAGTGCGGCCGCGAGGCCATCAAGAAGCCGATCGCGGTGTGCGGCACCTGCTACCGCGAGGTGGCGGCGAAGAAGTTCGGCTCGCGAGCGAAGGGCTGCTCGTTCGAGCTGGAGGTCGCCAAGGCCCTGTCAGCGTGGTGGGGCGTTGAGAAGTCGTTCCGCCGCACCCCGCTGTCGGGGGCGTGGGACCCGCGCGCCGGCGGCGACCTCGTGGCGCCTGATGGGTTCCCGTTCACGGTCGAATGCAAGAAGGTCGAGAACTGGGATCTGCTGCAGCTCATCACGAGCGGTCGTCGTAAGGGCGATGAGGACGCGAAGTGCCTCATCGAGAAGCATTGGTCGCAGGCGGTGCGCGAGTGCCAGCCAGGGAAGCGTCCGATGCTGGTCTTCTCGAGGAACCACCAGCCGGCGTTCTTCATGCTGCTCGCCGTCGACTGGAGCCACCTCGAAGGCGTGTCCGACGCCCGCACTCTGGTGTTCATGCCGTGCTCGGCTGGAGATGACCGAGATGGCGACGACGTTCGCGTCATCGGCCTGCTGTCGGACCTGCTCGAGCAGTGGCAAGCGCCGGCGCACGAGGCAATGTGAAGACGCGCGACGAGGTCGCCGCCTGGCTCGAGGAGCGCGGTGTCGACGAGGTGGCTTTGCCCTAGAACGCCGTTTTTCGCGCGAGTTTTAGGGCAGGCGCCTGCCTTTTGAGGCAAGAAACGGAGACGAGAAAATGACCGACAAGGTGAGGAAGGCGCTTGAAGCGGCGCGTCACGAACTGACCACTCTGCATGGGCTTCTCGCGGCCGATGGGGTAGCGCCGCAGGAGACCTGGGCCATCGACACGAGCGCGACCATTGCGCTCATCGACGAGGCTCTCAGCGAATCTGCTGGTACGAGTACCCGCCCTTCTTGATGTACTGGTCGAGATAGGAGCCGTGCGAGGACGCCGACATGAGCCCGGAGTAGATGAAGGCCGGGACGTCGAAGTACTGGTAGATGCTACCGTTGTGGAACTCCACTTCGAGTGTCCTGGTCGTCGGGTCGTATCCGACGGAAGCGAGGTTGCTCGACGAGACGGGCGCTCTGTTCATGGCGGTTGCCCCTCGGTGGTTCTCGATGGAATGGGACGACGTTTCTCCCGAAGGATCAAGCCTGTTGTTGCCGAGTCCTACTTGACCAGCTTGAGGCCGGCGGTGGGCTCAGGGAGTGGCGCATCCTCGACGACGGTCGGGTCCTCAGCGAAGTCGGGCAGGTGCCCACAGTGCGGACATGCTCCGGGTAGGTAGCGCCCACCGAGTAGGTCGTCCACCGGCACGCCCGCAACCCGGGCGACGCGGAGCGCCATGCTGGCTGACACCCCGCGCCCCCGGTTGTTCGCGACCTTCTCCAGGGTGTCGTACTGGAACCCCAGCGCCTTCGCCAGCGGCGTCCAGCCTCCGGCCCGCCGCTTCAGGTAGCGGAGCGCCGTGCGGACGTGGCCCTGCTCCTTCAGGTCCAGGTCGGTCACGGCTTCACCAGGGTCAGGGCCGCGGGAGCGGTCGGCTGCGGCTTGGGGAACTCGCCGTCGATGCCGAACTCCGTGATGGCGTGGACGATGCACGCGAGGTTGTGGCAGAGCACCTTGGCGAGCACCTCGTTCATCTGCGCCGTCGGCAGCTTCGAGCGGACGGCGGTGCCGAACTTCGACTTGATCATCCACATGGTCGTCTCGACGTTGCTGCGCCGATGGTAGTGGTCCAGGAAGTCGTCGGCCTTGAGGGAGAAGTGCGCCCACATCTTGCGCCAGTGGGGCGAGGTGCTCGCGGCGCCGCTGTTGATCTTGAAGGGGATGAACGGGGTGGCACCAACGGCGTCGATGGCTTCGAGGTTCTTCTTGCTGAGGTACGCCTTGTCGCCGCTGACTTCCTTCACGTCGAACCGCTCGGCCGTCTTCTGGAGAAGCTCAGGCAGGACGGGGCAGTCGCCCTCGGGCGACACCTTCACGCCGGTCACGACGTTGGTCGCGGTCCCGATCATGACGTGGAGCTTCACCCAAGCGTGCATCGCCATGAGCTTGCCGTGCTTCTGGTCGAACCAGCGGTCGTAGGTCACGGTGGAGAAGCCCGTCGAGTCCTGGGCGAACTGGCCCGCGACGTTCTCGATCTCCGCCAGCGGCGCCGCACTCTCCTCGATGAGGCGGGTCAGGACGGCCGTCGTCGCCGGGTTCTCCAGGCAGCGGAAGATGCTGTTGTAGTGGGGCGCGTCCGCGATGTGGCCTCGCTCGGCGCAGCCGCGGATGTCCGTCGAGGCCCGACGCCCCGAGAAGGTCGTGTAGACCTTCATGACGGCAGCGAACACCGCGTCGCGGAGCGGGATGCGGGGGCGCCCCGTCTTCTTGGGCGCTGGCTCCTCGATGCCCGCGCACAGCGACTTGAGGAGGGCCTCGACGCGCGCCTTCTCCGTCGTCTGGGCCAAGTTGTAGGCGGTCCAGTTCTGGCCATACGTCTTCCGCTTCTCAGGCGGGGGGACCTCGCCGTCGGTGCTCACGCCCCCCTCCCACGCCAGCCAGAAGTAGACGCCTTCGATGTGCTTGCAGCGCAGGCGGCGAAGCTCGTAGTCCGGGCAGGTACACGTCTCGTCGACAAGGTCGACGAGGTAGGTAGGCGCGTCGGCGCCGACCGACTGCGACGGGACGGAGAACCGCGCCCCGACGCGGCGGATGCCGCCCCGCTGGGCAAGCTGGCGCCCGCGCTCCTCGCGGGTCGTCGTGAGGGGACCGTGCTCGACGGGGGTCTGAACTTCCGCGACGCCATGTCCGATGCTCATGGGACTAATGTAGCAACATTAAGCCGACATGTCAAGTAGAAAAACAGGGCTTGACATCGCGGCCTAATGTGGGTACAGTAGGTCTATGAAACGACGGAAGCCCAAGGCAGAGCGCAAGGAGGCCGACATCCGCATCCGGGTAACACCCGAGCAGAAGAAGGTCCTTACGGAGGCTGCCCTCCGGGCTGGTCTGGATGTGTCGTCGTGGTTGAGGTCACTTGGGATGCGCGAGGCGGCGGGGCGGAGCCCCAGCCCGACACCATAATGTCGGGCTGGAGGCGCCCTCAGTCTAACCTCGTGCGCATGCCGCACCAATCCCCTCGGCGGCTCGACAAGCCGTCGTTTGGGGCTTGCAGACCAGGCGCAGCCAGGGTAGGATCGGATTTGCGGTTCCGTCCTGCCTTGGTGGCCGGAAGGTCTGCCAGCCGGTTGTTTCTCCGGCCAGCGCCCCGACGAGTTCATGGCTCGCCGGGGCGTCTGCTATCTGGGGTTCGTGTTCTAGGCCACCTCCCACCGAGCTTGCTTGCCCGGGACGCGCTTCACCATCTTCTTCCCCTTCAAGAAGTGCAACAGGCTACGGAGTCGGTTGCGGTTTGGCCGGGTGTCCTCGCCATAGAGTTGAAGGACAAGGGTTGGGTTGGTGGCCCCCGGGTTGGCTCGCAGCAGGGCCACGACCTTGTCTCCCTGGGTCTTGCCATCCCCATTGGTAGGAACCTCGGCCTCGTCCTGGGGCTTGTCGGCCGTGCTGCGGTCTCCAACCTCTCCGAAGAGGGCGGCATACTCGGCAGTCAGCCGACGGATACGGCCGTCAATCTCGGCGGTGATCTTCGCCCGCTCAGCCTCGGCCGCGTCGAGTTGACGGCCAAGGTCGCGGGCTCGGTTCAGGCGTTCGGTCATGGACGTTGTGCTCCTGACCTCTATCTTACACGGTACGTCAGAGAGAGCAAGCACCATCTAACACACAGAACTTCTCCTTGGCCGCGAACGTTAGACGCGCCGGCTGGCGGCAAGCCTTATGGAGTGCAATGTGAAGAGGAGAATCTCCGTCGGTGTTGCACACGAAACCGCGAGGCATGACATGCTCAGGATGACAGCCAAACTCACCGCCAGCAAGAGGCAGTGCGAAGCGGTGTTGAGAAGTGGGGTTGTAGATCCCTCTCGCCACGAGAAGGTCGTTGCGCCGAAGGCTCTCCGGGTCGGGGGCAAGACCTACAAGACAGACCTCGGCGAGTTCCTCGTCGACGACTGCCTAGAGGTGCTGCGCCGGCTTCCGGCAGAGAGCGTTGACCTTGTGGTGACTTCTCCTCCGTACGACGGTCAACCGAAGTACGGCAACGGGGAGAAGTACGAGAAGGACTGGTATTCGGGCTTCTTCCTCCAGGTCACCAAGGAAATCCTGCGGGTGCTGAAGCCGCGCGGAAGTTTCGTGCTGAACTACCGCTCCAAGCGCCATGGCGATGAGCGAGGGACGCTCCAGTATGAACTCGTGTTCTGGCTGCGGGAACAGGGGTTCCTCTTCTGTGAGGACTTCGTATGGGGGAAGCCGTCGCCACCGCCGGGGAGGTTCAACCGCTTCCTCAAGGATGCGGTCGAGTACTGCTTCCAGTTTGCCAAGACGGCCGACTGGCAGTTCTTCCCTGAGCACTGCTTGTCCCCGGCGCGATGGGACGCCAAAGACCGGGAGCGCCGGAAGAAGCTGGCGCACAACTACGTCCGCGTGAACGAGCCTTCTGGCCAAGGACGCAAACGGGTACAGGCAGGCCCGGATATGGTGCGTCCTTCGACGCTACTGCACTTTGAGCCAGAGTTCAGCCCGAACCCGGTCCAGCATCCGGCTCGCTTCCCGGTGGACCTCCCCGACTTCTTCGTCCGGCTGCTCACCGAGCCTGGCCAGATGGTTGTCGACCCGTTCGGGGGAACGGGGACGACGGCCCTGGTCGCCGAGCGACTCGGGCGCAGGTGGCTTGCGGTCGAGATCGATCCGAAGTACGCTGCGGTCCTCCCGTCACGGTTCGAGACGGGCCGCTGAGTACGTGTCGGCAACAGACGACATCGAAGCGACCGTCGCCGCGATAGCAGCCGCGACGACCTGGAACAAGCGCGTCATCCTCATTCGACGCATTCCCGAAGAGTTCGGCAAGGCGCAGCATCAAGAGGTCTACTCTGCCGTCGCCAAGGCCGTGTACGTGCCTCATCTCGCCCCCGACTTCGCGTATGTCCACTGGCGTCCCGAATACGAGCTTGAGGAGATCGAGCACGCCTACGGCGAGGCCGATGCGCTCACCCAAGGGTTCAAGGACGTCGACGAGGCTTCTCTGGCGAAGGTCATCCAGAAGGAACCCTCAACGCTGCGCATCTTCCGGCTGCTCCTCGGACTCACCACGCAGGAGTTCGCATCGGCGACTGACTTGGTCAGCGACGATGTCGGTGCCAGCGCGCTATCCAGCGGGGCAGTCAAGTCGATGGAGTCCGGCAAGCAGGGTCCGGCGAAAGCCCATCGAGTTGCCGCCGCGGTCGTAGACCGGGCCATGCGCGCTGTTCTGTTCACCGCTCCTACCGGCGGCGTGAGGAGCAAGCTCGATAAGCCAGACACCGCAGGTGGGTGGAAGACCGTCCGCAGGTACGCATCCGAGGGGGTGTCTCTCCCGGTCCTGTTGCACCAGCGCCACTACGGAGGTGCCTTCCGGCAACTACTCGACGCGACTTCGGGGAAGCGTGGTGACGTGCTTGAGGATGCTGTCGAGGAGTTGTTCGACGGGGACGGCCTGCTCTACGTCAGAACCGGCAGCAGCAACCAGGCAGAGATAGCCACCAAGTTCGGCCTGACCGTGAGGCCAGCCCCCGACTTCGTCATCTACGATGCGGGAGGCACCCTCCGGGCGATCCTGGAGTGCAAGGTTGCCAACGACGGCGGCACGGCGAGGGACAAGGCGGCTCGGTTCGCCGCCCTGCGCTCGGAGGCGTCTAGGCTCGGGGGCATCCCAGTATTCGCGGTGCTGGCCGGGCTCGGGTGGCGGAGGGCTGCGGATGCCCTCGGGCCGGTCGTCAGGGACGCAGATGGCCGCGTGTTCACCATACAGACTCTCGGCGAGATGTTGGCTGTGCAACCGTTTCCGGCGCTTGTCGCTGGCCGTCGGTAGATTCTGAGGCAGCCTCCAGAGTTTTGAGGCAGCCGACCGACTTTTGGGGCAAGCGGGGGTTCTAGGGCAAAGCCCGACGAGGTGCTCCTGGCCGATGGGTTCGAGGAGGCGTTCGTCGGCATCGTCGGCCGCTGCGGGCAGCCGGTGGTCGCCATCTACGACCGCGTCGACTGCATCGGCGTCCTCATGCGGCGCGACGGGATGACCGCCGACGAGGCTGAGGAGTTCTTCGAGTTCAACGTCTAGGGAGCTTGGGTGGGGCCCGGCACGCCCGGCTTCATCGTCACCAAAACCTCCCTCGTATAACCCTCTGCGATGCCAACCCTCTTCGTCGTCGACGGCCCGCACGCGCTGTTTCGCTCGTGCTACGCCCACGCCGAGCTGACGTACGAGCGGCGCGGAGAGCTGCACAAGTCGGGCGGCGTGTTCGGGTTCGTTCAGATGATCCGCTGCGCCCACCGCGACCTCGGCGGCGACGCCATCGTGGTCGTCGCGTGGGAGGACCCGCGGCGCCACGAGCGCAGCGTCCGCCGGCTGCTCTACCCGGAGTACAAGCAGAAGCTCAAGCCAGAGGACGAGGTCGACTTCGGGGTCGTCGAGCTGCGTCAGTTCGTGCGCGAGCAGCAGAAGCTCCTCTCTCCGGTCCTGACGAAGATCGGCATCCCGCAGGCGTTCGCCCCGGCGTGGGAGGCGGACGACGTGGCCGCCGTGCTGTGCCACGAGCTGGGCGAGCACGAGGTCATCCTCCTCAGCGGCGACAAGGACTGGTGGCAGCTGGTCAGCGACCGCGTCACCGTCATGCGCCCGCTGAAGGAGGGCTACCAGCTCGTCACGCCGAAGGTCTGGGAGGAGGAGCACAAGGTCGCCGTCACGGCGTGGCCTCAGGTCTTGGCCCTGGCCGGGGACGACGCCGACAACATCCCCGGGGTCAGGAACATCGGCTTCAAGACGGCGGAGAAGCTGCTCGCCAAGCACGGCGGGCTCGAGGGCGTCATCGCCGCGGCCGCCGGCGGGAAGGTCGAGCGCTTCGGCCTGAAGAACTTCGACAAGCGCACCGGCGCCGAGTGCCCCGGCATCGCCGAGATGCAGGACCAGCTGCGCCTCAACTTGAAGCTCACGACGCTCAACCGCAACGCCGACCTCATCTGGACGAAGCCGGAGCAGGATGAGGACGAGGTGGCGCGGAGGTTCCGCGAGATGAAGTTCGCCAGCTTCACCTCATACGCCGACCTGCAGAGCGTGATGAGCATGGGGGTGGCGTCGTGGTGAAATACCCGAAGACCATCATGTGTGCGATGACCGGGAAACGTGAGCCGGCCGAGTTCCACATCACCAAGCTCTGCCGGTTCTACGCCGGGCAGCCGTACAAGCCGTCGCTCGGGAACGGCCCGTGCCACGACCTCTGCACGGTGCCGAAGCGGTTCGAGATCGTGCCGCTGGCTAAGAACGACGGCGAAGCGTAAGCTCGCCCACATGAGCACGACCGCCCGCACGATCGCGTCCGTCCTGGCCGGCGGCATGGTCTTGGCTGCCCCGGCGCAGGCGCAGGCGCCGAAGCATCTACACGTCGAACACCACCGCAGCGCGGCACCACCAGCTTCGCGTCCCGTGGTGGCGCGCGGGGAGCTGGATGAGGGGCTGGTCTACCGGCTCACGCAGCGTGGCAGGTACGACGGTGCAATCGCCGATGCCGCAAAGAGGTGGGGCGTGTCCCCATTCCTCCTGGCCGGGCTGCTCGAGCATGAGAGCGGTCGTACTCCGAAGGTCGAGAACCGAGCGTCAGGGGCGCGAGGGATAGCGCAGTTCGTCCCGTCCGGCGCCGCCGCGGTAGGGAACCTCCAGCGCCGCCGCGGGGCCAAGAGCCCGTTCAACTACCGCAAAGCGCTCGACCCAGTGGTCTCTATCCACGCGGCCGCCGAGCTGCTCGATTACCTCAACGACGTGTGCCGCGGGGTCGCGTTCGGGGTCGAGGTCATCCTGGCCGGGTATAACACCGGGAGCTGCCGCGCCAGGGTGTCGGGCTTCGTGCACGGGGTCATCAAGCAGGCCAACCGGCTACGGACGATGAGCGGGCTGCCGCCCATGCCGCCGCCGAGGTTCTGGTGGCGGCGCCGCACCCTGCAGCGTCAGCCAAACTCGTAGGGCTGCGGAGCCTCGTCGCGAGGCGACTCCGCGAGGAGGCAGACGATGGACGAGACCGAGCAGAAGAGCGTTGCGGGCGCTGGTGACTACGCCGCGGCCGAGGGCGAGATCTCCAGCTACCAGGTCGACGCCGACCAGGTGCACACGCTGGACGCCTGCGACAAGCACATCGAGTTCCTGAAGGAGGAGGTGGTGAAGCGCAGCCGCCTCCTCGAGCGCACGCAGCAGGCGAAGAAGGACGTGATGGCCGGGTGGCGCGACGTCCTCAAGGTGCAGAAAGAGAGCCTCACCGACAGCCACGAGCGCCTCGGCGCCATGGAGGACCGCAAGCGGGTCCTGGCGGCGGGCAGCAGCGAGTCGTAGCCGTGCGGCTCAGGCTCATCAAGAAGGACGAAGACGGCGACGAGGTCGTCGTCGAGACGCTTTGGATCAAGAGCGTCATCGGGTTCACTCCGAGCCAGTTGATCGTCGTCAAAGGGAAGACGTACTTCATCGCGGTCATCAAGAACCTGCTCAACGGCGAGGGCTTCGACGTCGACCTCACGGTCATCGACGTGCCGCCTGCGGCTGCCGGGAGCTTGATCGCAGCCACGGTGGCGTGATGTCGATCTACAACCACATCAAGGTGGAGCGTTTCATCAAGCTGGCGGTCGAGGTCTACGACCGTTGCAGCCTGCTCCTCCTGGCGGCCAGGCTGGTGCAGGACGGGGACTCGGGGAGCATGCCGCCGACGAGTCTCAGACCGACGAGCGGCGACTGGCCCGAGACGCTGCTGCTGAGGACGTGGATGACGGCAACCCCGTGGGAGCGCGCCAACATCCTGTACAAGTTGGCCCCGTTGGCGCATGCTGCGGCCGAGGCGCGGGCCACAGAGTGGGTCGCCAAGGCCCGGCGGCTGGACGACATCGAGGCAGGGTACCCATGAGCGAAGAGAAGACTGGCATCACGTACCAAGGCAAGGACGGCGAGGCGAAGGACGTGACCTTCGACGACCTGCGGCAGCTCGCTGTCGAGCAGCCGGTCCAGGAGGCCGTCGCGACGGAGGCGAAGAAGCGCCCGCCGCGCCCAGCGTTCGAGCGGCGCGAGCTGTTCGACGCGCTGATGCTGCAGAGCGACACGGTGCGCGTGCTCGCGGTCGGCAGCGACCTCGGCGTGGTCCTGCCGCCGGAGCTGAGTATCCCGAAGCTCGTCGCGATCCACTTCGGGAAGGGCGTGCCGAAGCCGCCGAAGGACGTCTCGTCAGACGAGTGGGGGGTGCGAGCGACCGTGTTCTTCTCCAGCGGCGAGCACCTGGCGGCCATCCCGTGGGACGCCGTCGTCCAGGTCACCGACATGGACAAGATGGTCTGGCAGGACTCGCGCCGCATGAACGAGTTCAGCGAGCGCGCCTCGAACGAGAAGCTGCCGCCGAAGCACACGAAGCGCGGCAAGGCAGCGCGGCGGCACCTGCACGCGGTGCACTAGCATGACGAGCCTCGAGCACGAGTTGCTGTCGTCGACGACGAAGGTCACCTTCGAGTGCGGCTGCTGGTTCGTCATCTCTGACGACGTCGTGGAGCGGGCGCCGCGCGATCTCGACTGCTCGTTCGAGGAGTTGTACACCCGCGTCGAGCAGGCCCACGAGCACGGCGCTGGCCCGCACCGGCTAGAGTGCATGTTCGAGCGCCGAGAAGCCGGCGCTCAGTGGAACCTCGTCGTGCGGGCGCATGTCGCGCCGGAGTTCGACCCACGGCATGCCGCCATGCTCACCAAGCTCGATGCCGTCACGCACGGGCTGGCTCCTCGCGTCTGCGAGGCATGCCGTACAGCGATCCCGCGGGGGCAACCGATCACCGCGTGCATAGATGGGCGCGTCCTCTGTTCACAGTGCCGGAGGCGGAGGAGATGATGGATCCTGAGGCGGAGTTCGGGCTGCTCCTGCGCGAGGTCGGGTGGAGCCTCGTGATGTCGCAGAACGGGCAGTACTACTTCGCCAACGGGCGCCCGGAGACCATTTCGGCCTTCATCGTCATCGACAAGGTGGACGCCCCACTCGTGGTGCGTCGCGGCGACGAGCGGGTCACCATCTCTTCAGCCAGCTCGGCCAAGCTGCTCTTGATCGGCATGTTCCGCGCCTTCCTGCGCGTGGAGGCGGTCGGAGTCATCCCGGACGTCAGGCCGTATTACGACGAGCAGCGGAAGCTCCTGCGCGAGATGATCGCCAGGCTGGGGTGACCGCCGGTGCTCACCAGCCTCGTGGCCTGCCTCATCATGGTCGCCATCTTGTGGTGGCTCCAGCGGCCGAGGTTCTGGTGAAGGTCGTCGACGTCAAGGTCGGCATCGAGGTCTGGGAGAAGGTCGGCGTCGATGTCGACGGGACGAACGTGTTCGACGTCCGCATGCCGGTGAGGGTGCGGCTCGCGGGCGCGATCGAGAAGGTCACGCTCCAGCTCGTTAAGATAGAGGACCTGCTGGAGGAGAACGGAGGAGCGTAGATGCCGAAGCAGTGGTTTGCGTGCGTGGCTGAGGAGGTCTTCTGCGTCAGGGAGGCGGAGAGCAGCTTTGCCCTAGAAATGCCCTCTGCCTCAGAATTCTGGCGCCTGCCTCAAAATTCGCGCTTCCGCCGGCATTCTGAGGCAAAGCCACGGAGAGCCAGGAGGCAGCCCAGGCGTACGTCGATGGCTTCAGCGATGGCGGCGACCAGTACGGCGCCGGGTGCTGCTTCGGCGTCCTCCTGCCGCAGGGTTGGAAGGAGGGACTGTCGAGGCAGAATCGGAAGGACATCATCTCGGAGATCGAGCGGATTAAGCGCGACCCGGCCGAGGTCCTCGGTCTCGACTACACCGCCTTCGTGAAGGAGGGGGACTAGATGTCGAAGAAGCCTGATGTGCGCGGGTGGGGCTACTCCGACGACTGCGCCGGGTTCGCCCCGCTGAAGACCGACGACTCCGAGTACGATGTCGACGGCAAGTGGTACTCGCTCTTCCAGGGCGAGGAGCGGATCGGTCGCATCCGCATGACGTACGAGGACGGCAACTGGGAGGTCCAGCTCGTCGGGACCAGCGGCAAGTTCTCGCTCAAGGACGACGTGCCAGTCAAGTTTCATGACGAGCGCGTCCAGGAGCGCATCAGGGAGCGCGAGGAGGACCGATGAGGAAGCGAGCTAGGTTCACCGTCACCATCTGCCCGCTCGGCGTGCCGACGAGGGAGCAGATGGAGATCGCACTCCGTGACGACGGCGCCTGGGTCGCCATGTGCCCAGCCATCGGCAGCCGGTGGTTCCACAAGCTCGACGCGAAGACCATGCTCGCGGCCATGAAGGAGGCGCTCGCCGCTGTGGCTGCCGTCCACGAGGAGAAGGCCGCGAGCTTCAGCGCGGTCCTCGGCGAGCTGAGGTAGCCCCTCCTGGCAGAGGTGCGGCACCAGCTGGTCACCCAGCACTTGACATCTTGCTTGACTACTCGTTGTAACCAGCGCTATAGTGGCGGCATCGAACTGAGAAAAGATAACGGCCCGCGTAGAGCCCAGGGCAAGCCGGCGACATCCTGGTGACTCACGCGGGCCGATCTTTGTCTACCGCGGCTCGCCGTTGACCACGACCAGCACGTTCCTCGGGCTGAACCGGCCGGGGCTCGCCAGGTCGAGCAGCCTCGCCACCATGATGAACGCCGTCGTCAGGAGGGCGATGCTGAGCCAGGCGAGCACCTCGATGACGACCGGCTCGCCGGAGCACAGGCGGCGCATCGAGGCCATGACGGCGAAGTCGGCGGCGAGCGTCGAGGCGTAGAGGAGCCGGAGGTACGTGCGCTTGCTCACGGCCGCGTCAGCTTCGGCGCCTCGTGCACCGTGATGCTGTTCTCGCTGCTCGAGTGCTGCCGGTGCGCTAGCGACTGGATGCTGCGGTGCTTGATGACCATTTCGGCCCCGAACTGCTCGCCCTCCACCCACGGGAAGATGAGGATGACGGCGGTGTTCAGGTCAATGGTGGCCGGCATGGGATCGGTGCTTGCGTAGAACTTACAGCCGTCCTTGTCGAGCTTCCCCTGCAGGTCGATTCGGATCTGGTTCGGCATCAGCTACCACCTTTTTTCCTCTGCCCGTGCTCCTTGAGCCACTGCTCGACCACACACTTTGCGACTTCTTGCGACGTGAAGTGGCCGGGCCATTCGTGGTGCTGGCCGCGGCACCAAGCCTCGGCGGCGAAGAGCCCGTGGATGCGCCACCACACGGCCCCTCCGGCGCCGACGTTGACGCCGCGGCCGTTCATCGCCTGCGAGCCGATGAGCAGGTCGGCACCGTCAGCCGTCCACCTACGCCGCGGCATCGGGGTCTTCGTAGCTGACGTCGAGACCGGCGGCGTCCATAACGTGAGCCAGGGCCCTGGCGCGCTGCTCGTGCAGCTCCTTCATCGGCACTACTTTTTCCCCGGCCCACGTCCTGACTAAGTAGATCTCATCGTGCAGGAGCTGGCGCAGGACCTTGCACTCGTCGGGGGTGATGACGTTCCCGATGATGACGACGTCGCGATTGAGAAGGTCCTGGCTCACCGGCGTCTCGTTGACCAGGAACTCGAAGTCCTCGGTCTTTCGCGGCACCAGGCGGCCGCCGACGACCGCGCCGTCCCTGCGGACCACCAGCACGACCTCAGCGTACTCGCCGCACTCTAGGAATTTCGCCCGCTCCTCCTCACCCCAGCCGAGGCGAGAAGCCATGCTGCCCCACTCGTCGGGGTCCTTGATGTCGCCGAGGCGGACGGTGGCCGCGACCTCGATGTCGGCCGGCATCTCGATCTGGTCCATGTTCACCCCTCCTCGTCGAGGAGCTTGCCCGAGTCGACCACCTTCGCCAGTGGCGGCACCAGCTTCGCCCGCCGCCCCCGCAGCCGCTCGACGTCGGCCTGGTACCGGCGGTATCGCCCGTCGCTCTTGGCGAGGTCGACGGCGCCCTGGTACTCCACCTCGGTCGTGCGGACCCGGTCGCGGGCCTCGTCGGCGTCGAGCTTCGCCAGCTCCTCGGTGAGGTGCTCGGCGCGCACGAGCAGGTCCTTGGCCTCGGCGCGCAGTTCGTGGATCCGCTCCTCGCAAGCCTCAGCCATGACGAGCAGCGAGTCGTGCTCCTCTTCCAAGGCGGCCTCGTCGACCAGAGTCTGCTCAACCTCGGCCTGCACCTTGGCGATGGCCTCGTCGCGCTCGACCTTGAGCTGCGAGATGACCTTGGTGCGCTCGTCGACGTAGCGCTGCTTCTGGGTGATGACCTCGTCGATGCGCTCCACCTGCAGCTCGAGCGCGCTCTTGCCGTTGGGTTTGGGCGGAGGGGAGAGGTAGCCTGGCTGGACGTGCTCCTTGCGCAGGAACTCGGCGAGCTGTGACAGGATGCAGGCGCACGGCTCCAGCTTCTCTTTGTCCTTCTTGTGCTTCGCCCCGGGCTGGTACGTCAGCATGAGGCCGGGCTCGTTGGTGAGGCAGCTCTTGCACCTGGGCCGCGGTAGCACGGCGTAGCGGCCGGCGGCGTCCCCCTTCTCGATCTTGATGGAGTGGTAGCCCTTGGGCGGGTCGAGGTCGTCTGGGATGCGGATGACGGGCGTGACGGTGGACATCAGCGTCTCCTCTTCTTTCCACGGGTCTCAGTGTCTCGGTGATTCTCCCGCCGAGCATGGTATTGGGTGAGCATGATGACCGGGCCCCGGCGGGCGGCCCGGCGGGCGGCGATGGCGCGGTAGATGAAATTGAGTGGTGGGGCCCCTTCGATGGCCCAGATGATGACGAGCGGGGTCATGAAGACGGCGACGGCGACGAGGTCGAACTGGGTGACGGTCATCGTCCTTGGTCCCAGTCTTTCTGCGCTCGTCGCCGGGCGCGGATCCCCTTGGCGATGCAGGCGACGACCGGGGCCGCGTCGAGCAGGAGGACCCCGAAGAACCATGCGGCGGCCAGCGCGAGCACCGCCTCCCAGGGTGAGAGGCCGATCATGCTGCCAGCCCGCGGAACTCTTCGGCGAGGTAGCCGCTGGGGCAGCGCAGGTCTATCCACCGGATGACGTAGTCGAGGACGCTCTTGCAGGTCTTGATCTCCGGCGGGGAGCCGCGGACGAAGCCACTCGGCTCGAACTGCTGGAGCTTGAACTTCTCGTGCAAGATCTTCAGCGACACTCCGTACTGCATGGAGATGCTGATCGACGTCGCGAAGGCGTCGATGAACCCGCTGATGTAGCCGCCCATCTTCGCCGCCTTGATGAACACCTCGCCAACCTTCCAGTCTTCGTAGAACCCGACGGTGACGTAAACGCTGACGCCGTCCTTGTCCTCGTCGCCGATCTCAAAATGGTGGGTCAGGCTCTTGCGCTCGTCCGGTAGCTTCCAGCGGCATGGCTCGGTGCACGGTGACTTGGTGTTCTTGCGGTACCACTCCTTACGAGCTTGCTCCCAGCTACGGATGGCGCCGACGTGGACCGGGGCCGCCGGCTCGGTCATGGGGATGGTGCTCATCCCGAAGACGTCGCGCAGCGATTCCTGGGTGATGAACCCAAACGGCGCAGCCTTGGCCGTAGCCATGTCGCGCTCGCGCTGGATCTTCCCGACGATGGCCTCGACTTCCTTGTCGCCGACTTCTTGGTCGCACTGGCGGCAGCGCTTCTGGTCGCCGGCCACATAGCGGTGGACAGCGCTGTGGCGCTGGCACGGTTCGCCGCTGGCCTCGCGCCACTGCTGGGTCTTGCCCGGCTTGAGGCCGTCGTCTGGGTGCTGGTCGATCGCGGCTGGCTTCGGCTTCCTCTTGCGCACGTGGTTCTCCTGTCTCAGTGTCTCGGTGATTCTCCCGCCGAGCATGGTATTGGGTGAGCATGATGTCAAAGCCCCACTACCGCATCTCCGCCGTCATGAGGTGTGGGTACCTGACTGGGCGTACGAGATTGGTTTTGGCGGTCAGGTGGTTGACGAGGCTTCTAGCCTCACGACTTCCACTTCGGCTCGCCGTGCTGCACCTCTGGCGAACGCAGCGGGAATTGCATGAGGGTGAGCGGGTCGACGCGCCGGAAGCTCTCGACCTCTCCCTTGGAGTTGCGCGTGACCTCACAGAAGGCGTTGCCGAAGAGCAGCATGTCGCGCTCCATGAGGGCTCCGTCTCGCAGGAGGCGCTTGAGGCGAGCGTGGCGTACGAGGGCCCGCACCATGAAAACAACAGCGACGAAGGTCGTGACCCCGACGACGACGTAGCCGAGCCAACCCCCGGCAAAGGTCACAGTGGCACCTCGACGTGTTTGTTCACGGCCGCCTCCGCGGCCGCTCGTCGCAGACGATGAGCGCGCTCATCGGGATGAGGGCGAGCTGCCCCGGGCGCAGCGGCCCGGCCGGCTCGCCGCGGTCGCTCCACGGAAGCTCGACGTCGACCTCGTCGCCGACCTTGCGGCCGGTTACCTTCACAGGGATGAAGGTCTCCAGGCTCCCGAACCTCGACTGCAGCCAGACCTGCGGCATCAGCCCCTCCTCGTCCACAGCTCGTGGAGGTCGCCGGCGATGTCGAGGCGTTCGCTCTTTTCCGGGTAGTAGTCCTCGCCGCGCGCCTCGTAGAAGGCGCGGTCGTCTTCGTGCGGCGCCGGGCAGAGGGTGAATGACGGGGTGGTGTACGCCTCGCCGTCGATCATGGAGAGCGCGGCGAAGATCGCCCCGCGGATCTTCTTGCGCTCCGTGTCCCACCGCGGCTCGGTCACGGCGTACTCGACGATGTCGTCGAGGCGCTCGAGGAACCGCTCCTGCACCTGCTCGCGCGTCAGCTTCTCGCTCATCGCCACTCCTTCGGGAGCAGCGCTCGGAACTCGTCGAGCAGCCGCTCCTTGTCCGCGGACATCTTCGTGAGGTACTGATCGGTGGACAGGCCCTTCGCCCGCGTCGTCATGAGGTAGCTCTGGACCTCGACCGTGCGCTCCGCCTCGGGCAGGTGGGCGTGGCTGCCGTACCTGATGGCGCGCCCCTCGACCTGCTCGACCTTGCTGCGGTTCCAGCACGGCTCGATGACCTGCACCACGCGCGTGCCGACGAGGTCGAGGCCCTCGCCGCCGGCGCTGCTCACCAGCAGCACGCGGACCTCGCCGCGGTTGTACTGCAGCACGCCGAGGTCGCGCTTCGCCCTGGGGTCCTCGCCAGTGAAGGTGGCGTAGCGGATGCCGAGCGCGTCCAGGCGGCGGCGGTACGGCTCGAGGCCGGCGGCGATGAAGTTGGAGTAGACGAGGACCTTGGCCCGCGGGCTGCTGCCGAGCGCATCCTGCAGCCTCCTGACCGCAGCGTCCACCTTCGGCGCCGCCCCCTCCCACTCGTCGCACACCTGGCGCGAGCGGCACAGGAAGGCGTTCACCTTGCCGGCGTCCCTGCGCCGCGGGGCGAGGCCGGCGGCGACCATGATGCTGACCCAGGCAGGCACCTCCCCGCGCAGCCGGAGGTGCTCCTCCTCCTGCTGGTCGGTCATCGGCACCAACACCTCGGTCCGCCGGACGCGCGGGAAGCCGACCGTGCTGTTGGGGTGATAGTCGACGGTGCGTGAGAGGACGCCGCGCAGCTCCTCGGCGTAGTAGGCATCGAGGTGCGGTTCGACGCCGTCGCGGGCGCCACGGAGGAGCCGCTCCCACCACCGGGCCGGGGCCGGGCGGTCCTTGACGAAGTAGCTCTCGAAGTCTTTGCCGACCTGGAGGGTGTCGTCGTCGATGGTGACGGCGTGGAGCAGCGTGGAGATGTCCTTCGGGTGGTCGTAGAACGGGGTCGCCGTCAAGATGAGCCGCTTCTGCGACATCTTCCTCACGTTGAAGACTCGCTGGGCGGTAGCAGAGAGGTCGTTGCGGCCGCGGTGCCCTTCGTCGATGATGACGAGCGGGGCGGCGATCGACGCGGCCAAGGTGTAGTCCTTGGCGCAGCTCTGGAGGCTGAGGATGCGGCGCTTGAGCGTGCTGCCGGGCGCCCAGCGGCGGACCTCCTTCTCGTAATTCTTGACGAGGCTGGCTGGGACTACGATGTCGGCTTCGCAGTTCAGCGCCTCCTGGACGGCGATGCTGGTCAGCGTCTTGCCGGAGCCGAGTCCGTGCGCGGCGATGAGCCCCTCTCGATCGGGCTCGAGCATCCGCATGACGACGCGCTGCTGGTGGGGGAGGAGCATCGGCCAGAGGCTGTTGGCTGCTGCGGTGGACGGCATCACGCTCTACCTCCCGGCTCCCACGCTCGCACCGCGTCGACCACCTCGCAGCGTTCCTCGGGCGTGAGCTTGCCCCACATCTTGTTAGTCTTGATGTGCTTCAGCATCACGCTGAACCACCATTCGTCGCCGGCGATGTCGCTGTTCATCCTGAGGTTGACGTCGAGGAACCTGACCGCTTCGCGAAAAGCAGCATCGTCGCTGCCGCCGGCTCGCAGGAACTCGTGGCGCGCGTGCTGGTAGATCCCTTTTACCTTGCCGATCGAGATGATCATCAGAACCTCGGCGCGGAAGCCCCGTCCTTCAGGGCGGGGAGGAAGCGCCGCTCCCCTGGTTGACGGCTGAGGTATCCATGGTTGCGGCGTTGCCCGGTGCTGCCTCGCCCGCTCGACGATCGAGCGGGTCACCGCTTCCCTCCGCCGAAGTCGAGGTGCGGGATGATGATGCGGTGCTCGCCGGCGATGGCCCGCTTGACGTGCCGCACCAGCATGGTGCCGACCTGCTGGCGCAGCGCCGGCAGGTCGTGGATGAGCTGGTCGACCATCTTCATCGCCACCCCGGCGCTCGCCTCGTCGACCCCGAGGTCGTCGACCATCTCGCGCGAGAATGCGAGGCCGAGCTTGAGGACGTTCTGCATGGGCGGCTTGCGGTGGACCAGGGCGTCGTCCCCGCTGCGCACCCCGAGGTCGAGCAGCATCTGCAAGTGGTAGATCGTAGGCTCAGCCATGGGTCGCCTCCTTCACGTACGTCGCCAGCGCGGCGAGCGTCGTGGCCCAGTCCTGGGCCTGGGGCCCGACCTCGATGGTGGTCTCCCCCTCCAGGTCCTCGCCGACGATGTCATCGCTCCCGCAGACGGGGCACTTGCCGTCGGCGTACATGACGCTGTTGGTGACGGTCCACGTCAGGGACCCGGGGTGGTCGGCCACGCGGCCGCAGCCGTTGCAGGTGATGCGACAGGTGTGGACGACGACCGAGATCTTGCCGGTCACGGCTTGATCCCGCACGCCCGGTCCACCTGCGACCTCAGGCTCGGCTCCGGGTGCGTCAGGGCCCCGCACTCCGGGCACTCCCCGCTCGGCGTGGGCTCGCCCGGAGCCACGCGCTGCTCCAGGCACTTCACCTCCTCGAGCGGGATGATCATGTCGTCGCTGAAGACCAGGTCGCAGTTCTGGCAGCGGTGGTGCTCCATCACTTGCCCTCCTTGTCGATCTCCGCGATGGCGAACTCGAGGGCCTCGCGGTACTGGTCAGCCATCGCCTTGACCGTGCTCTGCTCGAGCGACGCGAGCATCTCCCGCAGGCGTCGCTTCATCTCCTCGGCGTGCTCGCTCATCGTCGCCTCCTCACCTCGTTGTACGTGGGCGGTTTTCACCGCTTTGCCAGCCGGTTGACGTCGAACCGCTCGTCGGGCACGAACTGGGACCAGAAGTACGTGGACTTCTTCAGGTCCTTGCACGTCACCGCCCGCAAGAGCGACCGCTTCTGGACCTCGTTGGTCATGGCCTCGGCGCGGCGGCGCATCTTGTCGAGGATGGTGGCGGCGACGTCGGCCTCGTCGATGCACTCCCAGCTCTCGGCCACCACGAAGCTCCGCCCCTGGCGCCGCATGCGCCTGACCACGGCGTGGCAGGCGTCGGCGACGTGGACGAGCCGGGCCGGGCGACGACCCTTGGCCTGCTCGTCGGCGCGGTGCTCGGGCTTGGCGGCTGAGGCCTCGGCCTGGCTCGCGCCACGGCGCACGACGGTTAGGTCGAAGAACGCCAGCTCCTCGACCAGGTCTTCTCCCGTGGTGTAGCTGGAGTTCTCGAGCTGGTTCGAGACCTCGCCGGCCGCGTCCTCCACCTGGATGGCAGCCTCGTTCGCCTCCTCTCGCATGGGCTCGAGCGTGGTCACGAGCGTCGCGAGCTTCTCCGCGACCTTGCCAAGCTCGGCGTTCAGCTCCTTGGAGAGGGTCTTCCATTCGTCGAGGTCGTGGTAGTCCTCCTCGTCGATGCCGTCGCCGATGGTCTCGCCGACGTCCTTCAGCTCGCCCACCACGTTGTCGACGATCTTCCCGATGGCTTCCTCGAGCTTGGTGCGCTTCTCGGCCAGGTCGTTGACGAGCTTCGAGACGCTGCCGTCGACCGGGTTGAGCATCCGCTCGACCACGCGGTCGAGGTCCAGCTTGACCAGGAACTGGGCAGACTTGATGGACATTGACGCTCCTCTCCCGAGTGAAGCTCGGGGCTGGTGACGTGGGTCAGTCCTCCCACTTCATGCCGAGGATCTTCTTGATCGCTCGGGCCGGGCCGCCGATGCTGGCGAGCTGGTCCTTGCTCCCGCCCCGGCGTAGGTACTCGTCGTAGGCGGTGCGGGCGAAGAACGGGGTGGACGCCGCTGACGCCGCCTCTCGTCCATGCTCGCGCCGCAGGTCGCTCACCATCGCGATGATGATCGGGTCCTTCTCCAGGCGCTCGACCTCCTTGATGCGGTAGAGGTCCATCACAGCGCGACCCCGTTGCCGCCGCAGGTCTTGCAATCTGAGTTGACGTGGCCGCCTGGCTCGCCGTCTCCGTTGCAGTCCTTGCACCCGTGGGGTACCGTCCCAGATCTCCTGCGCCTGGTCCTCCACGTTGCTCACCGCGTCGTCCAGGTCCTTGGGCGCGCACGGCAGGTCGACCGGGCTGGCCTGGGCCTCCGCGTCGCTGCCCTCCACGATGCTGCCGCACAGGAAGGTCCAGACCTTGCGCTCGGCCTTGGGCATGTCGATGTCGCAGGTGACGCGCACCTGCGACTTGCCGATCAAGTAGTGCGGCTGGTGCTCGCGCTCGAAGACTTCGAGCAGTTCCTGGAAGGTCTCATCCATCTCGACGAGGTCGCCTTCCAGGTCGCGGACCCCGATGCACAGGTAAGCCTTGACCGCGCCCGGCAGCTGCTCGAGCGGGACCAGCTTGCCGTGGAGCGGACGGGCGCTCACGACCTTGACGCCAGGGCTGGCGTCCTCGAGCAGCACGACCCACTTCACCGGGCGCTTCCCGACCTCGCGCTTGACCTGGATGACCTTGCCCCAGGCGCCGCAGCTCGTGTCCTTGTAGAGGCGGCGGGAGAGCCGCTCGTTGAGGGATTCGAGGTCGGTGTGCGGGTCGGACCCGAAGTACCTGGCGACGTCCTGCGGGGTGCGGATGGACTGAGCGATCTTGGTCATCGGCTACCTCCGCTTGGCTTCGCCAGCCCGAGTGGCTGGCCGGTGGCGCACCGCTGCGTTCCCGCACGCGGCCAGCTACGTCCGCATCGTGAAGCCGGTCTCCTTGTTCGCGAGGACGATGTGCTCAGGGTTCTTCATGGCTACTCCTTCCCGTAGAAGTCGAAGGTGATGCTGTAGTTGAACTCGCCGTCGTCGAACTCGAACGGCGCTTCGTCGAGGTCATCGATGACGTCCTCCATGTCGTAGAGGTGCTCGCCGCTCGGGCTGGTGATGAGGACCCCGCCGTAGTAGTTGCTCTCGCCGCTCGCGAGGAACAGCCAGATCGTGTTGCCGTTGGGCAGCTTGTCGCGCACCTGGCGGAGGTCGCGGCGGTACGGCTTCGGGTTGTTGGCGCGGACGTCGTACGCCCGGGGTGCCTCGATGTCGTCGAAGCCCAGCTTGATGAGCCGCTTCCAGCAGAGGGGGACGTTGAGCTTGGCGTAGAAGGTGGGCCTACTCATGGCAGCACGCCTCGGCCGCCGGCGCCGTCAGCTTCTCCGGCATCTCGGGCTTCTTGCCGATGAAGTCGTGGTAGTTCTTGAGGTACTCGGCGTCGCCCTCGAAGCGGCACTCGTCGCCTTGGACGTAGTGCGCCACCTCTGAGGTCATGTAGTCCATGTCGTTCCCGTAGTAGCCGAAGCCGCTGGCGTCCGGGATGTCGCGAACCTCCGTGTGCCCGCACGGGAGGGTGACCTCCTCCTGGACCCTGTAGCCGTAGCACTCGCCGTTGCACCAGCAAGTGAAGGTCTCGAGGAAGGTGTCGGCATCCTTCTCCCGATCGGCGTAGGTCTTGTTGCCTATCTCCTTCGGGTCGTACTCCCAGAGCAAGAGCCCGTCGGCGTGGTCGAAGTCCTGCTGGTCACCGGCCGTCGTCCACGAGCAGAGGCCGTGCTCGGAGTAGCGGAGCAGGAAGGCGAGCCCGACCTGCAGCTTGCGGCGCAGGCCGATGGTGGGCGGGAGGAGCTTCTCCTTGTCGACGCTGTGCTTGTGGTGACGCTTGAACGAGTAGACCTTCCACTGGCAGTCCATCTCGTCGGGGCGCGGGGCGAAGTCGTCGGTCATCAGGCGGACGATCTTCATGGGTGCTTGCTCCTTCTCCTGCCGGGAGGGCAGGCGGTAGTGGCTATGAGCTGCTCCTGGCGAACTGGTTGACGTTCTCCGCCTCGGTGTCGGCCTCGTACATCAGCGACTCCCAGTCGCGGATGTCGATGGGGCTCTGCCGGTTCACGTACTCGTACGATTCCTGGTAGCTCATCCCGCACCGGAAGCGCAGTACGTCGGCCACCTTCCCGGCGAGGGCGGAGTCGCGGTTGGCGACGGCCTGCTTGATGGCGTCGGTGAGCTTCACGTCTCCTCGATCTCGACGTCCGGGTTGACCGCGTCGAGCAGCGCCTGGGCGTCGGTCTTCCGGCAGCGCATCCGCCCGTCCTTGTCGCGGTACATCTCGACCGCACCCTCGGCGTAGCGGCTCACGTTGTTCGTCTCCCCGAGCCAGCCATCGAGCCGCTGCTCGTGGCTCTGGTTCGTGCGGCCTGGCTCGGCGGCGAGGCGGTACACCTCGCGCCCGTTGCGATCATTGTAGACCACGCGGATGAGGAAGTACTTGCCGGGGCGGATGTCGTCGTCAACGTCGTCTTGCACTTCGATACCGTGGATGCGCATGCTATTTCCTCCCTTGTGCGATGAGCTTCTGAAGCAAGTCGTAGACCTTGTCGATCACTTCGTTGATGCTATGCTCTTTGTAGTATTTGAACGCCTCCTCCTGGGCCTCGTCGCTGATGGTCATCTCGCTTGAGTCCAGGAGATGCAGAGCTTCAGCTAGGTCGAACACGAACCGCAGGTCGCTGTGCAGCTCCCGCCGCTGCCAGAGGACAGAAGCAGGGAGCTGCCGCGGGGCGCGCTTCTTCTTCGGCGACGGCCGCTCCTCAGCCTTGCGCTTCGCCATCGGCCTTCCACCCTGGCAGGTCGTGACCGAACTCGTCGAGCCCAAGCTTGGCCTCGATACCGTACGGCAGGTAAGGGTTGTAGACGCGCGGGTTCACTCCCCTCGCCCACGCCATCTTGATCTGCTCGCGCAGCGACGGCGACCGCCCGCGGTTGATGATCTCCTCGTCGAGCTTCTCCCGCACCTTGGCCTCGACGATGTAGTAGCCGAGGCGGTAGGTGCTGCCGAACGGCCCGCTGTACGCCCGCGGCTGGTTGTCCTCGGGCTTGAACTCCTCCCGGATGCGGACCTCGATGTTGCCGTACTGTCGCGCCATGTCGGCCGTCATCTCGGCCGCGTTCTTGGCGTAGGTCTCAGCCCCGAACCCTTGGGTGCTGTAGCTGCCGGGGTGGATGCGGTCCAGCTCGACCCACTGGTCGCCGGGCTCGGGCGTGCAGCGCAGGGCCGCAGCCTTCACGAGCTTGGCCGCGGCCTCGACCGCAGCCTGGCGCTCGGCGTAGAGGCGGTCGGCCTCGGGTTGGAGCTTGGTCTTGATGGCCTGCAGCTTCTCGCTAGGCAGTACCTTGCAGGCGGTGTCGAAGTCATTGACCACCCGCTGCCCCTTCTTCCTGGAGACCTTGGCCGCCGCGATGACCTCCTCGTGGAAGGCGACGGTCAGCGGGTGGTCGGGGGAGTAGAGCTTGCGTGCCTCAGCTTCGGCAGAGCGGAGCTGCTCGAGCGCCGCGGCGAACTCCTCACGTGGGGTCATTAGTTCTCCGTTCTCCTGGCTGGAAGAACCAGGGTTCGTTGGTATCCTACGGTCTGGCGCAGGTGGCGGTGGTGATGAACCCGCCGACGTAGACCTGGCCGACGTAGAAGACGCTGCACCAGCAATCGGCGCCGGTCGCCGTGTCGCTGCTCAGGTAGAACGCGCTGATGTAGAAGCCCTCGCCGTCGTCAGACCTGAGCTGCGGCGAAGCAGTCCCGTGCAGCAGGACGTCGGCAGCGTCGCGGCAGCAGACGCAGTCGGTCATCGTGATGGCCGGGTCGTACGGGGTGGACAGGTGGGACGAGGTGTAGACCTTGGACTTGGATAGGAGGCCGGTCGCGCCCGTCGGACCGCGGCTGCCCTGAGGGCCAGCAACTCCGACGCCCGTCGGCCCCGTCGGGCCAGCTATGCCGGCACCGGTCGGCCCCGTCGGGCCGCGGCTGCCCACGGCGCCGTCCGCGCCGCGCCCGCCCTGCGGACCCTGCGGCCCGGCAGGTCCAGCCTGCCCCTGCCCTTGAGGGCCGGCCGGGCCGACGGCACCGGCCGGGCCGCGCGCCCCGGTGTCGCCCTTGACGCCGACGCCCGTCGGCCCTGCGGGGCCAGCGGGACCCGTGGCGCCAGCCGGCCCGGCTGGGCCGATCACGTTTGCGCCCTCGGGGCCGACCGGGCCTGGCTGACCGGTCGCCCCGTCGCAACCGACGAGCAGGACCAGCAGCAGCATCGCTCTCAGCATCGCGGTCCTCCTTGTCTCGTTGTACGTGGCTGGTTTTCTCGACAGCCAATCCGTGATATGCTGGTCGCCGAGGCAGAAAATAAATCGGCCCGGCGAAGAGTCGCAAGCTCCGCGCCGGGCCTAACCAGCAAGGTCGGGAGGGACCATGCCAGCTTTGAAGAAGAGCGTACCAGAACCAGCCGGCAGAGCCAACGTCGAACCGCCGTGGCTCTTCTACTCGCTGCCGCTGGAGCGAGCCGGCCTGGACTCGATGTCCTTCCGCGTCTTGATCCACGTGTGGTCGCGCGCCAGGCACGAGAATGGCGTCGCCTACGAGGCCGTGCCGTCCATGGCGCGGGCCATGAAGATGAGCGAGCGCACGGTGCAACGAGCCCTGGAGTATCTCGTGTCGTGCTGCTTCCTGGAGATCGACGGCTCGCACAAGGGCGGTCGCGAGAACCCCACCCGCTATGTCCCGCTGCCGCCAGATCGCTGGGTGGTTGGCGTGCCGCGAACGAGCGGGGAGCGAAAGTAAAGGGTGCACGGGGGTCACCCTTTATCGGAACGGGGGTCACCCTTTATCGGAACGGGGTCACCGCTAGGGGTGACCCCCTGACACCCGAAGAGATACAGTAGAAGAGATCATGAAGACGATGTAAGAGTTCCGCGGCTGGCGCCGCGGCGTGTACCTCTCGGACCTTCGGAGTCCTGGAGGTTCTTCTCGAACCCGCCCAGCGAAGCCGAAGGCTTTGGTCACAGCCTCCAGTTCGCGTTGACGTTCTCGAGCGCGTTTTCCATCGTCGGCTCGTCCAGGTCGATGATGATGTGCCGCTTCGGGTTACGCTTCACGAAGCCCTCGATGCTCCGGACGTGGTGGTATCCGGGCTCGCTGCGCACGTCGTCGCAGTAGCGTTCGGTCAGCTCCTCACGCTTCTCCTCGTTCGGCTCCTTCGCCCACACGATGTAGGAGTAGGCCGGCTCGAGGTAGAAGGTCGGGGTGATCTCGCAGCAGAACGTCTCCTCTCGGTAGTCGTAGACGTAGACCTGCTCGATGCGGCGGATGTACTGCTTGTCGCCGAGCTGGAAACTGTAGTCCTGGGTCTCGTCGAAGAGGACGGCGTGGAACTCGGGCACGATGTCTTGGCGCGGCTGGTTCATGGGCATCTTGATCTCCAGTTTCTCCAGGCTTCACTTGCCGGGGTAGGTTGCGACTGCTCCGAACACGGCTAACCCCAATGCCGCCAGGTAGACGGCGATGGCGACCAGCTCCTTCCACGACGGGCGCGTCACTCGGTCACCCGCAGTCGCTCGTCCCAACAGCACTCGTCGCCGATCAGCTTTCCTTGGTGACGATGGGCGTTTGACTTCAGGACGATGTGCCCGCAGAGACTGCACTCTATGGTCTACCCCTTCAGCTTGCGCAGGCGCACGTAGAGCGACGGCCCGCCGGTGTACCCGAACCACATCTGCCCATGCACGTCGCGCACCCGGACGTAGTACCAGTGGTTCGTGAGGCACCCGCGCTTCACCCAGGCGTTCTCCACCTCGTGGCGGTGGGTGACCTCACCGAGCTTGCCACCGCTCCAGGTGGTGACGAGCCACTGGCCCATCTCCGCTCCCTTGATGTACGCGAAGAAGCGCTTCTCCGTGAGCAGGTCGACTACCTGCCGTTTGTCCCCGCACTCCCAGCAGATCTCCTCGACCGTGCCGTCGGGCATTGGGTGGTGCACCGTCCCCGTGGTGTGCTCGCCATGCTTGCTGGGCTTGTGCCCGCAGTCCAAGGTGCAGCGGTCTCTCTCTGCTACCGTCATTGGTTCTTCGGCGCGGAGACTGCCTGCTTTAGCTGGCAGAGGAAGCGCCGCTCCTGTTGTTGGTTGACTTGCTTTGGTTGGACGACTATACTCCAAGACATGAAGTTGGTCGCGGTCGCGAAGCTGCTCCCCACCGACGAACAGGCGACGGCTCTGCTTGCCACCATGGAGCGCGTCAACGAAGCCTGCGAGTGGCTCGGGGCGCGTGCCTTCGAGGGGCAGACCGCTAACAAGTTCGCCCTTCACCATCTCCACTACGGTGACCTCCGGGAGCAGTTCGGGTTGTCGGCCCAGATGGCAGTCAGGGCCATTGGCAAGGTCTGCGACGCCTACAAGCGCGACCGGACGCGGCAGCCCCACTTCAAGCCCCACGGCGCCATCGCCTACGACCAGCGCATCATGAGCTTCAAGGCCATGGACCGGGTATCGCTCCTGACGCTTGCCGGACGCATCCTCGTTCCGTTCGTCGCCGGGGCCTACCACCGCGCCCGGCTCGAAGGCGTCCGTGGTCAGGCCGACCTCGTGCTCCGCAAGGGAAAGTGGTACCTCTACGTGACCGTCGAAGTTCCCGACGGCGCACCAGTTGACCCCGAGGGATGGCTGGGCGTGGACCTCGGCATCCGCAACCTTGCCACCGACTCCGATGGCGAGCGGCACAGCGGGGCCGGCGTGGAGGCGGTGCGTCAGCGCATGCAGCAGCTCCGCACCGCGCTTCAGTCCGTCGGCACGAAGAGCGCCAAGCGCCACCTCAAGCGACTCGCGGGGCACGAGGCCCGCTTCCGTTCCGACGTGAACCACATCATCTCGAAGCGCATCGTTGCCAAGGCCAAAGACACCGCGCGCTGGGTCGCAGTCGAGGATCTGACCCACATTCGCGAGCGGACCACGGTTCGACACGGCCAACGGGCGATGCACTCCGGGTGGGCTTTCTTCCAGCTCCGGTCGTTCTTGACGTACAAGGGCAGGCTCGCTGGCGTGCCGGTTGTCGCCGTCGACCCGCGCAACACCTCGCGCACCTGCCCCCGTTGCGGTCACGTCGACAAGCGCAACCGACGCACGCAGGCTGAGTTCCGCTGCGTCGCTTGCGCCTTTGAGGCGCACGCCGATGTAGTGGGAGCGACCAACATTGCAGCACGGGCCGCCTTCAACCGGCCCATCGTCTCGAGTATTGGGAGTGAAACGCACCTTGCGATACCTCTCCTAGCTCAGGGGCAAGCCGCCAGCTTCAGCGGGCGGTAGTTGACGCTGCCTCCAGGTTGATGACGGGGGCCACGGGGTCGTCCCCCTCGGCCACGTCGCGGACCATCGTGATGCTCGTGGCGATGGGCACCAGCGATGCCAAGCTCCCGACGTCGCGCCCGACGCCGACGCAGAACCATGACACACCCTCGGTCTTGGTGAGGTTCGTCGCCGCCTTGATGGCCGTGTCGTTGAGCAAGTCTTCGCCATCCGTGATGACCACGACGTCGGCCTTCTTCATGGCCCGGCTGGTCCGCACCAGCTCGCACGCCCGCAGGACCGGGGCGTTGAAGTCGGTGCCGCCCTCGCAGCGGTGGTCGAGGGCGTCGCTGAGGTCCTTCGGCGTGGCTCGCCCGGCCTCGATGCCGATCTCGCGGACGATGTCCCCGTTGAAGGCGACGAGGTGGAAGGACCGCCGCTGCTTGGTCGCCGTGCTAAGGAGGGCGAGCGCGACCGCCTTGCTCCAGACGTCCTTGCCGTCTTCGCGCATGGAGCTGGACTCGTCCAGCAGGACCACGACCGGGCCGCGGGTCTCCGTCTCCCGTCCGCTCATCTCGTAAGTGAGGGCCCGCCCCTCCATGAGCTTGGCGAAGAGGGCGAGCTTGAGACGCGGGTGACGCAGGGCCACCAGCTCCGATGGCAGGAGCCGGGCGAGGTCGCTGCCCATGCCCACGCCGTGGACCTCACCCACGCCGGGCTTGACCTTGGAGCGGGCCTTGGCCGCGGCCACCCGTTCCAGCCGTCCGGCCAGCTCGGCGATGCGCTTGAGGCGGGGCGAGTCGCGGAGGCAGCGGTGCGCTTCGCGGACCGCCCGCATGTTCGCCGGGCCGGTGTTCTTCGCGACCGCGGTTCCTGGGGAGCTGATGCCGAGCGGCGTCTCCACGCCCTCCATCTCGGCCTCGGCCTCCTGCACCTGGGCGGCCGCCTGGCGCGCGGCCTTGCGAATGGTGGCGCGCAGGTCGGCGTCGGACGCCTGGCCTTGGCCTGAGCCGCCGCCCTGGCCGGGCTGAGGCTGCTCGCCGCTCTGGCCTCCCGGTTGCTGCTCCTGGCCCGGCTGTCCCTCGTCCTTCGGGGCGTCGGGCACGTGCGGGAGCAGGCTCTCCAGCATGCACTCGGTCGCGATGCCAGCGGCGAAGCCGTTGCGGGCGCACATGACGCGGAGCCGGCCCCACTCGGCCAGCTCCCCCGCCATCTCGTGCAGCTTGGTCGCCCACTCGGGGGCGTTGTCCAGGGCCTGCGGCTCGCCTTGAAGATACAACCTGGCGTGAAGGTCGGCAGGGAACCCGGCGAACGCCGGGCCTTGCTTGCCGATGCCCGCGGTCACGAGGTCGGCCGCGGGCTGGGAGGTGGCGATGTGCTCTGACCAGAGGCGGTCGAGCCACTTGCCGGTCTTGTAGCAGAGGCCCATGCTGGTTCTCCTCAGACGTACAACAGGAGCTTGTAGGCTCCGGTCGCGCACGCCTCATTATAGGTCTTGATGAACTCCTCAGTGCAGCCGTGCTTCCGCATGTGGCTGACGGTGCTCTCGATGAACCTGGCGCGGGCAGCGTATTCCCCAATCGGGCAGTGCAGCAGGAACTCGCATGCATCCTTGTGGGCGAACGTGGCGTACTCCATGCAGTACTGCCAGTTGATGTTATCGTCCTCGAACAGGTCGCTAGCCTCGACCTCGGCGATGACGTGGAAGCGCATGGTCTACCCCTTTTTGTTCTTGGTCTGGTTGTCGTACCGCGGGTCGCCCTTGATCTTGCTCGGCCAGTCGTGGCCGTTGTGGCAGCAGACCAGCGGGAGCTTCGTCTCCGAGTCGAGGTCCGTCATCTGTCCGTTCCAACAGACCTCAGTCTCTCCGTCCCACTCCACGTCGTTGCCGCCGGTAGGACAGCCGTCGAACAGAGCGATGCCTGGGATGGTGTCGCAGGTCCCGATGGCGGGCTCGCCGCACGTCGGGCAGATCGGTTTGCTGAGCTTCATGGCTATGCCACGCTTCCCGGCGCCATGTGCAGCCGCGAGAGGGACTGGAGGGCGAGCTGCGAGAGCGCTCGGTGCCAGGTCTGCACTTTCTGCAGCGCCGCCTTGGCGCGGGCCGTCTTCTTCTCCGGGACGCCGGCGATCTTCGTCTCGAGGCGCGAGTGGATGTCGCCGAGCTGCCGGAGCAGCGGCTCGAGCGCCTGGGTGAGCTGCGGGTTGTCGATGGTCGGGCGCTGGTCGTAGAGGTCCTTCGCCGCGTCCTCCAGCTCGACAGCCTCCAGGTTGAGCGGGTTGGCGACCTTCGCCACGACGCGCTCGACGACGCGGATCTGCGCGGGCTCGGTCCACAGGGAGTGGACGAGGACCTCGCAGTGGTCGGCGCTGGTCTCCGTTTCGCCGTCGAGGAAAGCCTTGGCGCGGAGGAGCTTGCCGCACGCCTTCCAGCGGCGGTCGCTGGCGCTGACGCCTTCCTCTTCGAGCCCGTGCTTGATGTTGATGAGCCCATCCACCGTGTCGTCGGTGAGCGGCGTCATCGCCACGAGGCGCTGCGCCTCGGCCAGCTCGACGAGGGAGACGGTGGCGTTGACCGAGGTGGCGTTGCAGCGGAGCAGCATCTTGAGGCTGTCGTCATCGGCGAGCGGCTGGACCACGAGGCGCACGAGGAAGCGGTCGTACATGGCGCCGAGGCTGGCGTCCTCGGGCAGCTCGTTCGAGGCTCCGACCATGGAGAGCAGCTTCGCGGGCACCGCCGCCCCCGCCTCGTGGTAGACGCGCTCGTTCATCAGGCTGAGCATGGAGTTCAGGATGGCCGAATTCGCCTTCATGCATTCGTCGACGAAAACGAGATGCGCGTCGACGATGCTGCCCTTGATGATGCGCTTGTACTCGTCGTGCTCCAGGGCGCTGAGGCTGAGCGGCCCGAAGAGTTCCTCGGGGGTAGAGAAGCGGGTGAGCAGCCGCTCGAAGTAGGTGGCGCCCGTGATGCGCTCGCACACGGAGCGCACGAGCATCGACTTCGCGGTCCCGGGAGGGCCGAGGAGCAGCAGGTGCTCCCGGGTGAGGAGCGCGAGGAGCGCGGCCTCGACGGCGGTCTCACGCTCGAGCAGGTTCGCGTTGAGGTCCTGGGCGAGAGCGATGATCTTCTGGTGCATGGTGACTGCCTTTCTCCAGGTTGGCAGAACCTGGGTTGCGGTGCTGCGTTGGCCGGACCACGACGAGTCGAACGTCGAGGCCCGGGGTACTATCGAGCCAGGGCTCCGAGCCCTGCTCTATCCTGGCAGCTTCCCCATTCCGCTCAGGCCGAAGATGAGTCCAAGCGCAAAGGCCATCAGCACGAAGGCGATGCCGGCCAGGATGGTTCCATTCATCACGGCCGTCTGGACCACGCGCCGTAGCTCGCCCGCCGTCAATTGCGTAGCTGGTTTGAGATTGTCCATCTCAGTTCCCCTTGGTGAAGACGCCGAGCTGCGCCAGCGCGACCGCGTTCGAGTACACGTTGCCGCCGCTCATCGTCAGGCGCAGCGACACCTCGTGGCCCACGGGACCGCTGTTCTGCACGACGACCTTGACCTTGCCGCTCACCATCGGCTTGCCGCTGAGGCCCATCGCGCTCATCCGCAGCACGGCCTCGCGTGCCGCCGCCTCGCTGCTCGTGAACAGCATGGTGCCGTCAGTCTCGACGAGCTGCTGCTGGAAGCAGGCCCCGCCGAAGGACAGGCGCAGGCCCTCGGGCGACGCGGCCGCCGCCTTGACCTCGGGCGCCGTCTCCGCCACCGGCGTCGAGCCGTTGCCGCCGCGGTGGAGGACGACGCTCTTGCGGATGTCCAGCATGGCGTTCACCTTGATATCCAGGTCGGCAAGGACCTTGACTGCCTGTTCCACGCCGATGCCGAGCGCCGCCTTGTACAGACCAGCACGCTCGCGCAGGGCCTGGTACTCCTCGAGCCGCTTGGTGTATGTCGACGGCTTCTGCGTCCCGTCGAACGCCGCCGCCTCCTCCTCCAGCTTCTGGAGCTGCTCGGCCAGGCTCTCGCTGGCCACGGCCTGGACGACGACCTGGGCCTCGGCCTCCACCTCGCAGAGGACGAGGTCGATGCCGACCTCGGAGATGAACGCGCCGAAGCGTCGGATGGCGTCGAGGCGCTGCGGCGGCGCCCAGTAGATGCGGCCGTCGCCGCGCACCCGGGAGGCGTCGTGCGCCTCGAAGTAGGCGGAGATGGACTTGGTCCAATCGTCGGCGACCACCTTCCCGCGCAGGTCCTGGTACTTCACCGCCACCCGCTTGGCGACGTCGTGCTCGCCTTGGACGACGCTCGGGTCCGGCTCGGCCTGCCACCGCAGGGCGGCGAGGAACTCCGGGTTCTGCCCCTGCGCCAGCTTCACCTTGTCAGCCTCGACGATACCCCATGTCACCTCGTCCCCCTTCTGGACGATCGGAAGCAGCACCAGGTTCTCCTTCTGCTGGAGGCCCGCCTTCACGCTGTCGATGGCCCGGCTGACGGCGGTGCGGTCGCCAGCGTAGCTGGGGATGTACTTCTCGTCGATGCCGTGCTTGACGGCGAGGGCCGCGACCTCCTCGGTGGAGACGGCGTTGATGCCGCGGGCGCGGGTGAACACGAACGCGCCCTGAGAGAACTTGCTGGTCGTGGTTGCCATGTTGCTTGGTCCCTTCTCCCGGCGAGGAGCGCCGGGGTGTGAGGTGGGTGGGCCTACTTACTCGCGGCAAGAGGGCCGCCGCCTTTAGGCGGTGGATGAATTGCCGCAGGGAATGTAGCTGGACTCCGGGTCCGTGGTGCGCTTCTTGCCCTTGAAGAAGTACCTGACGATCTTGTAGGTCATCAGCTACGCCTCCATCAGCAGTTGCGATAGGCACGCGAGGGCGGAATCCATGAATGCAGCCCTCGCCACAGCCCACGCCGCAGCCCCCGCCGCAGCCCCCGCCGCAGCCGACGCCGCAGCCCCCGCCGCATCCCACGCCGCAGCCCCCGCCGCAGCCCCCGCCGCAGCCCCCGCCGCAGCCCCCGCCGCATCCCACGCCGCATCCCACGCCGCAGCCGACGCCGCATCCGACGCCGCATCCCACGCCGCAGCCCCCGCCGACGCCGCATCCCACGCCGCATCCGCCATCTCCTCTTGGCTCACGCTCTCCGGGTCCTCGACGCACCGCCGCACGACCGCGAGGCACTGCGCCACGCGCGGATCGGTGCTTAGGTGCGCAACCTGCTCCGCGCACCAGAGCGCGTACGCCCGCTGGGACCCCGGCCCTTCGTCGGACAGGACGTGCCAGAGCCACCACGAGTCTAGCCCCTCAGCGGCGAGGTCGAACAGCGTCTCCACCGTCGGCTCGCAGCCGGCGGGATAGAGGTTCTTGAAGGCGTCGCGCTGCCCCTCGCAGGCGCCGTGCTTCACGAGCAGGTCGTAGGTGATCTTCATGGCCGGTCTCCTTTACGCCTGGTTCAAGCTGCGGAGGTAGCGGAGGTAGTGGACGCTCTCGACGATGGCGTCCTGCATGAGGCTCGCCTCGTACCGCGCGCTGCACGCCGCGGCGATGAACTGCGCCTGCGACCGGTGGTTCTTCTTCGCCTTGGCCGCCTGTTCCAGGGCCGCCATCTCCTGCCGGTGGGCCGCGACCTTCGCCATGATCGCCACGTCCCGCTCGTACTTCGCTGCCCGCACGGCCCGGCGGCGGGCGAGGTAGGCGGAGTCGAGGTCGCGGAGCCACGCCATGATGGTGGTTACGGCCATGACCGCGGGGTTGCTCTGGAGGATGCGGTTGCCGATGGAGACGGTCATGTTCTGCTTCATGTTCTGCATTTGCATGGTCCTTCTCCAGGCTCGACGGCCTGGTGTTGTTGCTTGACAACTGCTGCGTGTAGCGGTAGGTTAGCGCTGTTCACTTGGCCAAACAAGAATACAGGAGCTACGAGATGGCGACGAAGAAGACCGAAGGCAAGATGCGGCGCGGCATGCAGTTCGTGCTCGGCGAGGACGGGCAGCCGGTGCGGTGCCCGAAGTGCAAGCAGAAGATCCGCGAGGTGAGCCCGAAGAAGCTGCTCACCAAGGAGGAGGTCATCAAGCGAGAGGCCAGGATCGCCAAGATGCAGGCGAACCTGGAGGAGATCAAGCTCATCAACAAGTAGCACCACCGCTCCACGATGAGGGCGAGCCGTCTCGCCCCCACCATGCAACGCTAGGTACTGCCTACCCCTCCACCATTAGCACGGTGTTCTCTCCCGGCACCCACATGGTCATCAGCACCTTGGTGATGCCGAAGTCCCGCAGGTTGGCGAGCTGGTTCTCCAGGCTGTGGCGCCTGGTGGACAGCTCGACCTCCCGCTCGAAGGCGTCGAGGAACTCGGGCTGGCTGACCGAGTAGAGCCACTTCCTGGCAGTGGCCTCGGCCAACTGGAGGATCGTCTCGTGGAGCTTCTCCTGTATGATGGCCTTGGCCTGGGCATAGGTGACACCGATCGGAGACATGGTGGTGGCCTTTCTCCGGCGTGGAGCGCCGGCTTTGCGGAGCTGCTGGCTGGTCTGGCTGCGGACGTCGAGGTAGAAGCGGAGCCCCTTCATGCTGAGGCCGTCGCAGTTCTCTGGGACCTCGGCGATGCAGGCGACGGCCCGCTCCTCGACCCAGAGGTCCTGCTGCACGGAGAGGCAGAGCACGAGGACGATGGCGGGGAGCAGGGCGGACGCGAGCATGACGGTCTCGAGCATGGGTGAGCCCTTCTCCGGCGTCAGGCGCCGGGCTTGACGTATGGCGTTGGCCCGCGGCGGCCGGAGTCGAACCGGCCTGACCTCACCGTCCGCGGGATGCTACCTACTCGGTCTCGAGCCCGGCGAGCGCGAAGATCTCCTCCTTCTCGTCGTCATCTAGCCCCTCCCCGTACTGCTCGATCAGCACGGCCGGGTCCCCGATCTCCCAGCGGTGGCCGTTGCTCCACTGCGAGGGCGTCTCGCAGTACCACGTCCCCTTGCTGGACAGGTACAGGTCCCCGGTGTGGAGGTTGTGCCCGTCGTGGTAGTTCAGGCTCCACGACTTCTTCGCCTTCTCCGTGTCGAACCTGTGGCCCTCGATCAGAACGATGCTTATGGTGCTCTCGCTTTCTGGGGGGTTGCCCCTGCCGGGGTTGCCGGCTCTAGCCCTGCCGCCCGGGAGTCGAACCCGGAGCGGTCTCCGATTGCGGCAGGGGTTCTGCGCTACGCCGGCTCCTTCGGCGCGGCGAAGCTCTCCGCCGCGGCGGTGGCGGCCTTGGCGTTCGCGGCGTCGGGCTTCGAGCCGCAGACCACGAGGTTGACGCCGACCTGGTAACCGGTCGCCTTGGTCGTCGAGCCCGGCTTGCTGCCCATCTTGACGAGGTTGCCGGAGACCTGCAGCGTGACGGGCACGCCGGCGATGGTGGTCTCGACCTTGCCGCCGATGCGGCTCCCGGTCGAGCCGGTCGAGAACGCCTTGGCCTCGGGCTTGAACTCGACGCCGAGGACCGCGACCTTCTCTGCGGTCGGGCTCTTGCCAGAGGCGTACCAGCCCAGGCTTCCCGTCGAGAAGCGACGGGGCAAGGCGACGATGCTGGTGTCGTCGATGGCGAGGGCGAGCGGGGCGGCGGCGGCGAGGAACTCGGACTCGGTCATGTTGAACTTGGTGGTCATGTCGTGCTCCTTCTCCCGGTTGGAAGAACTGGGTTGGTCTTGGTCGCTACGCCCGCGGCGAAGCACTCGTCGCAGGCAGCGGCCGCCCGTGCCGGAGTTGAACCGGCGAGCCGTCGGGCGGGTGCTACGTTCTCCAGGAACCGTGCTACTTGATGAGCGGGTTGCCGTTGCTCCGCAGCCCGCTATCGCTGAGGTAGCCGTCGTTGCTCAGCTTCACCACCTCCGACGCACGCTCTCGCACCACCTCCGGCGTGAGGCCGGCGAGCATGGAGAGAAACGCAGCCGGCACCGACCCGCACTGCGTCACGTTCTTCGGGTCGATGAGGCGGATGTACATGTGCCCCAGCTCGAGGTGCAGCTCCATCACCACCAGCCGCCCGGCCACGTCCTCGGACCCGGTGACCCGCCCCATGACGAGGCCGGTTGCGTGACCCTCGGTCCCGCCGACGAACGTGACCTTGTAGCCGATCATGGAGCCGACCGCCGCCTCGTGGCTGCTCAGGCTGCCGGTGCTGATGCCCGGCAGGTACACCTCGCGGCTGTCGAAGTCGAGGTCGCGGCAGTACTGGACGCCGCGCAGCAGGTGCTTCTTGACGGACGCCTGCGGCTGCCGGCTCTTGAGCAGGGCCTTGCCCCACTCGTGCAGCGTCAGGCCCTCTGACCCGGCGGAGTTGTGCCCGCCCTCGCCCTTCCAGTACGCCTCCTCGATCTCCGGCGGCAGCTTGGTGAGGCAGCCGCGGTTCCAGGAGCGCACCTCGTAGAGGCTCAGCGGCAGGCCGTCGCCGCCGTAGGTCCCGCTGAGGGAGACCTCCTGGTCGCCGAGGTGCAGCGTGCCGCCCATGAATTGGCCGCACTGGCGCATGGAGACGTGGCGCACGATGCCGTAGAGGCCCTCCTTCTTGCTACCGAAGAGGACGAGGAACTGTCCGGCGGCAAGCTGCTCGCCGTCCTTGCTGTAGCCCCTGCGCGAGTTGGTGATGAACATCTGCGTGCTCCTTCTCCCGGCTCGTGGCCGGGTGAACGTTGGTCGGGCCGGCGCGAGTCGGACGCGCCTCGGTCTCCGATGGCCCGCACAGCAAGGAGCCCCGGCAACATCACGCTGCCGGGGCTCCGGTACTTCGTCCACGGTTCCATGTCGGTGAGGCCAGGGTCCGCAGCGGACCTACCATCCTCACCCTGCAGCATCTATCGGCGCTCGCCTCTAGGCGGGGGTGCCAGCCCGTGCGCGCCTCAGCGTCTCAACTCCTGCCGTCTCGTGGTGGCCGGTCGCTTGGAGCAACTCATGGTGTCGGGCTCGTGCCCATCCAACAGAGGCCCCAGCGTACCATGCCGGTGGAGTGATGGTCTAGTCGTCGCCCCGCTTGCGTCGCGCCTCGCAGTACGAGCGCAGGATGGAGTAGCGCTCAGGGTGCATCTTGATGAGCTGCTCCACCTCGCTCAGCGTGAGCGGGTTGGGCCCCGTCTGCACCTCGTTGAAGGTGCGGAGGACGATGCGGATGCGTTCATCGGCGTTCTGGCACATGCGCTTCTGGCCGGCGGTCGTGGCGTTGAACGCCTTCTCGATCTTCGCGTTGAGGCACATGCTACTCGTCCTCATTGCTCTCTTTGCCGCACTCGCAGTCGTCCTCGAACTCGCCGCACTCCGAGCAGCCGTGGTGCTCCTTGAGCTGGGAGACCACCGCCTCCTCGGTGTCGCCGGTCTCCCAGTCGGTGCAGTCGAGGTAGCCGGGCGCGCTCATCCGCCCGACCCAGCCGTGGCAGCGCTCGATGGAGTACGCCTTCCGGTTCTCGCAGTAGTCGGCCAGCTCGGGCGGGACGAGGAAGGGGCCGTCCGGGTACTCGACCCGGACCCAGCTGCCGGCCGGGTCGCTCTCCGTGACCTCGGCGTCGTGCCGCATCTCCGGGGTCGGGGTGAAGTCGGCCACGTCGCACGGGATGACGTCGGTGCCTGACGGGCCGTCGACCAGCAGGTAGTCGGTCTCGTAGGCGGTCGGCTGCATGAAGCTCATGGTCTCCTCCAGTTGTACACCGCGGCCCCGAGCCGGCGGTTCATCTCCAGGTACACGTCGAGCGGGGCGTACATCAGGCCGCCCCACGTGCCGTCCGCCCGCGGTGGCTCGTCGCGCCCCGGCACGCACAGCGGGAGCTTCAGCGTCGCCATGATGTGGCCATCGTCGATGACCATGGTGTTGACGCCCGGCACGCCGCAGATCAACGCGGCCTTGACGCGGCCGTTCCGCATCCCGCCGTAGCCCTGGTGACTGACGGTGGAGTCGGGGCCCGTGCGGTACTCGATGCTGTACCCGCCGCGGCCCACGTGAAAGTGCCCGCCGGCGGCCGCGGCCCGGAGCATCCTGAGGTCGCTGCGCATACTCTCCCGCTCCAGGCCGGCGGCCTTCTCCACCTGCCCGTCCTCACGGAGCTTGCGGTAGTACCACCAGCCCTTGGCCTCCCGGCGGAGTAGCCGGAGGAGGTGGTGGGCCCGGCGTGCGGTGGTCATCACAGCACGCCCCGGTCGGTCAGGCTCACGTAGTTGTCGCCGCCGATGATGCAGTGATCCAACAGCAGGATGCCGAGGAGCTGACCGCACTCCTTGAGCCGGCTCGTCAGGGCGAGGTCGTCGCCGGATGGCTCCGGGTCGCCGCTCGGGTGGTTGTGCACGGCGAACCAGGCCGCGGCCGCGGCGGAGATGAGCGGGCGGAACACCTCGCGTGGGTGGACGTCCACCTGCGCGAGCGTGCCGCGGCTGACCTCGAAGCACGCCTTGACGCGGTGCTTGCTGTCGAGCGCCAGGGCGAAGAAGCTCTCCTGCTCGCGCGTCGGCAGGTCCGGGTAGCGCTGCAGGACGAACTCGTAGACTTGCTGCGGGCTGCGTAGGCGATCGGAGAGCGGGCGAGGGCGAGCGTAGCGCACCACCTCGGCCTCCGCGAGGAAGGTGCGGGCGGCCTCCACGGCCGCGGCAAATGACCTCTGGGCCATGCTGCTCCTGTCTCCGGGCTCGTGGCCCGGGGTTGTCGGCCGAGCAGAGCAGGAGTCGAACCCGCGCTGCCCGGGGTGCTGCAGGGTTTCCGGGGCTCCGAGCCCCGGCGCTACTCAACCAACTGTCGAGCTGCCTCCTTGAGGATGCACACGCCGGCGCCGAGCCCAAGCCAGTCTCCGCACGAGCGGAGCTGCTGGTCGACCTCCGGCCCGAGCATCGGGACCAGCGCGTCCCAGCGAGCGAGCGGGATGTCGTTGAAGCTGTTGGTCTGGTCCTTCTCCTGCGGCAGCTTGAGCGACAGGACGGTGATGCGGAATGCGACAAGCTGCCGCACCCCAACCGTGACGAACTGGGAGTAGTACTTGCGGTGCCGCTGCTCCGCCTCCTCCCGAGAGATGAATGGGGCCATGTACTCCTTGCGGGTCATCATGCGTTATCTCCTTGACCGGCGGTCCATCCGCCAGTCGATGTAGAGCCAGAGGAAGCCGCACCCGGCCAGCATGCAGACTTCGAGCATCACGCCACCCGCCCCTGGCTGGTGGCGGTGATGACGATGCGCTCGAAGACCGACGCCTCCGGGTCCTCATCGTACTCCACCCCGCCGTCCTCGCTGCCGCGGTAGGCCACGGCGGCCGCCCGGGACCAGCAGATGACGTCGAGGGTGACCGACTCGCCGCGGGAGAGGCAGAGCGCGACCGCCAGGCCGGCTGCCTCGTTGGGGTCGTCGCACACCTTGGTTTGGGCTTGCCCGTTGGTGAAGTCGACGTGGTACTCCAGGTCCTTGTGGCCGGCCATGCTAGCTGCTCCGCTTCCCGCTGGCGGAGATGGCGGCCATGGCGGCGCGGGAGATGGCCACCTCGGCGGCCTCGGTCGGGATGACGCCGCTGCCCATGGAGATGCGGCCGGCGTTACCGACCAGCTCCACGATGCTGAAGCGGCGCTCGCTCTCCGTGATGACCAGGGACAAGGTGTCCCCGGTCAAGGTCTCCAGGCGGCGCAGGGCGGAGGAGTACTTCGAGGTCAGGTGGATGTCGGTCATGGGGTTCCTTCTCCTGCCTCGACGGGCAGGTGGGACAAGGTGTATGCTGTCTGGGTGAGCTGATAAAAGTCGGGCCGCCCCTGGACGCAACTCCAAGAGCGGCCCTGATCAACCAGGTCCCGGGAGGGCCTAGCCGATGTCGAAGTCCAAGATACCTGAAGCGCCAAGAGACAGCAACGGAGAACCGGCGGTGCGGCCGCCGCGCGACTGGCACGGTCTCCCGTACTGGCCAGCTGCCATCGACGAGCTTGGCCTTGACCCGTATGACATCCGCGTCTACCTGCGGGTGTGTCGCCGGGCCGGTCTCAAGAAGCACTGCTTCGAGAGCGTCAGGAGCATGGCGGCCGGGTGCCGTTGCCGAGCAGCAGGTCCACCTGCATCTCCTGCTCGTCGCCCAGGTCGGGGCGGTCGTCGAGGTGGTAGCCGGAGGCCAGCTATGCGGTCTCGAAGAGCGCCAGCACCTCGGAGTCGGGCACGTACTTCGCGGCCGGCTCGCTCGCGTCGTAGGTCTCCAGCGGGAGCGTGGAGACGAACCGCTCGGCCTGGTAGACGGCCCAGGCAGCCTGCTCGGCGTCCGTCTCCGGGCAGAGCAGCGTGGTGGGCTCGGCCCGCGGCGGGAGCGCGATGAGCTGCTCGGCGGCGTCAAGGGCGACGCGGCTGGTCTTGAAGTTGGCCGTCTCTGCCATCCCCTCGCGCCGGGCCATGTGCCGCTCGCGCCGGCGCCGCTGCTTGAGGCCCTTGCTACCGGGCCGGTAGGCATACTCGTTCTCCAGGCGCCAAGCCAGGTCGCGTTTGTGGCTGGCGAGGAAGCGCTCGTGACTGGCGGCCGACGTGGCCGCGTAGTACTTCTCCCGCACCGCGACGCTCTCGTGCTTGGCCTTGACGCTCTCGTGGTAGTAGGCCTCGAAGATGACGCCGCGGTCCAGGTAGTTGCGCATGGCCTGCCGCGCCAAGCTATCCAGGACGGCAAGCCGCTCGCCGAGCTTGAGGGCCTCGGCGTCGAGCGCTGCTGCCTTCTCCAGGTGCCGCTCGGCCGCCGCCTTGAACCCGGCGACGGCGAGTGCCTTCTCCTGCCGCTTGCCCATGACGTGTCCTCTTCTCCCGAGCCTCGCCCGGGTGGTAGGTGCTACTTGGCCGGCCAGCGGTGGAGTCGAACCACCTGCTGCCGGGTAGCTGCCAGGTTCTCCGGCGGCCCGGCCGCCGGTGCTACCGCTGCCGCCCCTCGGCCACGTCCAGCTGCCTGCTGTTGTCCTCCCAATCCGAGCAGGCCTCGTCGTCGCTGCCCGCCATGCAGTCGGCCAAGGTGACTGGCTTAGCCGGGCAGGCGCCGGCGATCTCCGCCAGCGCGTCCGGCAACTCGCGGAGGGCGGCCACCGGTTCGCGCCGCAGGTACTCCAGGTAGACGCCCACCCGGTGGACCTGCTCCACCTGGCACGACGTCATGGAGGGCTGGGAGAAGAGAGCGAGGGTGATGAGCAGGGCGCCCATCTCCTACCGCCCCTCCAGCGCCTCGTCGGCGCGGTCGGCGATCTGGAGCAGAGACAGGCCGGTGCTGGCCCACCCGGAGTAGGCGCAGTCGATGAGGGCCTGGCAAACCACCAAATCGGTCTCCGTGCTGGCGGCGCGGTAGGCATCGGCGGACAGGTCGGCGATGGCGCGGCGCATCTCGTGGCTCATGGGGTTCCTGTTCTCCCAGCTCAAGGCCGGGTGGTAGGTGCTGCGTTGGCCTGCCGGGCGGGAATCGAACCCACGAGCCGGGCGGCAGGTTTGCTACCAGGTTCTCCCTAGCAAGTGCAGCCGTCCGGGATGTCGTTCTCCTGCTCGGGCTGGCCGTTGACGTGGGCGATCGGCTCGGAGTCCAGCTCCGTCTCCGTCTCCAGCGTCCCGCTGCTGAGGGCCGTGAACGGGAACAGCTGGAAGGCGTCGTCGTAGTCCGGGTGCTCGAGCTGCAGCACGGTCTCCATGCAGTCGGCCTGTGCCTCGGCGGTGCCGTAGCCAACGGGCGCCACATCCTGCGCCACGACCATCTCCGCCACCACCAGGTCCAGGGCGTCGGGCTGGCCGGCCAGCATCTCCATGACCGCCGGGAAGCAGGAGTACGCCGGGCGGTCGGAGCGGGGCGCGGTGGCCTCGATCGGCGCCAGCTCCACGGCCATGGTCCGCACGTTGCAGCGGCCGCCGTAGCGGAGGCCGGTCTTGTGGTCGACCGCCGTGACCCACTGCTCGTCGTCGGGGACGCTGCCGGAGTGACCGCGCTTCTCCACGCCCAGCATGAAGCCGGACGCCAGCAGCACGACGCAGCGCTTGCTAGTGAACGTGCCGCCGAGGCGCGCGGTGGTGGAGTACAGGGCGCGCATGGCCTGGCGCTTCTCCATGTCGCCGCCGGCCGGTACGAATCCTCCGTTGTCTGCCATGGTCTTGCTCCTGGTATCTCCCGAGCCTCGCCCGGGTGGTTGGTGCTGCGTTAGTGCCTGCCGGTGGAGTCGAACCACCGAGCCGCTGTGCTAGCCGGCCGTCCCACGTAGGCTCCCTTCTCAGGCTCCCTTCTTCGATCTCCCGGGTATCGCGCCCAGGATCTACGCCGCCCGCGCCAGGCGCACCGTGCAGAGCGCCTTGGCCGTCTCTCGGCTGGGCCGGTGGCCGATGCACTTGCGGGTACGGCCGTTGCTCCAGTAGCAGGCCCAGTCGGTGCCGGAGAACTCCACCGCCCACGCCAGGTGGCCGGAGCTGGCGCTGGAGACGTTGAGGTGGTCGGTCCAGGCCAGAGCGGCGGCGGCGTCCAGCCTGCTGGCGTGCTGCATGGTCTCTGCCTGCTTCACCGCGTACCCGGCCTGGAAGCCGGAGACGTACTCGGGGTCGGTCCTACACATCCCGCGCCCGGTCTCCCGGGCGGTGTAGCCATGCTGGTAGCCGAGCTTGTACATGGGAGAGCCTCGCAAATAGGTTGGCGGTTATAAACCGGTGGCACGTCCACCCTGGATTGCTAGGGCATAAAGTACAGGGGTAGTACGGTATATCTCAGGACACACTACTCCCTTGGGGGGTGGCCCTGCTAGGTACATGGTACTAGGTACATGGTACTACGGCCTATATGTAGGCACACTACTCCCTACATGGTAGGCTAGTCTCTGGCCCGTCTGCTCTGCAAGGTTGACGGTGCCGTCTCTACACGCGCGGGAGTACTCTAGGGGAGTACTCTACCGCGCCAGCTTGAATCGCGCGTCATCAAACCGCGCGAAGTGCGCGCGATTGCTCATTTGGTGCCGCACTCGCCTTTGAGGCTAGCCCCTGACTGGTGAATCCCAGTCTAAGCGTGCGGCAGACACCTTAGCCTCGCGTTGTGTGACCCTCTGCTAGCGCACAACCATGCCTAGCTATCTCCAGCCTACATGGGGTAGCTACACTCCCACAAAGCCTGCTAGACTCGCTGCACGCGGCACGTTCGAGTCACCCAACGTTCGCTCAAGTGTCTTACCACGGTATCGCCTAGCTACCCGTGGCCCCTTCCCTCACTCGCCCGGTACGCTACCTCTGGGAGTGTTCTCGCCTCGAAAGGCTCGACTCCGACGATAGACCGGTTAAGGGGAAGGTGGCGATTCAATTGTCATAGAACGTCGGTTTGCGATGCTCCGAAGCTACGCTGCTAGCGTGCCACATCGTACCCTCACACTAAGACGCCTCGACCATGTGCTACAGGCTATCTCCTGGCTTATACTCCAGGGTGCTCAGGTATCGGCTGTCACTAGCCCGACTCCTCCGGTATGTCGCTGCCTCTGTCCCTTCCACGCGCTTATCGCTTGTGGACCTGAGGCACCGTTTACCTAGCTAGGTGGTGGTTTCCTTTCCCCACGTGCGATAAGCGCCAGTGGTAGTCGCGTATGCTCTACCGCGTACGAATGCTGCGCGGTATGTCGCGTTTTTCACGCTACCGGGGGCCATGTGGCGCCCATGGTAACCGTCGAGATAGCCTTGCTCAGCCGCGCGATATCCTGGCATGTAGGGGCCAGAATCGTCGGGGCGGCGGATGAGCTGCGCTTGATGCTTAGCTCGCATCCTCTTCTGCACCATGACTGGATTGGCCATGGTTTACGCTCCGAATCTACGGCTAGCCGTGCGCACTATGCGACGGCTTGAGTAACTACCGTGTAACCCGTGGTTAACGTCTAGCGGGCTGGCATTGCCGCGTGCTGCGTGGGCGTAGTCTGCAAGCCAATGCCGCGTGACCTTACGGCCCGTCCGGCACTTCCCACCGAGCAAGGCGCCAGCTACTAGCGCGATGATGACGAGGAGTGCCATGCTAGGTGTCCCCAAGGATACGCGCAACGGCATCGGCAACCGTGGGTGCCCACACCGCGTGACCAGCGTGGTAGGCTTCCACGATACCGGAGTCGAGGCGCATAAAGGTCCAATCTTCCGCAGTATCGGCAGCGAGCTTGGACGCTATGGCGTGGCGCGCGGAAGCCAGGGGGCTTTGCTCTGCCGTGTGTGCCGTCGCGTTAACCATGCCAGGGAAGCATTGCAACGTCAGGGCCAGGAAAGTGTGACTGCGATATCATGAGCTTGCGCGGTTTAGGTGAGGTCCAGACTCCCACCATTGACGGCCGGCGCGAGAGTGAGGCGCGAGAGATATTAAGGCGTTGCGCGATCTACATTGGAAGCATGGGGATAAATCCCCATAGGCAAGGCATTGGGACGACTGCGGTTTGCGGAGCGATAGGAACCATCGCAGGGAAGGGTGGGGGAGAAGACCCCACCTATAGTCATTTCCGCCATACGTTGCAATACGTTCTGATATGTAAAGCCTACCTACATGTACCCCTTTACATATGGTGTCTTGAGCCCCCAATTGACACGCGCATTGTACACCATACCTACATGTACCCCTTTACATATGGGGGCGCCAGCCCCCATCTACTAACCGATGGTCATGTGACCTGTGCCTGTTAACCGTCGGTCGTATCCTATCGACCGGAGTGATACGGGTGCAACGTCGTGATATTACTAGCGTGCGCTCATGTACTCCCTACTGTATGCCGTGCTACCGTACCCTTACAGACGCTCCGTCCTACCAGCTGGGGCCTAGAGGCTACTTGATCATGCTCGCGCGCACAGAATAGTTTTCAAACTACGTTCCAAGTTTCACGCCTCCTTCAAATCTTCCCTCGTACGCTTCAGCATGAAGAACCTCAAGCACTACCAGCGAGCCTATGATTCTAGGCGCCGTCCTAACCGCTCTCCGGATGCATTGCTCTCCGACGTCCTAGACAAGGTTGCCACCGCCCACACCATCCTCGAGCCCGACTTCACCCCAGGCAAGGATGCTGTTGCCGCCACCCTGCTCGAGCTGGTCTACGCCTTCGAGCGCCTCGACTCCTGGTTCTCGCACGGAGGGTCTAAGCCGCGGCTCTGGGCCAGGAAGAAGCTGCAGCATACCTCTCCCGTTTCTCCTGACGAGGTAGAGGTCGTGGTCTCCAGGCGCGGTCTTCCATGTCCCCTCAGCGGCGTCGAGGTCACTCTCACTGGAGAGTCCCAGGAGTTCGCGTGCCCGTGTGGGGCGATGTTTCAGGTCACCGGGTTGAGGACGCTCTTGATCGGTGTGCACCTGGCACAGCTGTCGTGGTGGTTCAGGACGTACGGCGACTTCATCAGGCCTTAACCACAGCCTTCCTCTCCAGGTTCTCGCGCCTCGCGCAAAACCCATCTCGTACAGCTTCTTACCGCCGCAGGCCTTTCACCTATGAGGCCTGCTTCACCAGGCGGTGAGGGGACTCTTGAGTGGCGATAACCATGCGCGGCGCCCGCGACTTCGTGCTCTGCGCTGCTGGCTGGGATGGCTTGGCACTTGATTAGGAGGAAGGCGTGAAAGTTCGCGAGCTGGTAGAGAAGCTGCAAGCCCTGCCGCAGGACCTCGACGCGTACGTTCAGGAGGGCGACTCGCCTAGCTACGCCTACCGGGCGGTCGAGTCCGCGGTGCGGCCGGCGGTGATCTCCGATGACGGGCGGCTGGCTGCGCTCCTCGCGGGTCGTCGTGAGGGGACCGTGCTCGACGGGGGTCTGAACTTCCGCGACGCCATGTCCGATGCCCTCCAGCGTGAACAGCTTCAGCGAGCGGTTCAGGGTCTTCACGATCACCGGCGTCGGGGGTCGACCGCGCCCGTCCCTGACGGCCTTGGCGACCTCGCCCTTGACCAGGCTGCGCAGCTCGCGGACCGACAGCTCCTTGCTGAGCGACACCATCGAGGACAGCTTCAAGGAGAGCGTTTGCCGGCCACGTCTGCGAAGACGACGAGCGCTTCGCGGTCGGAGACCGTGTCTCCGTCGGGACCTCAGACGAGGCGGCGCCTAACGCCACCGTGCAGAGCCCGCCGTTCACGGAGCGCGGCAAGCTCCGCATCTTGTTCGACGGCAGCTCGGTCACCTACGACATCCCGCGCTCGCTCTGCAAGAAGATCTGAAAATCCTCTCTCGTACACTTCCTCATGAAGCCTGATCGACCCCGCCTCTACCGCGGCCGCCCCGTCCGGCCGAAGGCTGCGGCCGACCGGCCCGGCCGCACGGGCAACCCGCTCGTCGCCGTCGGGTACATCCGCGTCTCGAAGGATGAGCAGGACCTCTCCCCCGAGGCCCAGCTCGAGGCGATGGAGGGATGGTGCCGCGGCCGAGGCGTCGTCCTCGCCTCGTGGCACGAGGACCGCCTCTGCAGCGTCACCGCGGTGGACCAGCGCCCCGGGCTGATGGAGGCGCTCGAGCAGGTGCAGGCGCTCGGGGCCGGCGTGCTCCTCGTCGCCAAGCGCGACCGCCTCGCCCGCGACCCCATCATCACCGCGATGGTCGAGCGCCTGGTCGAGCGCGCCGGCGCCCGGGTGCAGTCCGCGGCTGGCGAGGGCACGGACGGCGACGGCCCGGTCGACCAGCTCATGCGGCGCATCGTCGACGCCTTCGCCGAGTACGAGCGGGCCCTCATCCGCCAACGCACCAAGGCCGCGCTGGCCGTCAAGAGCCGCCGCGGGGAGCGCGTCGGGGGCGTCCCGTACGGGTGGCGGGTCGCCGCGGACGGGGTGCACCTGATTCCCGACGAGGTCGAGCAGCACATCATCAAGATGGCGAGCGAGCTGCGCGACCAGGGGCAGTCGCTCAACGAGGTCTCGGACTCGCTTGCTCGCTTGGACCTCGTCTCGCGCCGCGGGGTCCCGTTACAGAAGATGTCGATCAAGCGGATGGTGAGCGGGCGGAGGCTCGCCCAGGTGGACCTGACTTGATCGTCTGTGACCACTGCCGGCAGAGCGTGCTCGCCAGGCGCCGGGTCGTCTGCCCGCACTGCGACGCCGACCTGTGCGAGGGCTGCTACGACTCGCACCGCTGCCACGGGCGCGAGGACGCCTGCCGCTGCCGAGAGGAGAGTCATGCTCCAGACCGACCTGCTTGACCGCATCGCCGCAACCACTAAGAAGAACGAGAAGCTCGCGCTCCTGAAACAGGTCGAGGGGGAGACCCGCGAGCTGCTGCGTCTGGCGCTCGATCCGATGGTCACCTTCGGGCTCACCGTCGCCGAGTGCACGAAGCATGGCTGGAGCGGCGACCCGCAGGAGGTCCAGCATGAGCTGCTCCAGGAGGCGGAGTGGTGGCCGGTCCTGACCGACCTGGCCTCCAGGCTGGCGTCGCGCAGCTTGACCGGCAACGAGGCGAAGGAGGCGGTCCACGTCGTTTGCCAGTCGGCGCCGAACGCCGCGGCCGCGTTGTGGGCGTCGCGGATGCTCAACAAGGATCTCCGCGCCGGGGTCGCCGGCGGCATCGTCCTCGACGCCATCCCCGACCTCTACGAGGAGTTCGAGGTCTGGTTGGCGAAGCCGTACGAAGACCAAGAGCTGCCAGAGACAGCAGTGCTTGAACGCAAGCTTGATGGGTTACGCATGGTAGTGATGGGAGGCAAAGCCTTCACGAGAAATGGGCACGTCATCTCATCAGTCGATCCGATAATCGAGCAACTACCAGATCAAGTTCGTAATAAATTCGTAACCGACGGTGAGATCGTTGGAGCCGAGTTCGATGATACTTCCGGTCAGGTGCGACAAAAGAAAGGACGAGCATCTGAATCGCTCGTGTACAATGTCTTTGATCTTATCTCCTTGCAAGAGTGGAAATCGCGAGACACAGCTATTCTTCTAGAGCGGAAAGAAATGATGACCGAGTTGCTCATCCCATATCAAACTGAGAATATCGGCGTTGTTCCGTGGGACATTGTCAAGAATATAACAATTGAAGTAGCTATCGCTAAACGCGATAATTACTTGAGCCTCGGGTACGAAGGCGTAATGATCAAGGACGCATCGAGTCAGTACGTGTGGGGGCGTAACAACTCGATGATGAAACTCAAGAAGATGGACAACCTCGATGGCATCGTCGTCGGCACATATGAAGGGAAGAAGGGTAAGACTAAAGGCAAGCTCGGAGGTCTGAGCGTAAGACATTCTGGCAAGATCAAAGGCGGTCTCGAAGTCGAAGCCGTGACCGATGTCGGTAGTGGATTCACTGACAAGCAACGTGTTGAATTGTGGGCAATGCGTGAGCAGCTTGTCGGTTGGTGTGTCGAGATTCAATTTCAGAACTTCACGTCAAAAGAAGGAAGAATGCGCTTCCCGGTCTATCTTGGAAGGCGTCCAGATAAAGAATGAGACTTGGCTCGGCGGGGCTCGGTTAGGCGGGGCTTGGCGCTGCAAGGCAAGCTACGGCTCGGCGTTCCACGGCAAGGGATTCATTTAGTTAGTAGAACGCCAGAAAGATAATCAATGCTGATCACGATAGAGATCAAGGGTCGCACTCCACTGTTGATGAACCGCTTCGGCGAGGTTCCTGAAGTCGCCACGACCAGCGGGCATGCTCCGGTTATGACGTCTTCGTCAGAGCGTGGCACTCCACGTACTCAGGCGGAGAAGGCCGCGTACCGCGACGCGAAGACCGGAGAGCTGTTCATCCCAGGACCGAACGTCCTCTCGTGCCTTGTCGAGGCCGGGAAGTTCACGAAGGCTGGGAAGACGAAGCTCACGACCCAGAAGTCGACGCTCGTCACCGCCGGTTTGATGCTGAACGAGGTCGCGCTCCCGCTCCACGTCAGCGAGTTCGAGGTCGACTCGCGCGGGGTCGTCATCCCGGCTACCGGGGGGCGCGTCATTCGTCATCGTCCGCGGCTCGACGAGTGGAGTTTGACGTTCTCGCTAGACGTCGACGAGACGATGTTCTCCGAGTCGTTGGTCAGGACGCTCGTCGACGATGCCGGGAAGAAGATCGGGCTCGGAGACTATCGTCCATCTCGCAAGGGTCCGTTCGGCAGGTTCGACGTGGTAGGATGGAAGGTCGAGAAGTAACATGCCGCGAGGGCCGTACGAACACGACAGCCTGACCTTCGCCCCGGACCGGCAACTCGAGTGTCGGGGGTACGGCAAGTGCCTCGACGTCGCGCTCAGCAGCGGTTGGGTGTCGTGGTGTTGCACCGGGTGCACGAAGTTCGTCGAGCTGACGGCCGAGGAGAAGACCAGCGACATGATCGCCCTGCTCCACATCCTCGGGGAGCTGGAGTTCCCGCTCGGCATCAAGAAGAGGCACGACCCGTGAGGCCGGATCGCTACGACGGCGACCCCGACCTCGACCGCCTTGAGCGCACCGTCGCCGGGCTCGACGGCGTCGTCGAGATGGCGGTCACGGCCGCTCGCGAGAAGATCGGTGAGCCGACGTGCGCCGGGTGCCGGAGCCCGGGGTGCTGCTACCAGCGCGTGTCGGTGACGCTGGCGGAGGCCCTGCCGATCGCGCGCCGGCTCATCAGCCGCGGGTTCGACTCCCCCGGGGTGCGGCGGCGGCTCGCCGGCGAGGGTGAGGAGATGTCGTCGCGCACGCCAGAGGAGTGGTGGGCGCTGTCGAGGCCGTGCTTCTTCCTCGGCGAGGGGCGGTGCTCTATCTACGACGTGCGCCCGGTGGCGTGCCGCGCTCGCTTCTCGTGGAGCGACCCGGAGTTGTGCCAGCCGCCGGCCGTCAGCGACGTCGTGACCGTCGACATGGTCGGCGCCGCCCGAGCCGTGGTGCAGCTCAACCTCGAGCTGTGCCGCGGCCTCGGCCTGAATGACGTCGTCACCTACGCCGGCGCCATGCCGCGGATGGTGGCGGTCGCGCTCGAGGCGCTCAGCAGAGACACCGCCGCTGCCGTCGAGTACCTATGGGGGCTGGAGTTTCCGATCGCGGGCCGCTGAGCCGTCAAGCAAAACCTCGCGACGTACACCTCGACATGAAGATCAACGACCCGCTCGAGGCAGTCCGCGAGATCGACGGCAAGGTCAAGGAGGCCCTCTCCGGCGTCGAGCCTACCGGCGAGGTCCGGTCGGCCGTCACCAAGTATCTGCTCGCGATGGCGGCGACCGTCGCGAGGTCCGCCGGGGCCAGCGTCAGCGACTACCTGGAGGAGGCTCGGCAGACGTGGGACGAGTCAGCCGCGCCGCAGCAAGCGCCGACTGCCGAGCCGGCGACCATCAACTGATGCGCCAGGTCGTCACTATCAATGTGGTCTCCGGGTCCCCGAGACCGTGGACGTTCTACACCGTCTACCAGCTGCCGGACCTGAGCTACGTCGCCTCGCGGCGCAGCGAGGTCGACCTCGGGTGGCGGCTCGGGCAGCTCATAGGCCTCAAGGACGGCGAGATCGTTGGCTACGTCGCGACGCTTAGGACGTGCGGTGATGCGCAGAGCTGGTCCCACGTCTTCATGTGCGGGAGCCTCATCGTGGTTGAACCCGACGACTACTCTCAGGGGATACCGACCGTGCTCTATCTGAAGGTTGATGATGCGTGACAGCGACCCGGTGTGCGAGTTCCAGGTGAGGGTGAAGCGAACGACCGACGCAGCGATCTGCTGCCACGTTGAAGGCGTCGCGGAAGACGTGTGGTTCCCGAAGTCGCAGATCAACCTTGACGATTCGGACGTCAGCGAAGTCGGCGACACCGGGTCATTGATCGTCAGCGAGTGGATCGCGCTGCAGAAGAACCTGATCTGAACGGAGGATGAAGATGTCTGAGAAGCGCAAGCGCACCGCGATCGACGCCAAGCGCGGCGTCGTGTTCTGGGTCGAGCAGGACAAGCTCACCCTCATCACCGACGAGTCACGCCCGCTGTTCGACCCGTCGGCGCTCTTCTCACCCGACCCCGAGCTGGTTCAGAGCCTCATCGTCGAGGGCCAGGTGCAGGAGTTGCTGGCCCGCCGCAACGGCCCGCTGCTCGAGATCATCGACGGCAACCGTCGCTACAAGGCCGGCTGCCTCGCTGGCAAGAAGCAGGGGCGGCCGTTCGTGTTCCGCGTCCGCGTGGTCGACGCGGCCAGCGACGCCGAGTTCTACCGGATGAAGCTGGCAGCCAACCTCCACAAGAAGGCGCCGCCGACTGTGGAGGCACAGCGCATCTCGCGCTTCCTCAAGGCCGGCGGGACCGAAGAGGAGGCGATGGTCGCCGTCGGGGCGAAGAGCGTGACGACCGTGCACAACAAGCTGGCGCTGCTGCGCTGCTGCGCCAAGGTCCAGCGGATGGTCGACTCCGGCGAGCTGACCGAGACTATTGCGGTCGAGCTGTCGGGCCTGACGCGCGAGAAGCAGGAGCAGGCGGTCGATGAGATGGAGAAGAACGGGACGCTGCGCGGCGAGGTCGCGCGGCGGTCGGTGAAGGCAGCGAAGAGCGGCAAGAAGCTGCCGACGAAGGATGGGCCGCGGCCGCTCACTCAGTCGAAGCTCGAGAAGCTCTCCGACGAGCTGTCGAACTACGCGGAGTCGAGCGACTTCGTCGCCTTCATCGCCCTCATCCTCGGCGACGAGAAGATGTTCGAGGACCTGCCGTCGTTCGTGAAGGCGGCCTACGACTCGGTCACGAAGGCCAAGAAGGTGTCCAAGGAGAAGAAGGCGGCGTAGCTCATGAGCGCAGTACCGATCGAAGACTTTGCCGCCAACCTCGTCGCGCTTGAGGCCACGCCATGACCCGTCTCTCCCTGCTCGAAGCCGTAGTCGCCGAGGTCCGCGATCTGGATCGGCGCTACCGTGCGATCACGGGCCACCCGGCGGCGGGGAGCGACAAGGTGCTGGCGGCAGTCGCAGCCCTCGACGCAAACGACGCGGCGCAGTTCGATCCCTGCGCGGTCTGCGGCCATACGCTCGACTCGGCCGTCTGTCCGCAGTGCGGCACGGACGCCTGGCGTCACTGGGCGCGGGAGAACGCCAACTGGAACGACGTGGCCGACCCAGAGGCGGAACTCGGGCGCGAGTCGCTGGCGCCCGCCTGCCCTGTCTGCGCGGCGAACCCGCCCGGTCCCGACGAGCCCTGCCCTGACCCGTTGGGGCCGCTGCTCAAGGCGCTGGGGAGCGAGGCGCCTGAGCCCACCGCCGCCATCCTCGACCGCGAGGCGGCGCGCCGGCGGCGGGACCTCGCCGAGGTCACGCGCGGGCCGGTCGAAGGCGACGCGGGCGCCGACGCCGGCTCGTCGCCGGAGATGCCGGTGAGCGGGTGCGTGCCGGAGAGGGAGTCCTGGCGCGTGGAGCGTTTCGGCTCGGGTTGGTGCTGCTACCGCGTCGACATCGACGGCACCCCCATCGGAGTGCTGACGGAACGTGACGACGGGCTCGGCTACTGCGTGCGCAACACCGAGGCCGCCGCCCGCGCCGACGGTGAGGCGAGCGGGCTGCCGGAGTACAAGCAGCCTGAGAAGGTCTGAACGAGTACGGCAAGCCGTAAGGAGATGCCGTGAAAACCTCCGACGCAGAGTACAACGCATCGCTGAAGCGGGCCGGTCTACTCGACCAACGCGAGGACACCCTTGAGGCTCTGGCGGCACTGCTCACGGCGGCTCTCAAGCGTGCTGAGGGCGGTCCTCGTCTATTCGTCCGGGTGCGCATCCCGATCTGGCTGTGCAACCGCGTGCGGAGCGAGATCGCCGGCATCGTCCATGAGATCCACAACCGGAACCTGCCTCTGCCGCTGTGCCGCCTCCCAGGCTGCGGCGCTACCTCGCGGATCTATGGGATCGGTGCAACGGAGGAGCAGGACGCCCAGTGTCCTGCTCATGCTAACGGCCATCCGCACGACTGCGGCTGCGACGAGTGTTTCTGAGGAGTGGCTACTGCGCAAGCTGGTTCGCTGGATGCAGTAACCTTTTCTGCTTGACAAGCGCAATACAGGCGTTATACTAGTCTCATGATGACTAACAAGCCCGAGTTTCTCCGGTGGCGTGGAGCCACCCTCCTCACCCTCTCGTCGGCGAAGGGGCAGCTCCTCTGCGTGCAGGACGAGCTGGACTCGGACGCGGTGCGGACAGCCCTGGCCGCTCTGGAGTCCACGACGCACCTGGTCGAGGCGCTCGCCCATGACGACGAACCAGCGTGCGATCACGAGTTCGATTACATCACTAATCGCTGTGTCAAGTGCGACGTGCGGGAGCCGCTGTGAGCGGTCCGCGGAGAGCGCCGACGACCCGGCGCGTGCTCCTGGAGTTGCACGACGCCGTGCAGCGTCTGCTCACGACCTACGGCCACCGGCCGGCCGAGCAGGCGTACCTCGCGCGGGCGCTCAACTCCGTCTGCGTTGACGAGGAGATCCGCGATCAACTCGCGTTCTACCTCAGTGCTCCCGACGACGGATTTCTTCCGCCGCACGGGCCGGACTGCACCTGCTCCGACTGCTACCGCACGCGCGAGGCCCCATGAGTAAGCCCACCAAGCCGACCGCCGCCCTGCACCCCGTCATGTTCCGCCTGAGCCCGGAGCACATCGCGGCCCTCGACACCATCGGCCGCGAGTTGGCCGAGCGTGACCGCTCGCCCAAGAGCCGCACGGACGCTCTGCGCCACGTCCTCAACACGTACCTCGCGAGGCGCAAGCCATGAGCCCAACCCGCCGGCGCCCAACGCGCCGTGATCTGCTCATCGTCATTGAGCAGCTTCAGGACATCATTGGCCGCGCCCGGGGCGCCAATCACGACCGCAACCCCAACCGCTTTGCCGAGGTTGATGGGTTGCTCAGCGCGGCCTTCGACTACTGCCTCAAGGCGCGGAATCATGATCCGCCCGTCGGGTCGCGCCCGAGTCCGTGGCGCGGCATCATCGTGCCGCGAGACACGAGGTTCGTGTGACCTCGCCTTACACCACTGGAGCAGAAGCGGCACCGCATCAACCGACCCAAGGGAGGACCGACCGATGAAGACCAAGAAGCCGATCATCTACACGCTCACCGACGCCCACCGTAAGCGCCTTAAGCCGTGGGCCGACCAGTGGATCGCTAACGCCCTGTCGACCAAGCCGATGGACGACGCCGAGCGCGAGATCGTACGCAAGGCCGTCGCCGGGCTCTACGACGCTGCGAAGCTGCCGCAGCCGAAGGCCGTCGTGTTCTCGCGCGGTCCGATCTCGGGCGCCATCGCGGCTGGAGTCGCGGCGGGCGTGTGGCACCTGCGGAAGCACCCGGAAATCCACGCGAGCCTGTTCGGCCGCAGCGTGACCGAGCGCGAGATCACGGCGGCCATCGGTCCGGCGTGTGCGCGCGCGACGCTCGCGGCTATGCGCGGGATGGCGAATGGACCGCCAGTTCAGCCTGCGCTGAAGGCGGAGAAGCCTCAGAAGCGCGCCGCCACCGACGCCGCCACCCGCGCCGCCACCGACGACGCCACCCGCGCCGCCACCTACGCCGCCACCACCGCCGCCACCGCCGCCGCCACCGACGACGCCACCCGCACCGCCACCCGCGCCGCCACCCGCGCCGCCACCTACGCCGCCACCTACGCCGCCACCGACGACGCCACCCGCGCCGCCACCGACGACGCCACCGACGCCGCCACCCGCGCCGCCACCGCCGCCGCCGCCGACGACGCCACCCGCACCGCCACCGACGCCGCCACCCGCGCCGCCACCCGCGCCGCCACCGACGACGCCACCGCCGCCGCCACCCGCACCGCCACCGACGCCGCCACCGCCGCCGCCACCTACGACGCCACCGCCGCCACCGCCGCCGCCACCGCCGCCGCCACCGCCGATCTGGCTCCGGTGGTCAAGTTCCTCGTCCTCTGCTGCGGCTACAACTGGCGCATGCGAAACGGTGGCAACCAGTGGTCCGGGTGGGTCGCGTTCCTGTCGTTCTTCCGCCACGTCGCGAAGCTCCCGCTCGACTACGCCAAGTTCGACCACTACGAGCAGACGGCGCAGCACAGCGGTCCGCGCTTCACACACGCCGACTTCTGCCTCGTCTGCGACCGCCCGACGGTGCTCACGCTCGACAGCAATCACCGACCTCACGGCGAGTGCGGGCCGTCGCACCGCTGGGCCGACGGCTGGGCGCTCTACTACTGGCATGGCACGCAGGTCCCCGCGAAGCTAGTCGAGACGCCTGAGTCCTACACGGCGGCCGACATCGCGGCCGAGACGAACAGCGAGATCGTGCGCGCCCTCGCCGAGCGGCTGGGGTGGGAGGCGTTCGTCAAGCGGCTCGACGTGCAGACCATCAACTCGTGGACCGACCCGACGACCGGCCTCGCCTACGAGCTGCTGGAGAGCCGCACGCGCATCGGCGACGGCCAGCCGCGCTTCCTGCGGATGACCTCGCCCACCCTCAAGGACGGCTCGCAGCCGCAATACGTCGAGCCGGTCCACCCCGACCTCGCGACTGCGCAGGCGGCGCGACGCTGGCAGGGCGTCGACCACGACGGCAGTCGGCCAAGCGTCGCGGACTGCAACGCGCACCCCGAGTGCGCCTACGAAATGGAGGCGTAGCATGGCGACCACGACGACGACCACGACGCAGCCGACGGCCTACCGCCACGGCGACCTCATCATCCACGCGACGGACAAGGCGCCCGTGAAGGGCCTCAAGGTCATCCCCGGCAACGCGCTGGCGACCGGCACGGCAACGGGCCACAGCCACCGCTTCACGCCCGCGGCGAACGCCAAGCTCTACGCGGGCGAGAACGGCGTCATGCGCCTGCGCGTCATCAAGGCCGTGCGCCTCACCCACGAGGAGCACGCGGACCTCAAGCTCGCGCCCGGGGACTACTTCGTCGCCCACAAGCGCCAGTACGACCGCGAGAACGGGTGGGTCGCGGTCCAAGACTGATGGCACTGGAGTAGATCTCCCGTTCGCTCGAAAGGAAGGTTGAGATGGCAACGTTCGAGGAGTTCAAGACCGAGGCCGAGTTCCAGGCGGCCTACAACCTCATGCAGCAGAACGTCGAGATCGCGTGCAGCGACATCGACTGCCTGATCATGAAGCTCCCGCGCGACTGCATCGCGATCCACGGCTTCGCGGCCAACGCTCACGACCTGCGGGCGGCGGCGCAGCGCATGGCCCTCTGCATCCCCGATGTGCGCCGAGCCATCGTCAAGGCCCACGGCCTGAAGGTGGACCCGAGCGAGCCGATGGGGAGCCACACCTTCGCCGTCGCTATGCCCGGGAAGGCCGCCAAGCCCGACATGCGCGTGAAGGCGAATCGCCCGGCGAAGCCGCGCCGCAAGCGGTGAACGGCTTACCTACAGAAGTCGTTTCCCGTCGAGGAGGATGACCATGCGCTGCGAGCTGTGCCGCGACCCCGGCTACATTCCGAAGAACGTCGAAATCTGCCGCGACTGCGCGCCGCGGTACTACGCGATGGAGGAGGTGGCCGACGCCGCGCTAGCGTGGTGGGCGACCAAGCGCCCGCGCGATTTCACGGTCGCCCAGCACATCGACACCCCGGCGGTCAACTGCACGACGACGAGCGAGGTCAAGATGGCGCTGGCCTGCGCGAAGCTCGCCGCACTGGAGGTGTCCCGTGGCTGACCGCTTCGCCCTCTCGCACCGCCGCGTCTCCGCTCGCGCCTGGACGTACAGGGCGACGGCGTCGGATTGGCACTACGACCGTTCGCTGCTGCGCGTCCTCGCGGCGTGGCAGGGGCGTGGTACCGACCGGCCCTCGCCGTACCTGCTCTGCCGGACCTGCGGCGACCCGGGCTTTGCCTCAGAATGCCCCTCTGTCTTGGCTGATCGTGCTTGACAACCGCTAGCGGTACGTGTACGGTGATCGCATGATGCCAGAACCACTTCTGCCGGTGTTCTTCCGCTTCCCAGCCTCGCTGACGAAGCGGCTTGCGGAGTATGCGGAGGCGCGCTGCCTCAGTCGCAGCGCCGCCGCGCGCATGCTCCTACTCCACGCGCTCCATGCGCCGCCGAAGGACTGGGTAGCGTTCGGCGTGGCCGAGGAGATGGAGCGCACCGAGCGCAAAGCGAAGCCGCGGAAGAGGTAGATGATCCGTGCGTTCAAATACCGGCTCACGCCGACCCGTGCTCAGGAGCGCACTCTCGACGAGTGGCTGCGCCTGACGAGGGAGCTTTTCAACGCCGCGCTCCAGGAGCGCCGAGACGCCGTGCCATGCGTGCGGCGGGAAGGACAAGGAGACGCCATGCTGACGCCCGACCGCATCGAGAAGATCCGCACCTTCCTCGCCGTGTCCGCGGAGACGAGCCGTGGCGTGGAGCGCGACCTCATCGCTGACTGCAAGGCCGATGGCGACGACCCCGAGCAGAGCGACGACGTTGGCGACCAGCGGGCCGCGACGGGGTACGTCGAGGACGCGGGGGAGGCCCTCGCTGCCTACGAGCGCGTGGCGGCGCTCCTGCACGCCAAAGTCGAGGTCGCCCGCGGCTGCGTCGACGAGCCGGTCATCTCGTGCGACGAGCTTCTGGCGGCACTGGACGGCACGCCATGAAGCCCGACAAGATCGCCAGCCTGCGCGAGTGGCTGCGCGTGGCCCGCGCGTTCGATCACATCGCGGAGTCGGTGGCGCGGGACTTCAACGACTCCCTCGACGCCCTCGCCGAACGACCGGCCCTCGTGGCGCGCGTGGCGGCGGCCGAGGGGAGGGCAGCCGAAGCCGAGCGGCTCAAGGAGGTGTGGCGGTCGGCGTCGTTCAACAACGAGCGGTTCGCGATGGACTACAAGTCCGCTCTCGAAGCCGCTGCCCGGTCGCTAGAGTGGATCGCGTCGAATGGCATCGACGACGAGGATCCGAGGTCGCTGCGAGCGTACACACGCAACCGCGCGATGGTAGCACGCACGGCCCTCGCCGGGCCGCAGGAGGGACCGAAATGACCCACTGGAGCGACCTGCTACCACCTGACGCCTGCACGTCCGCCGTGGAGTGGGCGCGGTCGCAGCCTGACTACGCCACTGCCTGGGCCGCCTGCCAGCGCGGCGACTGGCTGCTCTGGCTCGTGGGCCGGATGGCGGCCGGCGAGCCCTTCTCCGCGCGGCGCAAGCCCATCGTGCGGGCGGCGGCGCGTTGTGCGGCGCTGGCGCTGCCGTACGTGCAGGACGAGTACGTGGAGGGTGTCTGCCTCAGCACCATCCAAGCGTGCGTGGCGTGGACCGAGGGCGAGGCGACGGACGAGGAGACGCAGGAGGCCGCCTACGCCGCCGACGCCGCCTACGCCGCCGCCGCCGCCTACGCCGCCTCCGCCGCCTCCGCCTACGCCGCCTACGCCTCCGCCGCCTCCGCCGCCTCCGCCTACGCCGCCACCGACGACGCCGCCTACGCCTACGCCGCCTCCGCCGCCTCCGCCGCCTCCGCCTACGCCGCCTCCGCCACCGCCGCCGTCGCCGCCCGTGCGCGCATCCTCGCGCAGTGCGCGGACCTCGTGCGCGCGGAGTGCGCGCGGCCGAGGCTCGCCGGGCCGCAGGAGGACGAGACGCCATGAGCCCGCCAAACCTCCCCGTCCTCGTCGCTGCCGTCGAGGCGGCCGAAGCGCACCTCCGGTCGGCGGTCGCGGCGCATAACGACGCCGAGTTGCCGAGACTCGCCGCGATAGTGGTTCGCACCCGCCGCGCCGCCGCGGGCGCCGGCATGACCGAGTGCTGGTTGTCGCGCGAGACGGTAGACGGGCTGCGCTCCTCGGCACGCGCGGGCGTGCCTTTCGGCGGGGAGCCGCTCACCCGCGACCTCGCGGCCGTGCTCAAGGAAGGAGCCTGAGATGAACATCTATGTCGTCGAGGGTCGTGCCGCCGGCTGCCGCGTGTGGGCACCGATCCAGACGTTCATCGAAGGCGTCGGCTCCGTCCCCGAGACCTACTACAAGCGCCGCGAGGCGGTGTACGAGTGCCGTCGACTGAATGACTGGCAGCGCAACCAACCGAAGGTGACCTGCGTGTACCGCGTGACCAAGTACGGGCCGGTGTCCAAGTGACCCCCGCCCCCTTCCTCGCCTACCTCACCCGCGCCCGCCGCCTCAAGCGCAAGCGGGAGGCCAAGGTCCGGTGGGCCGACAGCCGGGCGCTGCGCCAAGATAGCCGCGCCGTCCCACGCCTGCTCGAGTTGCTGAGGGACAAGGACGACGAGGTGGTTGCGGCTGCTGCGGACGCCTTGGGCCACATCGGTTCGCCGGCGCAGCGCGCATGGCGGGAGCTGCTGGACGTACTGTTGGCCAAGTCGCGGCCCGCTTGGGTTCGCGACACGGCGGCCTACGCCCTCGGGATGATCGGCGAGTCCAACGCTGTCGTCCGGTGCAATCTAGCCGTAGCAGCTCACGACGCCGAGAAGAACGTCTCGCGCTGTGCCCGGGAAGCTCTAGCAGCCCTTCGCAGCGCAAGCCCCGCACGCGCACGCCGACTGCTTCGCCCGCGGCGTCCCGTGCTCGACCGGCTGCCCCGCGCCGGTGCGTGGCCTATGACCCGCACCGAGGCCCTCGACGCGCTGCCGGGGGAGGCCCGTGTCATCACCTGTCCGGCCTGCGGCGAGAGCTACGCGCACCCGGACGACCACGCACTGCCGTACCCGGCGGCCCCGCGACTGCAACCGCTGCCCGGTTTGCTCCTCGGGGTCGAGTGCGATTGGGGCTGCTGCTGCAACAAGAAGGCGACCCGCCTGCGGTACGACGAGAACAGACAGGACTGGCTCCCCGTGTGCCCTGCCTGCGCCACGCTGGCGCGCGTGAGGGTGCCATGACCCCCGCCCCCTTCCTCGCCTACCTCACCCGCGCCCTCCGGCGGGCGCAGGGGCGGCGTCGCGATGTCGAGGCGTACTCGTGTCAGTGCTACTGGGATGGCGAGGTCGCCGCCCTCACGCGGGCGCTCAAGCAGGCGAGACATTTCACCACCATCACGAAAGGAGTTGCCCCATGAAGTTCGACGACCTGACGATTGGCGAAGCGAAGGAGTTGGCGCGGATGTTCGGTGGCACGGTGCCTGCTGCGACGAGCCATCCCTACATCATCGGCCAGAACTACATCATCCGCACGGTTACGATGATCGACGTGGGTCGGCTGGTTGAGGTTCACCAGAACGAGCTGGTGTTGGAGGATGCGGCGTGGATCGCCGATACGGAGAGGTGGGCGGACGCGCTGGCGAAGGGTACGCTGCGCGAGGTCGAGCCCTTCCCGGATGGGCGCGTGATCGTCGGGCGCGGTGGACTCATCGACGCCTGCCAATGGAAGCACGATCTGCCGCGGGTCCAGAAGTGACCACCGCGATTCTGCGAGCGGGTTATGATCGGTCGTGGTCGCGGTCGGGGTCGCGGTCGCGGTCGCGGTCGCGGTCGAGGTCGCGGTCGGGGTCGTGGTCGGGGTCGCGGTCGTGGTCGGGGTCGTGGTCGCGGTCGCGGTCGGGGTCGTGGTCGTGGTCGCGGTCGGGGTCGCGGTCGGGGTCGGGGTCGTGGTCGTGATGCTACGCGCAGCACGGAGGATGCGATGAGCCTCGACGAGTACATGGATGGGTGGCGGGCTGGTGTGATGTTCGCACATCTAGATCCTGCGTCTGACGACAGCCACGTCAGCGCAGACGTGCGCTGTGGCTACGCCGCCGGTCGCGCCGCCTACGAGAGCGCGCGGCGGGAGGAGGAGGCGCGGGCGAGGCGGTGCGAGGTATGCGGTGGGGATGGCGTCGGTCCCGACAATCCGCACGGCCCGAACTGGCCGCAGACGTTCGAGGAGTTCCGCCGCACGCGACCAACGTGCGGTGCCGTGACAGGCACCGGCCGGAAGCCCGCCCCGGCGGGCGAGGAGTAGGACGATGAGCGAAGGGTGTTTCTCGCCGCGGTACGTCGAGATGATGAAGAAACGGATCGACATCTGCGAAATCGAGGTGAAGACGGCCAACGCCAAGCTCTACCGCGCCGAACAGCGCGAGGCCGAGTGCCTTGATATGCTCGAAGCCGCGCTCAAAGTTATGCGGGAGGGCATCGGCACTCCCGATCTGTGCGGGCGCATCGAACGCGCGCTGCGTGATTGGAGGCCGGGTCAGTGACCCGCGCCGAAGCCACCGCCGCCGTGATCGCCGCCGCGCGTGAGATGCTCGCGAGTTCGGCGCCAAAGCACTGGCCCACGCTCCGCGCGGCCCTCACAGCCCTCGACACGCTGCCGGTGGAGGCGCCGCTCAAGCCGGGCGACTGGACGATCATCTGCCGCGAGGGTGTCAACGGCGGCGCGTCCGACCTGTTCTTTCGCGTCGTGCCCGACGGCGTGGACATCCTGCAGCGGTACAGCGCGACCGCCGTCGCCGCCGATGGCACCGTGAGCTACACCGACGAGATGCGCGTCGACCCCGATGCCGGGCTGTCGCTCACCCACGCCCAGGCCGCCGAGCTATGCGCCACGCTGGCGCGCGCGAGGGTGCCATGACCCCGCCGCCCGCAAGCGCCGCGAGCACCGCAGGCGGGTCGCCCAGCGGCGCTACCACGCCCCGCGGACGCCGCCCAAGCCGCGCGCCTACCCGGTGGCGCCTGCGCCCATCCCAGAGCCGACCAGAGGCCCCATGGAGCTGCCGATCATGGTGCCGCCGAAGCCGGAGCCGGAGCCGGCGACCTTCCCCGCCGACGACGTGGACGACGACACCGCAGCGCCGGGTTTGTTGGACCGCCTCGTCGAGAGCATGAAGACGTGGACGCAGGTGGAGGAGAACCCCGATGTCGACGACCCCGATCCCATCATCTGAGCCGAAGCCAGCGCCGACGTGGACACCGAAGGGTGTGCCGCGTTGCGCTGCTACCTGTCCGCGCTGCGAGGAGAGCGCGAGCGATCAGACCCACGAGTGCTACCACGTCGACATAGGGCAGACGTGCGAGCCGTCGATCCGCATCCTCGCCATGACCGACCGCGACCTGCTCCTGGCGTTCTGCGCCTCGCTCACCGAGGAGGACTTGGATCGCCTCGACCTGCGGATGAACCCAAATAACCGCACCGACTACGAGCGGCTCGTCGATCGGTTCCTCGCGTCCCGCCGCGCCGTGGACCCCGCGCCCGACCCGCTCGCCCCGCTGCGTGCCGCCGGCGTGCTGGACCCGCAGACCTGCGAGTGCGGGCACCCGCACGCGGAGCACGACGCCGATGTCAACGGCTGCTACTGCCGCGTCGAGGGGTGCGACTGCGGATGCCACGAGGCCGAGGCCGCCCGGCGGCGCGCAGACCTCGCCGAGGTCACGCGGCCGAGCGGATCTCGACTGTCCCAAGCCGCCCGGGACGCCCGCAAGCCCCCGCCGCCCGGCGAGCTGGTTGACGCAGACATGAGCCGGGTGCCGACCGCTCCCGCTGTGAGCCGACCGGCGCGGAGCGCGAAGGTGCGGCACGCTGGCCTCGCTCCCGGCGCGGTCCAGCGCGAGGCCGACGCCGCTCCGGCGCCGCTCGAGAGCCGCGGTCCGCTTGGCCTCGACTGCGACGACTGCGGTGAGGAGGTCGTGCCAGCCGGTATGCCCACGTCCGACGGCGACGAGCACGTCTGCTCCGACTGCGGCGCACGGTGGATGGTGAGCGAGGACTCCGAGAGCGCGCTGTATCTCGTGCGGCCCGAGGATGACGCCGTGCGTGACGGCGGCTCGTCGCCGGTGATGGTGAGCGAGGAGGACGCGCAGCCGCGTGGCGTCCCTGACGTTGTTGATGCCGTCGAGGCCGCCTGCCACGCCTGCGACGAGATCGAGGCCGCCGAGGAGCCGCGCTTCGCCCTGAGCACGCACACGGTCCCGGCCCCCGAGCCCGCGCCGCGGGAGAACGTCGCGACACACTGGGTCGTCTGCTCGTGGATGGACACCTACGGAGGCCGGGAGTGGCGTGCGCGCAGCGTTCACGCCACCAACGCCCCTCCTTCGTTTGCCCCGTGGGAACACGTCGCGTGGCTCGGGCCGCTGTACCTGGACGGAGCGGAGTCGGGTTCGGCCGAGGCCGCCGCCCGCGCGGACGGCGAGCGGAGCGGGCTCCCCGAGTGGAAAGGACCGCCCCATGCGTGACCCCGCCCGGATCGACCGCATCTGCGACCTCCTGCGCGCCTACTGGCACGCGCACCCGGACCTGCGGCTCGGGCAGATCGTCGGCAACTTCACGCCAAGGCGGATCGATGCCATGGCCCGCCACTACCCCGAGGCGGTGTTCCCAGAGAAGCAGCCGAGCGAGCCGTGGCCGCTCACCGAGACGGGCCTCACCCTTGCGTCGGCGTCGCTGGCCCGGCACCTCGCGCGAACATGGGCCGAGGCCATGAGACGGGACCTCGCCGCCCCCCCGCGCCCCGGCGCCGCGCAGGGGACGCCATGACGGAAGCCGAGCTTGCCGCGCACGTCGTCGCCTACCTCGAGAGCCAGCACGCTGACGTGTACCAAGAGGTCCAGATGACGACTGGCTCCGGGATCGCCGACATCGTGGCGCAGACCGGCCCGGTGCTGCACGTCGTCGAGACGAAGATGTGCCTGTCACTCACCCTCATGGCGCAGGCGTTCGACTGGCTCCCGTACGCGCACTTCGTCTCGGTCTGCATCCCCGATCCGATCCGCGGCGATGGCTACAAGGCGCGTCGCCCGCGGCACGAAGGGTTCTCTCGTGTCGCCCTGCACCACTTCGGCATCGGCCTCATGTACCTCAAGACGAAGTACCGAAAAGAGCCCGAAGTGGACGTCGTGGTGAGGCCCGAGATGCGGCGCCCGAGGTTGGCCTACCGCCTCCGCGATGCGCTCGTGCCCGAGCAGAAGACGTTCTCCAGGGCAGGTTCGCCGAACGGCAGCGCGTGGACGCCGTACCAGCGAACGTGCCTCGCGCTCGCGGAGTTCGTAGCGGCGCACCCCGGATCGACGCTGCGCGAGGGCATCGAGGCGATCCGCCACCATTACAGCAACGACAAGTGTGCCATCGCAAGCCTGCGACATTGGATCGAGAAGGGCGTCGTCAAGGGCGTGCGACTGGACCTCGCCGGGAGGATCGCCACGCTGCACCCGTCGCCCCTCCCCGGCGCCGCGAAGGGGAAGTGAGATGGACTACGTCTACCCGCGCCCGGCACCTCCCACCACCTGTCCCAACTGCGGCTGCACCCGCATCGGCCTCGTCGGCCGGCTCAAGCGGCTGTGCAACGGGTGCTGGCGGGTGTTCGTCGTGGGCGCGCGAGCCGCCGCAAAGGTGACATCGTGAGGGTCGCCCGCTGTCCGCGATGCGGCAAGCCTCCCGAGGAGTACTGGGAACGGTGGACCGACTTCGGCATGATCTTCTCGGCGGACGCGCGTGGCGTTCCCGAGCGTATCGGCTACCTTGTCGATGGTGGCCCCGTTGGCGTCGACGCCATCTGCGCCTGTGGCTATCGCTGGTGTCTGCGCGGCGTGCGGCAGATCACGGAGCTGCGCCCCGACGAGACAGACGACCCCCTCCCCGCCCCCGCGGGCGAGCCCCGGGAGGGGTAGGGCGATGAGCCACTGGCCGACCAAGCCCGTGCGGAACGGTGTCTCATCACCCGACCTTGATCGCCCCACCGCCGGCCGGCGCCATCCCGGCCGCCGCGAGGATCGCATCGGACAGCGGCACGCCCGCGCCCGAGACGCGCACGATCAGCGCGCCCGTCGCGAGGTCGCTGCGAACATCGTAGAGGCCCGGCTCGATGCCGGCCTCGGTCTTGGCCGCGTCCCACTGCGCGGACTGCGCGGTCTGCGCGTCGGCGAACGCGGTCTGCGCGGTCGTCAGCGCGTCGGCCGCGGCCGTCAGCGCCGTCTGCGCGGTCGCCAGTGCGTCAGCCACGTCGTCGCCGCGGTCGCTCTGGTACTGGAGCACGTTGGCGTCGAGCGCGGCGAGGTTGGCGCCGTAGGTCGCCGCGACGTGCGCGGCTTCGGCTGCCACTGCGGCCTTGTAGGCGGCGGCGAGCGCGTCGGCCGTCTCGGGCGCGAGGGAGATCGAAACCTCCGTCGGCGGATCGGTTGCGATTGGATCGGGCTGCGGGTCGGGGCGGATGATCGGCATGATGCCTCCCTATTTGCTCAGCAGTTGCAGCCGCGCGAAGATGGCCCGCGCAGCGTTGGCGCCCGCGGTGTCTGCGCCTACGGCCACGGGGGTACAGTCCGCGGCGCCCGGTGTCCACGCGGCGCCCGCGTAGGACCCAATGACCGCGGCCCCGTCCTTGACGACGAGACTGCCCGTCGCAGCGTTCCACTGCACCTTGAGCGTGTGTCCCAGGTTGTCGAGGGTGCCGCACATGATGGCCGCGCCGCCGATGAGCGCGGGCGTGTTATCCCAGTTCCGCACTCGCAGGTTCGCCGCAGACATGAACAGCGGCGCCAGTTGCAGGTTGCCGGCGTAGTCAATGATGAGTGCTCCCGGCGCGCCCTCGGCACCCAGGGAGAGCAGGACAGGACGGGTGGAGTAGACCGTGACGGTGTTGCTACCGTAGTTCGCGATCCACGCCTGACCGAGCGCGTCGATGGCGACACTAAAGGGGTTGACGCCCGTCGCGTAGGTGCCAACGAGGACCTTCGTCGCGACGTTGTAGACCGTGACGGTGCCGCCGCCGTAGTTCGTGATCCACGCCTGACCGAGCGCGTCGATGGCGACACCATAGGGGCCGGTGCCCGTCGCGTAGGTGCCAACGACCGCCTTCGTCGCAACGTTGTAGACCGTGACGGTGCTGGCGCCGTAGTTTGCGATCCACGCCTGACCGAGCGCGTCGATGGCGACACCAAAGGGGTTGGCGCCCGTCGCGTAGGTGCCAACGAGGGCCTTCGTCGCAACGTTGTAGACCGTGACGGTGTTGGCGCTGTAGTTCGTGATCCACGCCTGACCGAGCGCGTCGATGGCGACATCTCTCGGGTTGGCGCCCGTCGCGTAGGTGCCAACGAGGACCTTCGTCGCGACGTTGTAGACCGTGACGGTGCTGCTACCGTAGTTCACGATCCACGCCTGCCCGAGCGCGTCGATGGCGACACCAACAGGGTTGGCGCCCGTCGCGTAGGTGCCAACGAGGGCCTTCGTCGCGACGTTGTAGACCGTGACGGTGCCGCCGCCGTAGTTCGTGATCCACGCCTGACCGAGCGCGTCGATGGCGACACCATAGGGGTTGACGCCCGTCGCGTAGGTGCCAACGACCGCCTTCGTCGCAACGTTGTAGACCGTGACGGTGCCGCCGCCGTAGTTCGCGATCCACGCCTGACCGAGCGCGTCGATGGCGACACCAAAGGGGTTGGCGCCCGTCGCGAATGGGCTCCCCGCCACTGCCACCGGAGCGCACCCGGCTGGGTTGACGAACCCCGCCAGCGACAACGTGAGCGAGCCCTTGGCCGGGGTGTAGCGCGCGTTCCCGACGTTGGTGCACTGCTCGCTCGGGATGCTCGTGCTCACCGCCGCCCCGGCCGCAGTCGCACGGTACGCCAGCGGCGGAACCGCGGTGCCCGTCATCGCCCACGCCTCGGAGAACACCACGGTCCCCGTCGCGGCGCCGATCTGCGGGTAGCAGCGCATGACCGCGCTCGTCTGGCCGGCGTGCGCGCACTGCGCCGACCCGTACCAAGTAGGGCACTTGCCGTCGGCGTCGGGGTAGGTGGACTCGGCGACGGGCACGGTGCCAGTGAGGGTCTTGCAGATGATCTCCTCGGCGCCTCCGCCGCTGCCAGACAGGTACAGGCTCACCGTGGCGTTCGTGTCGGCCGCGCCGCGTCGTGCGAGGACGCCAGCGGCGAACGAATCGCCGATGTGAGTGCTGAGCCCGGTCGCCGTGCCCGACGAAGCATAGCCGCCGTTGGACGTGGAGGCGACCTGCACAGCGTCACGCATGCCCGACGGGCCGTCGGCGGCGGTGAGGGTGGCGTTCGTTCCGGTCCAACCGGGCAGGTTCGCCGAGTTGATCCCAAGGAACGCCATGCCCACGTTGAGCACCTCGCCAGTGAGCAGGGCGTTCGCAGCATCCACCGGCAGGCTCGGGTGGTAGGCGAATGGCACCTGCCCCGCGCCGAAGCCGCCGATGCGGTTGCCGGGCACCGCGACGCGGATCGGGTTGGTCCGCGCGTAGGTGTTGGTCACGCCTGCGAGCCCGGCGGCGAGCGCGTGACGCCAGAAGGCAGCACCGTCGGCCGCGGTGAGTGCGGCGTTCAGGACGTAGCACACCGCGATCTGCCCGGCGAAACTGCTGGCCGTGTAGCCGAGGCTGCAATGTCCGGCGTTGGTCACGCTGCCGGTATAGGCCGCACTCGTCGCCGAGCCGAGGTCGGAGAACAGACTGACCACTTTGCCCGTATCGTCGAGAGTGAGGATGAACCAGTGCCATGCTCCATCACGCGGATCGACGGCGATCGAGGCCCGCTGCGTGGTCCCGCTGCCCGCGGCCGTGGCCCGCAGGTAGGTCGAGGAGCACGAGAGCGTCCAGCCGTGCGTGCCGTCCCACTTCGAGGCGATCCACGTCTCGGTGGCAGCAGCGCCCGGTCGGATGCGGAATGCCCCATGAACGGTGACGATGCTGCCGTTGGCGTTGCCGAAAGCCGTACCCGCGTCGGCGTAGTATTGCGCTCCGCCGAGTAGCTCAATCGCCAGCTTCGCCGCGAAGGAACTGCCCCCCGCCAGCGCCACGGCGACCCGGCTGTCCAGCGCCAACGTCTGCGCGAGGTTCGGACCGAGCGCGAGACTGTCGATCTGAGCACCGATGTTGGCGCACAGATACGCAGCCTGGACATTGGCCGCTATCGCGGCCGTCCCGGGCATGGCCGCGAGGTATGCCGCCGCCGTCGCCGGGAACGGCTGCACCATGCCCGCGATCCCCGGCGTGAGCCCGAGCAGGGAGTTGCTGCGCGCGTCGAGCTGCGCCAGCACCTGCGCCGGGGCCGCGATGAGCCCGCCCCCGCGCCCGTGCAGCGCGAGGCCGGACCCGCCGAGCCCGGGAGCCCCGAGTGCCATGACTACGCGCTCACGCGGGCCGCGCTCACCACCGCGCCCACGAACGCCGCGTCGGCGTAGCCCACGAGCACGTCATTGACCGCCAGCGGGCCGTAGGGGACCGGCGTCGGGGCGTTGCTCGACTGCGGCGGGCGCAGTGCGTAGCCCGAGAGGATCGACCCCGGCGCCCCGGCCGACCCTGCGCCGCGGTACGCCTGCGCGAACGTCAGGGCCGTGTCGGAGCCGCTGGTCACGCACGTCAGCACGCGCACGGCCTTGGTCACGCCGTCGGCCGTGATGTAGACGCGCATCCCGACCTTGACGTTGCACTCGGGCTGCGTCACGCCGAGCACCTTGCCGGTGTTGGCGCCGGCCGTGATCTGGAGGTTCGTCCCGTTCGTCGCGGCGGCGTCGGCCACGCCGAACACCATGCCGCTCTGGTTGGCCGCGCCCAGCGTGCCGCCGTAGGCGTTGGCGAGGGTGAGCGTGACCGCCCCGCCGCCGCCGCCACCGATGGCCGTCACGCGCTCCGCGAAGTCCGGTGTGTCCGCAGCGTTGTAGAAGAACTGGCCCACGGCGACGTTCATGTCGCCGAAGTGCAGCGCCGTCAGCGTGACCGTCGTCGAGGCGGCGATGGTGATCGTGGCGTCCGTCGCACCGCCCGCCTTCGTGACCGCGGCCGGCGTGCTCAACAAAACCCGCACGCGGGCCTCCAGCGGCGCCGCCGGCGCGCCGAGCGGCTCGATGGCAAGCGCGTGGACGCCCGCGACGCGCGCGGCGCAGACCAGCGCCGGGACGGCCGAGCCCATGACGGTCGAGAGGTGACCCGCGAGGTCCAGTCCAGGTCTGTTCTGCGCCATGACGTCGAGGTCAGCCACGCCCGGCCCGTCGGTTGCGAGGGTGACGCGGGCTGCCGTCGCCTTCGTGCCACCGCCCTGCACGAGCGCCTGCGCGTTGCCCCCGGCGTCCACCGCCGGCATGACCGCCTGCGCTGGACTCGGGAACGCTGCTCCCGGCGCCACCACGTCGGCGCCTACTCGTCTGGAGGCCGTGCGGATGCCCATCAACGCGCCGCCGAGCGACTCGACCTGCGCAGCCTGGGCGTTGCCGGTGTCGTCCTTGGCCCCGATGACGACGGCCGAGACGACGGCCGCGCCCGCAGCCTTGATGACGTTGAGCAGCGCCGCGCCGACATCGACGCCGCCGCTGAGGAGCTTGACGTACCAGGGCTTGGTCGCGTCGGTCTGCGGGGCGCCTTGCGTGACCGTCCCACCTCCGCCTCCGCCACCTCCAACGATCTCGGCTTGGACGGTCTTCTTGCCCTTGTTCGCCATGGCATTCTCCAAAATTTGGTGTCTTGCACAACGATAACTGACTTGATACTCTGCTTGCAAGAACCATGTCAGAAAAGGTTGGATATACCAGGAAGCTAGACGAGCGCCTGCACATCAGGCGCGAGATCCGGAAGCTCATCACGGAAGGTAGGTCGGACGACGATATAAAGGCCGAGCTGTGCTTGTCCGACCACGACTGGGAATCCTACCGAACGGCGTTCATAAGCCAGGAGAGTTCCAAGGCTAAGCGACCTGACATCGAGATCTTCATCGAGTACCAGCTCCGCCAGCTCGGGCACATCGACGAGCTTGAAAAAGCTCGACAAGTGGCCGTGAAAAAGCAGCAGCCGCAACACGCAGTGTCGGCGACAAAAGCCAAGGCCGAGCTGCTGGATAAAATCATCCAGCGCGGTCAGGATCTCGGAATCTACCACCGGGAAGGTCAGAAGTTGATGGTCAGCGGAGCGATGGGGCTCGTACACCTGACGCCTCACCAACTGGCGGAGCGGTTGGACCGCAGCGTCATGAGGTTGAAGGCGCTGTCGGACGACCTCGGCCACCCGCTGGAGCTGTCTGGCGTCGTCGATGCAGTTCGCGAGGAGCGCTCGCTGAAGATTGTCGATGTTGCTGCAGAAGATGCCGCAGAAGTGCCTGAAGAACAGGCCCCTGACGAGCCCATCGGCGTCCCGGAAGAGGAGCTTTCGAAACCGCGGTTCCAGACGAAGGTCAGGTCGGTCTCAGCAAGCCTCAAGCACGGCGACGGCGACCCAGGCCCAGACCACCCATTGGCAGAGCGCGTCTACAAGGCGGCCATGGAGCCGAGGGCAGGGGCCGGAAGACCGACTGGTGGCGAGATAGCTGGAGATCCAGCAGGCCTTCGCGGGAGGGTCTTTGGGACGTGCCCGAAGTGCCCGAAGCGCTGCCTCGGGGTTCCTGGGCTGCAGCGCCACATCCGCTTCATCCACCAGGTAGACGAGGCGACAGCCCTCGACCTGGCGAGGAAGGCCATCGACGACGAGCGCATGAGCATCGCTCGCGGGTACGCGGCTACGATCGAAGGCGACCTGTAGATGCTGTCTCACAAGATAATCAGAAAGAAGTTCGTAGTAGAAGAGACGATCCTTTCGAGAAAGTTCGGCGGTAGTTCCAGCTGCAGTTCCTACTGTTCTTACTTCAAAGAACGCCCAAGGAAGCTCGACAGCGTCTTGTGCGTCAGCTGCCAAGATCGTCATCGCTGTCTTGAGAGAATCCAGCAGGAGGAAGGTCGATGAGCGACTACGCGACGGTAAATCAGTTCGGCGTCAAAGGCAACAGCGTCCTCCCGGAGCACCCGGAGTGGGGCGTCTATCGTGTAGTCAGCGAGGTCGACTCCGACCTGCCGACCAAGCTGCAGGCCGGCGTCGTGGCCTCGGACTGGGATTCGGTTTGGCTCGACCTGGCGTTCGAGAACGTCGTGGTCGGGACGACCAGCAGCGTCAACACGGCGTCGATCCAAATCTTCTTCTGGAGCCCGGCCGCCACGGTCGCGGTGGACCCGGTCACGGGCAAGTACGTGTACACCGGCGGGTGGGTTGCCCAGGACGTCCTCGACACGATCGACGTCATCGCCGGAGACGACGGGCACAAGGCGGTCCTCCTGTGCATCGACCGGCGCCCGTTCTACCTGAAGGTCACGGCGCTCGGTGACCTCGCGGTGGTCCACCTCCTCGTCTCGGGGAACAAGCGGGTCGGCTGAGAGCGCGTTGATGTCAGTGCGACAGCCGTTCGCCTCGCCCAAGCGCTCCGGGTACGAGCCTGACCAGGAGCGCATCAAGGCGGTCGGTCGAGACCGGTCGAAGGAGACCCTCGCCGGGTCGATCGTAGAGGTCGACCAGATGTATCGCGACGCGCTCCGCCGGTCGATTGTCGAAGACGAGCGGGTCGACCTGCTCATGACGCACGTCCTCGGGTACGATTGCGCTCCGCACCACCGCCAGATGCTGGCCTTCCAGCGAGAGCACCCGCAGAGCTTGATCCTCGCCTTCCGTGGCAGCGGGAAAACGACGGCATGTTCCGTCTCCAAGGCCATCTGGTACCTGTGCGCCAATCCGAACTTGCGCATCGTCATCGCCTCCAAGACCGGCCCGATGGCGAAGGCGATCCTGCGTGAGATCAAGCAGCAGCTTTCTGCCAATCAGGACCTCATCGAGATGTTCGGCGAGTTCGCGCCGCGCTCGTTGAACGATCCGAACATCATCTGGAACGAGAGCGAGATCAACATCAGGCAGCGGACCGAGTTCACCAAAGAGGCCAACGTAACCGCCATCGGCGGCGAGACCGCGGTCGTCGGCAAGCACTACGACGTCGCGATCATCGACGACCTCGTCGACGAGGAGAACAGCCGCACCGTCACCCAACGCGACAAGCTGAAGACGTTCTACTACAAGACGCTCGACCCGTGCCTCGAGCCGCCTGACAAGAAGGTGAAGCACCGCGGCGACAGGCGAATTGTCGGGACTCGCTACCACCCTGACGATATGTATGGTTATCTGCTGAAAGGTGAGCTGAAGGAGCACACTCAGATCATCCCGGCACTCACGAAGGTCGGCGATGACGAGCGCGGCCAACCGGTCTACGAGACCCCGTGGCCTGAGAAGTTCTCGATCGAGTTCTTCCTCAAGGCCAGGCAGGTGAAGGGGCCTTCGATCTTCGACTCGCAATACCAGTGCAACATCGACACCATGCGCGGCGACGTCTTCCCGCGCGAGTGGTTCGAGCACGACCAGGTCTACTACGACAAGATCCCGGAGACCGCGATGACGTGGTCCGGGGTCGACCTCGCCATCGGGCTCCGCGAGCGCAACGACAAGTTCGCCCACGTCACCATCGCCCGCGACCTCAAGACCGGCATCGTCTACCTGGTCGACTACCTCGTCGGAAGGTATAGCTTCACCCAGCAGACGTCGATCATCGGCGAGCGCTTCAACTCCCAGCACCCGATCCGGGTCGGCATCGAGGCCGTGGCGTACCAGGCCTCGCAGTTCCAGAAGGTCGTCGAGCAGTACCCGGAGATGAAGGGGCGGGCAGTCCCGGTGTTCACCAAGGTCGACAAGCTGACGCGAGCCTGGAGGCTGACCGGCCTCTTCGAGTCGAAGCTCGTCAGGATCAAGCAGCACCACACCGCGTTCGTCGACCACATGGTCGCGTTCCGCGGCGATGACGGCGGCGATGACGACCTGTTCGACGCCTTCGAGATCGCCGTCACCATGTCGCAGAGTGGGGCCCGCAAGCGGCGCGAGGACGAGCCCGGCGTGTACTAGGAGAGATCTGATGGAGACCACCGAAGGACAGGGGACGTTCAAGATCCGGCAGCGGGACGACGAGCCGAGCCTCTTCCAGTTCAGGACGGCCGAAGACTCGTCGTTCTCGCCGTACGAGAGGATGGGGGTTCGCCGAACCTCCGACGAGATGATCGAGGTCGAGAAGGCCGTCGACGGGACCGTTGACAAGGCCAGCCAGCAGATCATCGAAGATCCGTTCCGCCTCGACTACGACGCGTACGGGGTCATCCGACCGCCGATCAACCTCCTCGAGCTGTCGTCGCTCTGGGAGAAGAACACCATCCTCGGGCCGTGCATCGAGGCGATGAACATCAACTGCGAGGCCTTCTGGCACATCTTCGAGCCGCGCTTCAAGCGCGATGACGTCGACGACGCCACCAAGCACCGGATGGACGTCGAGTACAGCATCCTCGAGAACTTCTTCAACAACGCCTCGGTCAACGAGCCGCACCTGTCATTCACCGATCTGCGTCTCCGCAAGCGCACCGATCAAGAGGGGGTCGGCGGGGCGTTCTGGGAGGTCGTCCGCAGCAACGACGGCGAGCTGATGGGCTTCAACCACATCCCGGCGCACACGTGCCGCTGGGGGAAGCTGACGACTGAAGAGATCGAGACCAAGCAGAAGATCGTCGTCTTCTCGCAGGACGGGAAGGCCGACTTCCGCTACCGCACCGTCAGGCGCAACTTCAGGCTCGTGCTCCAGCGGCGCGGCATCCGGCTGGCCTGGTTCAAGACGCTCGGAGACCCGCGCGTCATCAACCGCCACAACGGCTACGTCGCCGATGAGGACCTTCCGGTAGCCGACCGAGCCAACGAGGTGGTGTTCTTCCCGAACGTCTACTCGGGGCGCACCCCGTACACCTTCCCGCGCTTCACCGGAGCGCTGTTCTCGATCTACGGGTCGCGCAGCGCCGACGAGATTAACTACACGACGTTCGAGAACAACATGATCCCCTCGATGGCGATCATGGTGAGCAACGGCATGCTCACGAAGGGCTCGATCGGGCGGTACAAGGAGTTCACCGAGGCCAACATCGTCGGGCGGAAGAACTACTCCGTCTTCCTGCTGCTGGAGTCGGAGCCGATCACCGAGGGGGTTGCGAATCCAGGGACGATGAAGCTCGACATCAAGCCGTTGACCGGGGTGCAGCACAAGGACGAGCTGTTCCAGGAGTACGATAAGAACAACCGCGACAAGGTCCGCGGCAGCTTCCGCCTCCCGCCCATCTACCTCGGCAACGTCGTCGGGTACAACAAGAGCACGGCCTCGACCTCGCGCAAGCTGGCCGAGGAGCAGGTCTTCGGGCCTGAGCGCGAGCGGTTCGACCAGTTCATCAACGCCGTCATCCTCCCGGAGCTGAACATCCTGTACTGGAAGTTCCACTCGAACTCTCCGGACACGACGGACAACGAGGACCTCATCAAGCTGCTCGTCGGCGGGGAGAAGTCGGGCGGATCTAACCCGCGCATCGCCCGCGAGGTCATGAACCGCGTCTTCAGCAAGAACCTCGGGCCGATCAAGGGGATCGACCCCGAGGTCCCGTACTCGATGCAGCTCGCCGAGGTCATGCAGGCCGGCGGCGTCCCGGAGAACAGGCTCAGCGTCCCTGGAGAGAACTCGGTCAACCGCGCCGGTAAGCTTCCGAGCCTCGACTCCGCGACCGCGATCGACAAGGCCGAGAAGCTCAGGCGCTCGCGCGTCAACATGGAGCGCATGTACCAGGAGTTGTTCGACGACTGGCACTCCAGCGCCTTCCAGGACGAGCAAGACTGATGGACGAGCGTCTCGAGCACCTTGAGGGCGTCTGCGAGTGCGCCCTCCACGCCCACCTGATGCTCGAGATGAGCGAGCATCGAGTGGCGAAGGCCGCCGGCGACGAAGAGGACGACGTTCGCGACGTCATCCTCCCGCCGCTCGTCATCACTCTCGCGCGCCTGCTAGCCGCCCGCTTTCGCCGCCGCGCCGATTCGGTCGTCGACGAGGCGGTTGCCGGGTTCGAGCAAGCCAGGACTGCTGAGCAGATCGCCGCGGTAGTGGAGAAGCTTGGCGTCGCGCTCGGAGCGGTCTTGGCCTCGGCCAGCTCGGGCGACGTCTCCAAGGCGGTCCAGGCGATGTTCCAGAAGGCGAAGGCGGCCGCGGCCGGTGAGCTTCACGTGCAATCGACCTTCTCTTCGCTTGACGGACGCACGCAGGAATGGCTGCAGCGGGCCTACCCGTGGTGGATCGGAGGCTACCACTCCAGCGTCCTCGCCAAGCAGATCGACGCCATCGCCAGGTACGCCATCATCGAGCGCGGGCTGTCCGGCAGCGAGCTAGCTGCGCTTATGCGCGACCAGCTCTCGCGGCTCTACGGGCTCGGGCGCGGCAGGAAGAGTCCGGTGGTGGTCCCGCGATCGTTCCGCGGTCAGCCGGACCTGTATTGGGTCGGGCTGGCGAACAACGCTGCGACTCAAGCCATGGCCTTCGCCAGGTTGTCGGCGATGCGCGAGGCCGGGGTCTTGCGCTACGCCATCGCGTCCGTCGGGGACGAGCGCGTGTGCGCCCTCTGCCGCTTCATGGACGGCAAGGAGTTCTCGATCGCTGATGGAGAGAGCTTCCGCGATGCGGTCATCGCGACCAAGACGCCGGATGAGTACAAGGCGGTCGCCGGGTGGATGACGGTGAAGGTCGCCATGAAGCTGTTCGACGAGGGCGGAGATGCGGCGTTGGCGAAGACAAGCCTGCTGCTTCCGTCGTACCATTTCCTCTGTCGTTGTACCGTGTCGCCTGTGACATGAGAGGTTCGTTATGGACGAAAGACTGGACCGGAAGAACCGGAGAGCAGTCCGCGAGGCCGAAGCTGTGAAAAAGCAGTCGGCCGCGTTAGCCCCAGCCGCGCCGATCGTGCCCTTGGATGCCGTCGACAAAGCCGTGGCAGCCAAGGACGTCACGCCCGACATGTTCGACGGTATGGACGACGAGGACCTCAAGTCGGTCGCCAATGAGGTCGCCGAGCTGTGGGCCAGCATGTACGGGTCCGCCCTCGACGCGCCGAAGCAGGCCATCGCCGAGACGAAGGTCGACCTGCCGGCAGACCAGATCCAAGCCCTCCGCGACCGGCGCAAGCGCACGGTGGTCAACGACGAGGCCTTGCCGGCGGCAAAGGTCTACTTGGTCACCAACGACGGCAAGGCCTACGGCCTGCTGTCGATGGGGGCTCCGCGCGAGCTGTCGGTGGACGAGTTCATGGCTGAGGACCTCTCGGCTGACGAGCAGGCCCAGCGCTGGCCCGACGCCAACCGCCTCTTCTGCCACGACGTCCTGGCGTACTTCGACTTCGGCGAGCCCGTCGATCCGAGCCAGGTCGAGTACAAGGCCGTCTCGAAGATGACGCGCGAGGACCTCGTCAAGATGGCGGAGAAGCTGCACGCGGAGGCCGAGAAGAGAAGCCTCGAGTTGGGCTTCCCGCAGGACCTCCAGCGCCAGCTTCAGGTCGCGAAGAGCGACAGCCACCCGCAGTCGCCAGACCTCTACATGCCGCCGAACGATCCGAACCCTGAAGCTGAACCGCCGTTCGGGCAGCAGCCGAAGGAGTACGCCAGCAACAAGGTCAAGGTCCCAGGGGTGAGCGATCCGATCGATGGACCGAAGGGGCACGAGTGGGGCTCGAACAACCCGGCCCAGCAGGAGTGGGACGCCGGCGACTACTCGCACTACGGGGAGGGTGACGCAGGCGGCTTCTACGAGTTCTCGACCAGCGGCGGGGCTCGGTACTCGGCGGGGGCGCCGAACGCCGGCGAGAGCCCGATCGCGTCCGGGTCGCTCGCGGCCGCCGGGAAGAAGAACCCCATCATCGCTCGATGGCGAACGACGCTCACGAAGGCAGCCGTCGTCCCGACGGTTCGGATGCTTCTCGAGGCCCGCGTGCACGAGGCATTCACCGTCACGGCCGACTACCTGTACTCCGTCGGGCTCCTCGAGCGCGACGAGCGCGTCTCGCTGTCCGGGCTCGTCGGAGACTTGCTCGACGCCTTCGGCGGCGCGATGCCGTACGACCTCGGGGTGCGGCCACTCAACAGCGTTCCTCAGGTCGAGACGAAGGTCGTCACCAAGGGGTCGGCGAAGACCCCGCCCGACATCATCATGTCGGTCCAGTCCCCGGTCACGGTCGGCCCCGCCTCGGCCTCGCCGGAGTGGGGGCCGACACCGGTGGCGAAGGACGGCTCGCTTGCTGCGGAGCTGAACGCCGCCCTGGCGTCAGAGTACGGCGCCTGGCTCACCTACGTGAGCTGCGGCCACGCGGCGAGCGGCCTGGAGAGCGACGCGGTCAGAAACCTCTTCTTCGACCACGCCGACGAGGAGTACGAGCACGCGAAGCTCCTCGGGCGCAAGATCGTCGGCCTCGGCGTCATGCCGACGATCGACGTCGACCTGGCCGTCCGCGGGGCGACCCTGACGACGGTCCCGCGCAGCCTGGCGGCCATGGTCGCGCTGAACCTCGAGATGGAGCACGCGGCCACCGCCCGCTACGAGCAGCTGCTCTCCAGGAGCGACCTCGACTCGGCGCTCACCAACGACCTCCAGACGATCGCCTCGAAGGAGGCCGAGCACGCCGAGGAGCTTGGTCGCCTCTGCGTCGAGAAGGACGCCCAGTTCATCGTTGGCGAGCCGCCGCAGACCGAGCAAGACGTCCGCGGCGGGCACTTCGAGGGGGCGCCCGACGACTTCGCAGTCACCCAAGCCTGTGGCACGAAGTACCCGTTCGTGATGCAGCACGTCTTCAGCGGCCTCCGCGGGCAGCAGGAGCGGGCCGACCTGAAGAAGGCGCTCGACCAGGTCAAGGCGATGGCTGCCGGAGGCGACGCCGCGGCAGACGCGGCCCTGGCAGACATGTGGAAGAAGCACGACCTGAAAATAATCACCACCAACCTTGAAAAATTGTCGGCATCGCTGCAGGCAGCTGACGACGGTAGAGGTGACGCCTCGTCGGTGATGGCGAGCTTCCTGGACAGTTCTCCACCGCAAGCCATAGACTTGCATAAGGTTTTGGCGAGCGTCGTCACCCCGGGCAGCGTGCACACCGATCTCCTAATTCAATCGCCCGAAGGTGACTGGTTGATAGGTTGGATGATGGACACCCCAAAAAGTGTGCTGCAGACGTTGGACGGAAAGCTGTTGCGCGTCATGCGCAACAAGGTCCTCGAGCACGCTCCTGGTGACGTCGTCGCCTGCCAGAAGACCGGACGCCGCGAGACCGGCAACCTGCACCTGGTCAGCCCGTCCAGCTCGGTCTTCAAGGACGAGTCGACCAACGGACAGCCAGTGGGCGAGGTCAGGTTCCTCGACCGCGGCGAGGCCATCTTCGGGGTTCAGAAGCCCGACTACCACGAGATGTTCCTCTCGTTCGAGAAGAACCAGAAGCTCAGCGGCCGCTGGGAGTTCAAGAGCGCGGAGCCGCCGGACGCGTGGCTCGCCGAGCGCCCGGAAGTCCAGGCCCCGTACGCCGTCACCCACAAGGACCCCGAAGCCGGGGCGGCGTGGAACCAGGCGGCGGTGGACCTCCTGCGCGAGATGAAGTACCCGGACATGTCGGACCCGGCCGAGTCGGTGTCGAAGTTCGTCCAGGTCTTCAAGAGCGCTTCCACCGAAGAGCGGACCGTGTTCGGCGTCGTACTCGAGCCCGAGACCATGGACGCCCACGGCGACGTGATCTCGATCAGCGAGATCCAGAACGCCGCCTACACGTACATGGAGTTCTACCAGCAGAAGGGGTTCCAGCACGGTAAGAACCCTCGCTACCCGGCCTTCCCGGACGGCCTGCGGCTGCTGGAGAGCTACGTGCTCGACCCGCAGCTCTTCCCCAACGGCATCGACATCGGTTCGCGTCACGTCAAGCCTGGCACCTGGCTGATGCGGATGCGTGTGGACCACGACGGCCTGTGGAGCGACATCAAGACCGGTCGCATCACCGGGTTCAGCATCGGCGGTTTCGCTCGGTCGATCTCCGAGCAAAGGGCAGCCTGACGATGGCACGACGCCTGGTCAATCTCCTGGTGAAGTGCGTCGACCTGGTCGACGAGCCAGCCAACCAAGAACCGTTCCTCGTCGTCAAGGACAAGGGCGGAAGCTCGAAGGTCGAGGGGGCAGTATGGTCGACCGCTGAGGTCAACCTGCTCCCCGACTCGAGCTTCCTCCTCGTCGATGACGGCGGCACCAAGGATGGTGAAGGCAAGACGACTCCACGTTCGCTGCGGCACCTACCGTACCGCGACAAGGACGGCAAGGTCGACCTCGCTCACCTGCGCAACGCGCTCGCCCGCATCCCCCAGATGAAGACGGACGAGGCCACCAAGAAGCGTCTGACGGAGCACGCCCGCCAACTCCTCGAGCAGGAGGGCGGCGGTTCCAAGGAGAAAGCAGCGATGGAGACCACGACCCAGGGAGAGGCCACCGCCAAGGCGGGGGCGGCCCCCGCAGAGACCCCGTTCACCATGGCCATGGCGAAGGCCGATTCGATCCTGGGTGCCGACGCGGCACTCGCCAAGTCCCTTGGCGACGCCGTGCAGAGCGTCATCCAGAGCGTCGTCGTCAGCAAGACCATGACCCCCGACAAGGTCGCCGAGGCGATGAAGGCCTCGACCGACCTCGTCGAGCAGGCCATGTCCGAGCCCGACGCGGAGCTGCGCAAGAGCGCCCTGTCGAAGGCGAAGGACCTCATGGAGCGCCTCCACAAGAGCGTGACCGCGATGCAGCCCGGCCCCCAGGTCGGGATGCCGGCCGGCGCGGGCGGCGAGCCGTGGAATGGCTCCGGGAAGCCCGAGGGCGACCTGAAGCCGCAGTTCACCGCGAAGGCGTTCACCGCCGGCGCCGGCGCGAACGGCAATCACACGATCCCGACCGCGGCCGGCGGCACCCCGCCGGAGGGCGCTCCGACCTCGGAGCCGAAGCCGCAGGTCACGTCCTTCCCGGGCGGCGCGGACATCACCAACGCCGTACGGAAGGCGGCCGAAGATCTGACCAAGGCGCTCGGCAGCCTCGCGAAGGCCTTCGAGCCCGCGGCCCCGGCGTGCGCGCCCGAGGCGAAGGCGGCCGAGGAGCCGAAGCCGCCCGTCGCGCCCGAGGCGAAGGCGGCCGAGGAGCCGAAGCCGGCGGCCGAGGTCGAGAAGAAGGGCACCGTCGGACCGCAGGCGTCCGGCGAGGGCCCGGTGGATGAGGTCGCCAAGGCCATCGGCGAGGTCAGCCGGCGCCTGCAGCTCCTCGAGAAGGGGAACATCGGCTCCGGGACCAAGGCCGCGCAGGGCGGGGCCGAGGGCGACGCGGCCGGCAAGGCGGTGGAGAAGTCGTTCTGGGCGAACATCGTCTAGAGCGATCGTCTCGACCATAGACGCAGTAAACGAACACGAGCAAGCGGCGCACTGACGCCGAGAGTCCCAGGAGGAAGTTCATGAGCCAGATCTCCAACGCCACGCTGGTCGAGAAGGCCGTCATCGCGACGGACGCACTCGCGACCGCCGGCAAGCTCAACCCCCAGCAGAGCGACAAGTTCATCGACTACGTCTTCGACCAGACGATGCTGCGCCAGAACGCGCGCACCATCAAGTTCACGCCCGAGACGCTGAACATCGACAAGATCGGCGTCGGCAAGCGCGTCGCCGTGGCGGCCACCGAGGCAGAGGACCCCAGCGTCCGCCGCGGTATCACGGCCACCAAGGTCACCCTGACGCCCGTCGAAGTCATGGTGCCCTTCGAGATCGGCGACACGTTCCGCGAGATCAACATCGAGGGCCAGAACGTGGACGAGCACATCGTCCGCATGATGGCGACGGTGTTCGCGAACGACCTCGAAGACCTCTTCATCAACGGCAACAAGCTCGGCCCGGCCATCCTGGAGGCCGACTACAAGGACGGCGGCAGCGACTCCCAGTACGTGAAGGACGCGTACCTGGGCCTCGTCGACGGCTGGCTCAAGCTGGCCGAGGACGCGCACCGCGTCGACGCGCTCAGCGCGAACGTCGCCCCGGGCCTCTTCTCGAAGATGCTCAACAACATGCCGCCCAAGTTCAAGCGCGACCGCAAGAAGCTGCGCTTCCTGGCGAGCATCGAGACCGAGCAGCTGTACCGCGAGCGCCTCTCGCAGCGCGCGACGCCCGGCTCGGACCGCAGCATCGAGAACGCCGACGCCATGACGCCGTTCGGCGTGCCGCTCGTCGGCGTGCCGCTGCTCTCGCAGACCCCGAAGGTCGTCGAGCACGTCGCGGTCAACAGCGACGGCACCACGGCGACCGCGCTGAAGTACAGCAACATCGACAACGTCGTCGTCTCCGCGTCGACCCTGAGCAGCACCGCGGCCACGCCGTACATCGCGAACACCGACTACACGGTGGACCTCGTGAACGGCAGCATCACGCGCCTCACGGGGCAAGCGATCGGCTCGGCGGCCACCGTCAAGGTGACCTACACCACCACGAGCCGCATTCTGCTCACCCACATGGAGAACTTCGTCGTGGGCATCGGGCGCGACGTCCGCATCGAGAAGCAGCGCAACATCTTCCGCCGCGTCAACATGTACGCGATCACGGCCAAGGTGGCGGTGCAGGTCGAGGAGACCGACGCCCTCGTCGACGGCTACAACATCGGCCTGACGATCTAAGGTCAGCGAGCGGTGCCGAGGCCTCGCAGCCAGGGGCCTCGGCACCACCACGTAACGAGGAGAGCTGCGATGCCCGTCAGGACGAAGGTCGGTAGCGACCAGAAGACAGCTCCTCGAGACGACGTTCAGCGCGAGGAGGCCATCTCCCGCCTGCTGGGCGAGCCCGAGGTCAAGGGTGAGGACCAGGCTCCTGAGCCGGTCCAGAAGCCGAAGCCGTCCGCCATCGTGCGGCTGATCGTCGGCATGTCGAACATCTCGCACGGGAAGTCCTACCTGAGGGACCGTCCGTTCATCGTCACCGACGAGGCGAGGATCGAGGAGTTCAAGCACGACGGCAACTTCTCCGTCGAGATGGTGGCCCAGAAGAGCGCCGGGTGACCGCGTGCTGAAGGTCCACCTCGCCGACGGAAGGACGCTGTCCTTCGAGCTGGGAGACGAGGCGCAGCGAGGGGCATGGGAACGATCGGCACAGAGCAGCACCTTCCAGAGCACCATCCGCGGGGTGGCGCTGCTCCACAACCGAACCCTCCACACGCTGCCGCTCCCGAAGCAGTTCAAGTCCCTCCGTTTCTCAGCCGAGCTGATCACCAGCAAAGGCGAGGGCGGGGAGAGGGTCACAGGAGAGCGCGTGGTCTGCCAGGCTGACGCAGTGCGGGTGTCCATCACCGCGTACTACACCCAGACCCCGAAGATGGTCAGGGTCGACGTCGCCAGGACCGGACGGATGCGCTTCGACGGGAAACCAGGAACGAGCCCCGCGCACGGGCAAGGAGCAGTTTCATGAAGACCAACCGATTCGACTCGAACCCCTACCAGGGCGGCGCCGGGCTCGCAGACGGGGGACTCGCCAGCGACCTCAGCGCCCTCGTCAACGGCCTCGCGAAGAGCGACAGCGGCATCCTGGGCGGCGGCTTCGTCACGACCGCCACCCACACGCAGGTCGCTGGCACCGGCGCGACCACGTGGACCGTGGGCATCACCGCCCTCGACACGCTCGTCGACGGCGTCTACAACCACGACAACCTCAACGCGGCCTTCGCCGTCCACAACTCGACGTGCCTCGTCACCGACGGCCAGTCGGTCTACGCCTGGCTGCTCGAGAAGCACGGCGCCGGGACCGTGACGACGGTCGCCGTCAAGGGCACAGCCGCGGTGCACGGCGCCGAGGCCGTGCCGACCGACGACGAGATCCAGCTCGCGCTGGGCGCCGGCGTCACCTTCATCAAGCTCGCGCTGCTCCACATCTCCCGGACCAGCACGACCCTGACCGAGAAGATCGACATGTCGTACCGGCAGCCGCACGGCGTCGCCGGCATGAACGGTTTCTAGCCGTTCGACGGGCTCCTCGCGAGCCCACCAACCGCGAAGGAGGCTTGGCCCGATGGGCACAACTCCGGTAGTGGCCTACTGCATCCCATCCTGCAATCCTGCTCGGGCGGCCGCGGCCGTAGAGCGCTGGCACGCCCGCGGTTACCTTGTGCACCTCGCCGTCGAGGGCGTGTTCCCTGACGTCGGCGCCGACCTGGTCCAGCGGTCCGACTCCTACCCCGGCTACTCGGTCGCCTCCAACACCCTGGCGGTCGCCGCGGTGGCCGCCGGGGCCGACGTCGTCGTCTTCGGCGGCGATGACATGGACCCCGAGCCGTCGCTCACCGCCCAGGAGATCGCTGCCCAGTACCTCGAGCACTTCGGCGGCTCGTTCGGCGTCATGCAGCCGACCGGCGACCGGCCCGAGACCTTCGGCACCGACCGCATCTGCGGCTCGCCGTGGCTCGGGCGCGACTGGGTTCTCCGGGCCTACGGCGGCCTGGGCGCGGTGTGGCCCGGGTACCACCAGTTCTTCATGGACGAGGAGCTGCAGAACGTCGCGAAGAAGCTCGGCGTCCTCTGGCAGCGTCCCGACCTCACGCAGGAGCACCACCACTGGCTCCGCTACGGCCTCAGCACGAAGACCGCGTACCAGGTCTCCAACGACCGTTGGTGGACGCCGGACGAGACGATGTTCAAGGCGCGGAAGGCCGCAGGTTTCCCGGGCAGCGACCCGCTGCCGGAGGTACGATGAGCTACTCCCAGGGCCGCGAAGAGGCCGTCATCCTCAGGTTCTTCAAGCACGCCAAGGTCGGGCGCTTCCTCGACGTCGGCGCCTACGACGGCGTGTTCCTCTCCAACACCAGGGCGCTCGCCGAGCTGGGCTGGGGCGGCGTCGTCGTCGACGCCTCGCCGCTCGCCTACGCCGCCCTCCAGCGCACCTACCGCGAGCGCGCTGACGTGGACTGCGTGCTAGCGGCCGTGACCCCGAGCGACGTCGGCCCGACCATCGAGCTGAACGAGTCGGCTGACGCCCTGTCGACGACCGACGAGGCCAACCGGGTGAAGTGGGCTCCGACCGCCGGGTTCCGCAAGGTCACCGTGCCGGCGCTCTCGGCCGCCGAGCTGGCGCGGCGCTTCCCGGGGCCGTACGACTTCGTCAACGTCGACACCGAGGGCACGTCGATCGCGGTCGCGAAGGCACTCCCGCTCGCCGACCTCGGGGTCAGGGCGCTCTGCGTCGAGCACGACGGCCACTACCGCGAGCTGGTAGACCAGCTCTGCGGCGACGGGTGGGCGATCATCCACCTCGACGACCTGAACCTCATCGTGGGCCACCCGTGAGCGGTGAGGTCGAGGCGGTCGCCGCGGCGCTCGGGTGCGCCGAGACCGTCATCGAGGTCGGGGCCTTCGACGGTAGCATCGCCGAGCGTATCGTTAACTTGCTCCCGGAGCCGCCGGTGCGCTGGTATGCCTTCGAGTGCGACCAGCGGAACCTGCCAGGTTGCCTCGCCGCCCCCGTCTACCGTCGTCCCGGCTTCGAAGTCGTGCCCTGCGCGGTCGGCGAACGCGACGGGGTGACGACTCTCCACCCGTCGTCGGCCGACGACCAAGAGTGGACCGCGTCGAGCAGCATCTGCGGGCCGGCGCCGGCGATGGCTGACAACTTCCCTTGGCTCAGGTACCGTTCCGAGCACCGGGTTCAGGTGCCGATGCGCTCGCTCGACTCGTTCGCGGCCGAGCGCGGGATCGGGGGTGTCGATCTCCTCTGGGTCGATGTCGAGGGTGCCGAGCGGCGCGTGATTGAGGGCGCCCGCGCTGTCCTCGCGCGGACCCGCCTACTCTTTCTCGAGGTCTGGGAGGCACGAATCTTCGAGGGGATGTGGACCTACGCAGAGACGCTCGCCGCGCTGCCTGAGTTCGAGGTCGTGCAGCGCTTCACTGGAGACGTCCTGTTGCGGCGGAGGTAGCCGATGAGACTCGCGGCCTGCGTCCTGGCGTACAACGACGAGTGGTGCATCGGGCTCTCCGCCCGCGCCCTCCTCCGCTTCTGCGACGTCCTGCTCGTGGGGCTCCACCGCTCGACGGACCGGACGGCGGAGATCCTCGCGGAGGTGGCTGCGGAGGTCGGGTCGGACCGCGTTCGCGTGGTCGAGCAGGACGACGTCGTCCCCCGGGTCGAGTACCCTATCGAGCAGAGCGGGGGGACCCTCCGGCGCGACCACCTCGGGAACGTCGCGCGGGAGATGGGGGCCACCCACGTCCTCGTCATCGACGACGACGAGGTACTGACCGCCAACGTCGCCACGGGCTTCCGCGACCTCCTCGCGGCGGTCGGGATCGTCTACCTGCCATGGATCTCCGTCTGGGACGACCCGGACGCCTACCGGACGACGTGGCGGCAGATGCTCCCGTTCGCCTTCCCCGTTGACGCGGGGACCTCCTGGTACGAGTCCGCGCACGGGCGATTCCCGGTGGCGGTGGCGGCCGCTCCCTACCCGCCCGCGCCGCACGTTCCCTGGGACGCAGGGGGCGCGATGCACCTCCAGTACCTGTCCCGGCGCCGGCTGGCGGCGAAGCGACTCATGTACCGCCTCTACGAGCGGATCGTGTTCCCGACGCTTCCGGCGGACGTAATCAACGCGCGCTTCAACGAGTCGATCGTTCCGCCGACGCCGGCGGAGATGGCGCCGATCCCACCGGCGTGGTGGGCGGGGCTCGAGGACCTCCGTGCGCGCCACCTCCACCCGGAGACGCCGCCCTGGCACGAGGAGGAGTGCCGCCGGATCGTCCGGGAGCGCGGGCCGGGGGTCCTCGACGGGCTCGAGCTTGGCGGGGTCGAGTTGTGAGGCTCGTCGCCCTGATGCTCGCCCGCAACTCCGCTTGGGTCCTCCCAGCGAGCGCCCGCGCCGCCCTGCGCTGGTGCGACGCCCTCGTCATCCTCGACCACGCCTCTACCGATGGGACCTGGTCGGCGGCGCGCGAGGTGATGGAGGAGCACCCCGGGCGGGTCTCGCTCCTCCACGAGGCGAACTCGTGCTGGGACGAGATGGACCATCGGCAGCGGACCCTCGACGCCGCCAGGGTCATGGGTGCGACCCACGTCGCCAATGTCGACGACGACGAGGTCCTGACGGCCAACGCCGAGGGGCTCGTCAAGGCGGCATCAGGGGCGCTTCCGCCAGGAGAGTCGATCGAGCTGCCGTGGCTCTCGGTGTGGGACGGCCTCGATGCGCGGCGCGTCGACCGTTCGCACTGGTCGTCTTCACAGGTACATGTCGTGTTCGCGCTCTCCGACCGGACCCACTACCGGCGCGCTGACGACGGGTACCAGCACCACGCCCGCTGCCCGCGGGGTAACGACGGGACATCTCGGCGGCCGCTCAAGGACCATTCCCAGGGCGGTCTGCTCCACCTGCAGTTCTCCAGCCGGCGGCGTCTGCGCGCGAAGCAGGCGCTGTACAAGATGAACGAGGTCCTCAGGTGGCCTGGACGCATGACGGTTGCAGAGGTGAACTGCCTGTACGACGGGACGGCCCTGGCCCCCGGGCTCGCCTTGACGGAGTTCCCGCGCGAGTGGTGGCCTGAGGGGGCGCGCGAGCGTGTCGACCTCGAAGCCGAACCGTGGCAGGAGGCTGAGGTCAAGCGCCTCCTCGCGCTCCACGGTGTCGAAGCGTTCGCCGGGTTGGATCTTTACGACGTATGCTGAGCGTTGTCTACATCACGAACCGGGGCCTTTACCCGCTCGTCGACAAGGACGAGCTGAACGTCAGTCAGTATGACCTGCTCGCCTCCTCGTTGAAGGTCCAGACCATTCCCCTGGAGCAACTCGAGCTGGTGGTCGTCGACCAAGTGAACCCGCTCCCGCGAGAAGAGCTGAACTTCCTCGGCGATCGCGTGAGGTACGTCAGGCCGCGGGATACTCCGTGGCGCCGCGCCGGAGCCTTTGCCCCGGCCTCAGCGCGCAACAGCGGGTTACTGGCTACGACCGGCGAGACCGTCCTCGGTCTTGATGACTGCGTGACGTTCGGCCCCGACCTGCTCCGCGGAGTCCATGACCACGCGCAGCGCGGAGAGTACATGGCCCTGGAGTACGTCGCCAAAAGTGACGCGCAGGTGCCTGGTAAGCTCCGCGAGGTCAAGCAGTGCGGCGGCCTCGTGGCCTACCCCAGGGAGGTGGCGCTCGCGACAGGGATGCACGACGAGCGCTTCGACGGGGCCGAAGCCTACGAGGACATCGAGTTCTCGGAGCGGCTGCAGCTGGCCGGGGTGCGGTTCTTCATGGACGGGAGATTGAGGGTGGTGCTGCACCGCCACGAGCGCATGAAACGAAAGCTCGCGAAGTGCGCCATCTTGGCGTACCACCTCGTGAAAGGCGGTACCGTGGCGAACGTGCCGTGGACTTCCAAGCAGATCGACCTGCTGTGTCGACCATGCAAATTTCTTGCCGGCCGGAAGTGCCACATCACCATGGACAGGTGCCGCAGCCGAGCTGCTTCGACCAAGGCCGGCGTTGAGACGATCTCCGAATACGAGTCAAAATCGTGGGACTTCAAGAGAAACTTCTGAGACTTCGCCGCGGCGAGATGATACGATCGAGAGAAGGGGTCGTGTAAAACTAGGAGATCGGACCTGGAACCCATGCCGACGCTCTCGCAGACCAACGAAGTCGTGGACATCGTTCTGAAGATCGCCGGTGGTCTGCTTGCCATCCTCCTCACTGTCACCGCCTTCCTCCTGCGCCGCCACATCAAGCGCTGGGACGACGACATCAAGAAGCTCGACGAGAAAGCTGAGGTCCTCCAGAAGCGGATCGAGGAGGTCGCGGGCCTCGTGACCGAGCGCTTCGAGGAGTGCCTGTCATCGATCACAGAGGGGGCGGTGCACGACCTCCACGCCGAGGTCGAGTCCCTCAAGCGTGAGTGGTCCGACCTCAGGGTGCACATCCCTGAGCACTACCTCCCGCGCACCGACTTCGTGCGCGACAACACCATCATCGACGGCAAGGTCAGCGCTCTCTTCAGGAAGTTCGACCGCATCGAGGTCGCGCTCGACTTCCTGAAGGAGCAGCTCGACAAACTCCTGGCACGGAGGTCAGCATCCAATGGGCAAGGCACTGGAGATGCTGCGTGAGGTCGACGTGCGCTACCTTCGCAACGGGTGGAAGGACACCAGAGGGGTCCCTCACTCTCCGATCTTCGAGCCAACCGGCAGGACAGACAAGGTGATAGCGTTCTCGGAAGAGCATGAGGTCGGGCGCGACTACGCCGACCTCGCCAAGCGATTCGACGACCTGAACGAGCGCGCTGACAAGGACCTCCTACCAAAGTTCGACGCCCTCCTGTCCAAGTTCCAGCTCCTCTAGAACCTTCCGTTCGTCCTTGCCTCGTAGTACAATACGAGCATCTACTGGGCGGTTCTGCCCGAGTTGAAAAAACTTGGCAGGCGCTGAGCCCTGAGGCGAGGCGTCTTGGGTGGGTCGGTAGGTCCGACCCGGCGGTGGACATGTCTAACATCACGTTGACGATCACCGTCTCTGACGTCATCTCGGTCACAACCCAGTATGATCTCATCAAGATCTACCGGTCGAGCATGGGGGCCGACGGCGACTACGTCGAGGTTTCGACGCCGGCGTCGCGCATCCCGCTCATTGGTAGCATCTACGAGTATCAGTTCGTAGATGCCGGCGGAGATGCAGCCTTTTTCTACAAAACCTCGTTCTTCAACTCCGACACCGAAGACGAGAGCGACCTGTCGGCGCCAGTCAAGGGCGACCTGACCGGCAACTACGTCTGCGTCCAGGACTTGCGCGAGGAGGGCTTCACCTCCGCTCAGATGCCCGACGCTAGGGCGCTAATGCTCATCCAGCTCTGGGAGGACTTCGTCGACCAGTTCACGGGTCAGTGGTTTAACCCGCGGGCGGCGCGCCTCGAGCTTGATGGGTCGGGTTCGTACCTGCTCCAACTTGGGGTCCCCATCATCCGGGTTGACTCGCTCCAGATCAACGGGTCGAGCATGGTCCTCCCGACAAGCCAGTACGTGGTCTACGACGGGGTGGAGAACCGGCAGAACCCGCGGATCAAGATCAGGAGCGCAGCTTCGAGCGAGTCGGAGAATTTCTACCAGGTGGTCGGCGGAGATCTCAACGGAGGCACGTACAACACGCTCTTCGGCCTGGGGTTCAATCGCGGTGAGCGCAACCAGGTCGTGACCGGGCTCTTTGGCTACGTCGAGAAGGACGGCACGGCGCCGCTGCTCATCAAGTACGCCGTTCGCAAACTCATCTCGCTGAACTCGGCGAAGATGGGCTTCGGTCAGGCGTCAACCATCGCCGGCCCCGTGGTCGAAGAGGTGACCGACCGCCACAAGATCCGCTACTCGGAGAAGATGCTCCCGACCGCCACCTTGACGGGCGACCCGGAGCTGGACCGCATCCTGTGCCGTTACCGCCGCCCGGCCATCATCGCAGCCCCATACGGGGAGCTGGTCTGAGATGCGCCCCTACCCGCGCCTCCTCCACCCGGTCCCGGTCGAGTTGCGCAAGCTCAACCGGGCGCAAACCGCGTGGGACAAGAAGGCGCGGGAACCCATCGGGCACGCTGTCCGCGACGTCGCCGTCGTGCTCGAGGCGCAGGTCCGCTACAACCGCATCGAGCAGCCGACCGCCGACTTCGAGGGCGTCCTGCGCGACAGCAAGGGGATGCTCCTCTTCCGCTTCTGCGACCTCGAAGCCATCCCGATCACGATCGAGCGCGGTGACAAGGTGAGCAAGATCGGCAACCGCGCCTGCGACTTCTTCGTGTCCCACTTCGAAGACGCCGGGCACCTACAGGACTACGGCGGTGCTACGCTGCTCGCGGTGTGGTTCGTCGACCGCACGCCCGGGGAGTCGAGCTGATGGCTGCCTCGGTCCGCATCGACACCTTCAAGGGCTGGGACCAGTTCGCGGCGGCCACGGACCCGAAGAGGTTCCGCCAGGCGCTCGCGAAGGAGATGTTTAAGGCGACGACGAAGAGCTGCAACGAGATACGCGACGAGATCGCCAAAAGCATCATGGGCAAGGGGAAGGTGTATGAGAAGAACTCTGGCCTCACTATCCTCTTCAAGCGGACCAGCACGCCTCTGATCGGCGGCAACTTCGGCATCGGCCCGGAGATGGGTGGGGGCACCGACCCCGGCGCGACCATGTACAAATCGCTCGGGATCGACGCCAAGACCTACGAGGGGTTCATCGGGGTGGTGCGGAATCGAGGCGGGTTCAACGTCGCCTACATCGTCCATGAAGGGGCAACCCTCAGGATAACCGAGAAGCGCCGGAAGTGGCTCGCGGCCGCGATCGCCTCGGCCATGGGGAAGCAGGGCAAGGACTTCTCTAGGAAGGGGCAGGCCTTCACCGTCGACATGAACGGGAAGGAGAAGCGCATCCCCTCAGCGAAGGGGTCGAACAACGTCGGGAGTGCCATCATCATCCCGCCGCGGCCGTTCATCCGGCACGTCATGCAGGACCCGGCCCTGCAGCGTAGGGTCATCGATCGCTGGGGCATGGCGGCGGCGAAGGCCCTGATGGTGAAGTAGTGGAGAAGCTCGTCCACATTCCGAAGATCTTCGAGTTCGACGAGGACGAGCGCTGGCGCTTGTCCTTCAGCTCGTCGAAGATCCGTCTGTCGGTCGAAGACCGAGCCGTCACCCTCAAGCGGGTCGAGCCCGGGTTCCTCGGGTACTTCGGCAGCGACCCAGTCTACCCGACCGACGAAGACCTCTGTGTCAAGACCTGGGTCACGACCCCGCAGGCGCTCACGGCGTGGGTCGCCTTCGACGCCTGGGCCTACGCTCCTCCTGGGACGAGCATCGGCTTCCGCCTGTCGCCCGACGGGGCCGTCCAGAAGTACTGGGACGGGTCGGCGTGGGTCGATGCCCACGACGGCCACCTGGTTGGGACCACCTGGGTCGAGGGCGAGTGGAGCACGCTCCAAGAGGTCAACGATCACATCTCCGCCTTCCCGGTCGCGCAGAAGGCGGTCCAGGTCATCGTCAACCTGCGCACCACCGACCCGACGGTCACGCCCGTGGTGCACGGCGTCGGCGTCCTGTACGAGGCGTTCCTCAACCAGTACTACGACCTCATCTACGACTCGCTGCTGGCGTACGTCGAATCGATCTGCCCGTCCAAGGAGTGGGTTTTCAGGCTGGTCGACGACAGCGCCTACATCGACCTGAAGGCGGGGACCGAGTACAACGTCGGCACGTTCAACGTCGTCGACGTGGCCAAGGTCTTCGACCAGACGAACGACCCGGGCCACGCGACGAACGTCAAGGGTAGCTACGACGCGACGACGAAGCGCCTGACGTTCGCCAGCACCATCCTGGCCGGGACCGAAGTCTGGGTCCAGTTCTCGTACCAGCCGACCACGGCCGTCATCACGGAGCAAGACTTCGGCACGGCTGCCATCCCTGCGGTCGCCATCGTGGGCATAGACGAGCTGCGCGGGGCCCGCCTCCCGGCCGGCGTCTGGTTCAAGAACCGCGCCGCAGGCACGGCCGTCAACGTCCGTAGCCCATATCGCACGACGCTGCGGCTCACCATGAGGATCGTGGCCGATCGCCAGCGCGACGTCTCCGCCATCCTCCAGCTGCTCCAGGAGAAGCTCTCCCAGGAGCCGCTGCTGACCGCCGTCGGGACCGACGAGCAGTACTCGATGCAGATCCAAAAGGGCATGTCCGACTTCGGCGGGCCGAACTTGTCGGACTTGGTCTACAAGAACTTCATCATCGACATCCTGGACGTGAACTACTGGGTCGTGGGAGAGCGCACGGGCAGCCTAGTCACTTCAGGATTGAAAGCCAGCGGGGACCTGTCCTTCACGTCAGGCCGCGCAGAGAGACCTTGAGGAGGAATCCATGAGCCAGAGAGTCTACGGCCCGACCCAGGGAGCCGGCACCCAGATCACCGAGACGGACGCCGAGAAGACCATCGTTCCGTCGACCTTCGGGGTTACCGTCCACGTCGGCGCCTACCAGCGCGGCATGGTCGGGGCGTTGAACTTCGCGCCGAAGAAGAAGCAGTTCAGCGCCCAGATGGGCGGGCGCCTGGCGAACGGCCTCATCGCCCCCGACGCGGCGTTGGATTTCTTCGACATGTCAGAGGGCGCCGGGGAGCTGTGGTGCGTCCGCGTCACCGATGGCAACGAGGTCGCTTCTTCGGTGTACCTCTACAACCGCCGCGTCCCGCGCAGCGCGGTCGTGAAGTTCTCGGCGCACGACGGCGGCCAGTGGGCCGGGCGCGCCGGCTTCCTCGTCGGCGAGATCGAGCAGACGACCGTGGGGACGACCACCTCCACGGACCTCACGGAGACCACGCTGTCGACCGGCAAGACCATGCTCAAGGACTACTGGGCCGGCGCCGTCCTGAAGCTGCACGCCGTCGCGACCAAGTCTTACCTCGTCCTCAGCAACACGGTCGACGGCGTCCTCACCGTCGTGTCGGACACGACGATGCTCACCGACTACGGCAGCAGCGTCGACCTCGAGTACACCCTCGAGCTGGCCGACGTGGCGGAGCCGCTCGAGGTCTACGTCCACGACGGGACCCAGGCCCCGACCGAGGAGTGGGGCGCGGACATCTACTGGAACGGCGCGCTCGAGCAGCAGTACGACAACCTCTCCAGCGACCCGACCAGCCCGCACTACTTCGTGCGCGCGTTCAACGACGACACCGGGAACTTCTCGGTCAAGGTCCAGGATCTGTGGACCGGCGGCTACGCGGCGGACGTCCGCCCGGCCAACCACTACGAGCAGGTCGCGAGCCTGTCGAGCACGGTCGCGAAGCTCGAGATCGTCCAGGCCAAGGTCAACTCGGTCGGCGGCGGGACGGCGACGATCGGCGGCTGGAGCTACGGCCAGAAGGTTAAGGCGCAGTCGCTCACCATCACGTTCACGACCCCGACGGCCTACGGCGTCGTGAGCGACCAGTACGGCAGCGTGGGCACCGGCGTCGTGGGGGCGGCCTTCGTCCCGACCTTCGGCGCGGACTACATCCCGTCGTTCGTGGTCACGGCCGGCACGTTCGCGATGGCCGCGCTCGACACGATCTCCGTCCTCGTGAACCCGCTGACCCCAGACGCCCTGGTCGGCGGCCTCATCTACCCGAACAAGGCGACCGACCGCCGCACGTTCTTCGTCATCGTCTCCAACACCGTCGACACCGTGACGGTGAAGTCGGACAGCGACATGACGGTCGTCGCCGACGCCGGGACGCCCGGATCGGTCACCGGGACCGCGACCGGCCCGACCTTCAGTACGGTCGGGAACACCGCCCTCGCGCTGCGGATCGACGGCGGGCCGATCCAGGTCGTGCCCATCCCGTCGGGCGCCACGGTCGCCGCGGCTAACATCGTCAACTCCATCAACAGCTCGCTCGGCATGACGATCGCCAGCTACACGACAGACAAGCACATCAAGCTGACGAGCACCATCGGCGGCCGCTTCAGCGCCGTCTGGATCGGCGCCGGCGGCGCGAACACGCCGCTCGGCTTCACCGCCAGCACGAACCACCCGGGCGCGGTCGGGGACAGCGCGATGCTGCAGTGGCGCCAGCCGCTGGCCGGCGGCTACGACGGCCTCGCCAGCCTGACCTCGTCCGACTACGAGGCGATGTACGACCTCGACACGTCGCCCATCAACCGCCTCTTCGGACGCCTCAAGGGGCTCGTGAAGCTCGGCACCCCGGGCGTGACGAGCACGGCGCTGCAGAAGCAGGCGGCCGCGTACGCCGAGGCGCGGAACTACCAGTACCGCTACGAGTGCCCGGCCGACATCGTCACCGAGGACGCGGCCGAGGAGTACGTCAACGACACGCTCGGGCGCAGCGACTTCGCGGTCATGGCGTTCCCGTCGTACGCCTACATCGCGAACCCGCTGAAGAACAGCGTCGGCATGAAGCTGGTCAGCACGACCGGCGCCATCCACGGCCGCGAGGCCAAGATGGCGAGCGCCTGGAGCGGCTACCACAAGGCCGCGGCCGGCGTGGACGTCACGCTGCCGGCGTTCCTGTCGCTGCCGACCGGCGACGCCGTCCTCGACGAAGAGAGCCTGAACCCGCAGGGCATCCAGGTGCTCAAGTTCGTCGGCGGGAACCTCATCATCTGGGGCGACCGCACCGTGTCGGCCGACCCGAGCTGGATGTGGAAGCACCAGCGTGAGCAGATGTCGCACTACGGGAACGTCCTGAGGGAGAACTTCGACTGGATCATCTTCGCCATCAACGACACCGTGTCGTGGACGATGGCGTGGACCGAGCTTGACAAGTTCTTCAAGCAGGAGGTCACGAACCGCGCGCTCGACGGCTACAACGTCAAGATCGACGCGGAGAACAACACGACCGACACGAAGGCCAAGGGTAACGCGAACTGCGACATCCGGCTGAAGTTCGTCGACACGATCGAGAGATTCCGCATCGGCATGTCGAAGGTCGGCGTGTTCGAGGACGTCGGGACGTAACGGAGACAAGCATCACGGTGGGCATCGAGAGGTGCCCACCGTGATCGAGCAACGCAATCGAAGAAGGAAGGAGACGACCGATGAGCCTCAAGCGCACCATCAAAGCCGACCACATGCCGGTCAACAACTACGAGATGCTGGTCAACGGCATGCCGAAGATCATCTTCATCTCGGTCGAGGGCCTCGACGAGGAGCTGGAGACCGTGGACCTGCCGGACCGCACCGCGCGCTCCGGCGGCAACACCAAGGCGCTGAGCTTCACCGCGAAGCAGCCGCTGCACCACGCGCTCGAGGTCCAGGCGATGGAGCAGTGGTACAAGGACTCGCAGCACCCGGTGAAGCCGGACTACCTGAAGAACGCGACCCTGATGTTCAAGAGCCTCACCGACATGCACTCGAAGAGCTACGCGCTCACCGAGTGCTTCCCGCACAAGCGGGTGCTCTCGAACGCCGACATGAACGACGAGGGCAAGCCGGCGGAGCTGACGTGGACCTTCCGGGCCACGGAGGTCGTGAACATCCCGGGCATGTAGCATCGCGCAGCCGGCCGGGGGTGGTCCTCGGCCGGCATGAAGGAGCCTCACAAGGGCCAGGAGCCCACTTGGAGGAGTCCAGATGAAGACGACGCTTGGTGAGTGGGGGCGGAAGCTCCCGGTCGGCATGGTGGAGGGGGACAAGTTCAACCGCGAGTTCACCTTCCGCGACCTCAACTTCGGGGTGGAGCGGGAGGTTCAGAAACTCGTGGCGAAGGAGGAGACCAAGACGCTGGGGTCGCACGCCACGCTGGTCCTCTCCCAGATCCTCACCAGCCTCGGCGGGCAGCGGCTCGATCCGGCCAAGTACGACGAGACGCGGGCGCTACTCGCGAAGTGCTGGCTCGCCGACGTCATGTACATGTGGCTGTGGGCGCGCCGCGAGTCGTGCGGCAAGGACCTCGAGATCAACTTCCCGTGCACCAACCAGGAGTGCCGGTTCGTCGAGTCCCCGACGCCGGTGTACGACCTCGACAGCTTCGACGTCGTGACGGCCGACTCGGTCGACCAGCTGCACGGACAGTACGCAACGAAGACCCCGTACGAGGTCCGCGGGCAGACCGTCAACGCCTTCCGCCTCCAGCCGCCGACGTGGTCCATCTACATGGGCAACGACGCCGTGAGCGCCGAGATGGACGCCAAGGTCATGCTGGCCGGCATCTGCGGCACCGACAAGCACGAGTCCATCCTCCTGACGGACCAGGAGGTCGACTGCTTCCGCCGGCTGGACCACGTCGGCGTCCAGGCGGCGATCAACAAGCTGGTCTTCGGGCCGAAGCTCGTGGTCGAGCACGCGTGCCCGAAGTGCCACCGCGAGTCGAAGCTGTTCCTCGACTGGCAGTTCGACAGTTTTTTCTCCTAACCCAGCCGCTCGAGCGGCTGGAGACGCTGCAGGAGGTCGAGTTCATCCTGCTGTACTGCGTGAAGGGGATGAGCCCCGATCGGGTGGCCGGGATGGACCAGAGCGAGCGGACTTGGTGGATGAAGCGGCTGCTGAAGGAGAAGAAGGCGGAGCAGAAGGCGGGCGGCCTGGCCGGGCTGCTCTAGGAGAGGCGGAGCGATGGCGGCACAGGTGATCATCTACGACCTCGCGGGGCGCCTCAGCGTCCAGGGCGCCGACGTCGCGGCGCGCGAGCTGGGGAAGGTCAACCAGGCCACCAAGTCCGTCAAGGATGGCTTCAAGAGCCTCGGCGCGGTTGGTGGCCACCTCGCCCACGCCGCCACCGGCGTCGCCGCCATCGGCATCGGGTTCGCCGCCACGCTCGGCAAGATGGCGCACAGCGCCATGGAGTTCGAGCAGAAGATGGCCTACGTCGGCGCCCTCGTGGGCGGGAAGCACACCGATGACTTCAAGGCCATGGAGAAGGCTGCCAGGGAGATGGGGCTGACGTCGTACGTCTCCTCGACCAAGGCGGCCGAGGCGCTGTACGAGATCAAGAAGGCCGGCTTCTCGGCCAGCGATTCGATCAACTTCCTCCGCCCGGCGCTCGCGCTCTCCACCCTCGAGCAGCTCAAGGTCGAGGAGTCGGCCGGCATCGCCGCCAGCGCCATCCGCAGCTTCGGGCTCGAGGCCAAGCGCTCCGGCGAGGTCGTCGACGCGATGGCCTTCGTGTCGAAGAACACGGCGGCCGGGATCAAGAACCTCGGCGACGGCATGCGGTACTCGTCGACGACGGCCCGCCTCCTCGGTATGGACTACAAGGACGTCCTGCTGTACCTGGGGCTCCTCAACAACGCCAACATGAAGGGGTCGGTCGCCGGCACGACCCTGAACTCGATGCTGCTGCGCCTGTCGGGCGCGTCGATCCGCGGTTCGAAGTCGCTCAAGCAGCTCGGCATCGACATGACGTACGCCAAGGACACCACCGACGAGTTCGGGGTGGGCCACGGGAAGGGGGCGACGAAGTCTGCGGTCACCCTCATCTACGAGATGGGCAAGAAGTACAAGGAACTCAGCGAGAAGGCCGGCGTCGGTCAGGTCGGGGCGACGAAGGTGTTCATGCGCTCCCTCGGCCAGGTCGGCGGCAAGGCGGTCGCGGCCTCGTTCGAAGCCACCGCATACCCTGAGATGATGAAGCGCCTCAAGGAGCTGTACGACCCATCGCATCTCAAGGGCTTCGCTGAGACGCTGGCGGCGCGTCGCTTCGAAAGCACGCTGGGCACTGTCGAGCTGCTCAAGAACTCCTTCTCGTCGCTGAGCATCGAATTGTCGAAGTCGAACCTCTTCGGCGGGTTCTTCACCGACAAGCTCAACAAGATGCTCGGAGTGATGCGTCTGGCCGCGTCGGCTGCTGGCGGTTACCAGTCGGCCGGGCGCGACACCATCATGAAGGTGTTCGGCATCAGCGAAGAAACGGCAGGGAAAGTCGAGAAGGTAGTCACCGGCATCAAGCGCGGCATCAGCGAGTCGATGTCGTTCGTCGAGAGGATGTACCGCAAGGCGGCCGAGTTCCTGAAGAAGAACGCCGGCATCGGCGACCTTGAGCAGATTGCTGCGACAGCGACCAAGGTGGTGCTCGCGCTTGCCGCGGCCGGCCCAGCCATCTTCGCGGTCGCCCCGGCGATATGGGCAGTAACCGGGGGTCTCAAAGCACTCTACTCCGCAGCCGGCGCGCTGACCGGGTCTGGCGGCGTCCTCGCACTCGTCGGAACCGGCACGCTTGCGCTGTCCGGGTACACGAAGGGACAGACCTTCACCGAGGACATGGTCTCCGGGTTCAAGCGGATGTCGAAGGAGGGGTCCGGCTTCCTCAGCCTTCTGGCGAAGATCGCCAAGCATCTTGGACCCGGTGGAACGCTCGCGGTCGTCGTCGGCCTTTCGAACGCAAGGAAGATCGCGGGCGGCGCGCTCTCCGCCTGGGGCGCGGCGAAGAGCGGTCTGGCCGGGACGGTCGCCGGAGCAGTCGGGGCTTCCATCTCAGGCGCCCTCCCGGTGCAGGTCATGAACTGGCCTGCCGGAATCGGTATCGGCGGCGCTGGATCTCTCTTGAGCGCCACCGTGCCGGCCGGCGCGGCAAACGCGACGGCAACCGCTGGGATGTGGGCGACGGCGAACGGGCCGATGTCGATCAACACGGCGTCGTTCAAGAGCGTCGTCATGTCGGGTGCGTCCATCGCGGTCCCGGTCGGGATCTCTGCTGCCCTCGGGTACACGTTCGGCGAGTGGCTGAACAAGCAGCTCAGCATTGACGACGCGATCGTCAAGTTCTTGACCGGGAGCAGGGTCGGAAGCTCGAACGGTTCCGATGAGGGTGGGGTCGGCGCCGTCGGAGACGAGACCTTCACCAAGTTCAGGAAGGCCGGCTACGCTGACGACACCGCCAGCGCCGCATCGTCCTACTTCAGGAAGAAGAAGGCGTGGGAGAATCGCGGCGCTGTCGGGAGGTTCGTCGGCTCGATCGGGTCAGAGTTCGGCGTCAAAAACGATCGCGACGAGGCGATGGGCGAGTATGCGAGGTACAGGGCCCTCCGCGCGCGAGATGAGGCGAGAGGGGTCTCCCCGAGAGGCTCAGCTCCGAACGCCGACAGGGGCGTAGGGGCTGCGACCCCTGAAGAGATACAGACCGAGCTGGCGCGAGTTATGGGACGCCTCACGAGCGTGTCCACGAAAGACAAGTCGTTCGAGACGCAGAAGGAGAAGATGCAGGACATGGCGGAGGAGAGGGCCCTCCGCGCTAGGATGAATGCATTGCTGGAGAAGCTTGCTCTCGCAAAGAACATCGAAGGCGTCGCAAGAGAACTCGTGATTCATCAGACGATAGAACTCTCCGGAGACGTTCTTCACAAGGGAATAGAGCGCTACAACATGAGCAACGCCGCCAGGGGCGGGGCCGGGGTCGGCTCCGGCCCGGCGACCAACGTGGCCGGCGACAGCGTCGGCTACGGCGTGATGTCGGAGTAGGACCATGCCAGATAACAAAACAGGTACTGGCGTCAAAGAAGGAACCGACTTCAACACCGGGCTCCCGACCGGGCTCCCGGCGGCAGGCGGGCCGGCAACCCCCGGCGGCGGCCCGACCGATAAGGACCTGAGCGGCGGCGGGGGCGGCGGCGTCTCGTACCCCAACCAGCTCGGCGGCAAGGGGCAGAGCAGCTACTGGAAGACCCCGGGCGACGTCGGCGCGGCCGGCATCGGCGCCGGCGGCAACAAGCCGCGCTCGAAGCCGCAGATGTGGGTCATCTCGAGCGATGAGATCCAGGTCACGGTCACCGGGCAGTTCCCGGTCGACGACCTGCAACTCAACACGATCGGCGGCAACTACGCGGAGATCACGAGCGTCAACCAGCAGAACCCGATCTCGCAGTGGATCCGCGGGCAGCTCGAGACTGTCACTCTGACGTCGGAGTTCTTCGCCCAGCACTCGCAGGAAGACGTCGTCGACAAGTTCGACCACCTGCTGATGCTGACCAGGAGGGACGACTACTTCTTCCGCCCCCCGACGTGCGTCTTCACCTTCGGGACGAAGCTCTCCCGACAGTGCCAGCTAGAGCATGTCTCGAACATCGCCTACGGGCCCCTGCGGCCTGACGGCACGCCGCAGCGCATCCGCTTCACGATGACGCTGCGCAATTACGACCCGAGCGTCGTCCAGCCGACCGACCCGACGAACGTCGTGAAGCAGAGCCGCATGCGGGCGGCGAAGACCGGCGACACCTACGAGTCCATCGCGGCCGACGAGTACCGCGGGAACGCCATGGCCGGGGAGTACCTGCGGCGCTGGCTGCGCTACCACCCCGACCTGGTCGAGGGCGACAAGGTCCACATCCTCACTCAGGACTACATAGCCCAGCAGGGACCGGTGTACCCGCAGTCGCCGCTCCTGTTCGCGATGACGGCGTATCAGAAGTTCTCCGCGGCCCTGTTCGACGCGAGGTCAGGCTCGCTGACGGTGACGTCGCGTGGCTAAGGCTGCCAACCCCAACACCACCGTCAGCCCGGCCCACGGCAACGTCCAGGGCACGGGCGGCGGGTTCGGCTACAAGAACGTCGGGCTTGGCAGCAAGGACAACCCGTACGGCCAGTTCATCGACGGCAACAGCTTCAGCTCACTGACGGCGGGCACGAGGTACGACTTCATCGCTCCGCGCTACCTAATCCTCGTGAATGACACGAAGCTCCAGGACGACATCGCAGCCCGCATCCGCGACATCCACGTGGACTTCGACGTCGACAAGGCGACGGAGATCAAGATCTCCGCCCACGACCACGACGGCAAGCTGCGCGACTACAAGTACCTCGCGCCCGGAAGCCTCATCCACGTGTGGGTTGGGTACGGCGCGGCGCTCGAGTACCTCGCCAGCGGGGAGATCGTGAAGTGGACTCCTGGGTACCCGAAGGACGGGCCACCCACGATCGAGGTCTGCGCCTACGACGGGTCGCATGCGAACATGGACCGCCAGGGGCACAAGGACGGGTCGACGATGAAGAGCGTGCGCGACTCGAAGGTGGTCACGCACAAGATCACCGAGCACATGGGGCACATCGCCGACGTCGACGAGACCGACAAGATCATCTCGCGCCTCCAGCGCAAGGGCATCTCCGACTACCAGTTCGTGAAGCGCCTCGCGCTGCTCAACGACTTCTATTACTGGTGCGACTTCGACATTAAGAACAAGAAGTGGGTCGGCCACTTCCGCGACAAGCGCAGCCTCCGCAAGCAGCAGGAGGCGATGTACTCGTTCATCTACGGGATGGATAACGCGGTCAGTCTCATCGACTTCAAGCTCGACTTCACGATGCGCGGGATGTCGACCGACATCGAGGTCGTGTCCTGGGACAACGACCTGAAGAAGCCCATCAACGCGGTCATCAAGGAGACCGAGGGCATCTACACCGACCACGCCGGCGGCCGCGGCGGCGCCAACCCGTCTGAGCGACAGAAGAAGCAGCGCAAGGCGTCGATCTTCGTCCACAAGCAGAACAACGAGAACACGTACCAGGCGCTCGGGCAGTACCTCCACCAGAACACGCTGATGGAGGACAGCTCGTTCACCGACCTCGAGAAGTTCCCGGCCCCGGCCAAGGGGACGATGCTCACGTTCACCTGCTTTGGCCAGCGCATCTTCGTCGTCGCCGACAAGCCGTTCAAGAACCAGAAGGACGCGGCCGGCTGGGCGACGCGGTTCATGAAGGCGCGCCTGGAGAACTTCATCCACGGCAACGGGACCGTGGTGGGGACGCCGAACCTGCGACCGCGGCAGATCCACTACCTCGGGACCGGCGACCACTTCGGCGGGCGCTGGGAGTTCACCAAGGTCACGCACAAGATCTTGACCAACGGTCCGTACGAGGTCGACTTCGAGGCCCGCCGCATGTACGAGCCGACGGACCCGAAGGCGAACCAGGCGAAGGACGTCCCGGTCGTCCCGCGGTACCTCATGAAGGGAGACCGCTGATGAGCGGCGCCTTCTACGAGGTCCACACGGGGACCGTGACGAACATCAAGGACCCGGAGAAGCGCGGGCGCCTGATGGTCAAGCTGCCGACCCTGTTCGAGGACGACTATCCCGACTGGGTCGACCCGTGCTTCCCGTTCGCCGGCTCGAACTGCGGCTTCTTCGCGCTCCCGCAGGTCGGGGTGGCGATCGAGTGCGAGGTACACCGCGGGAGCGGCCCTGACGCCTCGATCGACACGCCGAGCTGCAAGTGGCGCGGGGCGCTCTACAACCGCGTCGACCAGATCCCAGAGGAGTTCCGCGAGCGCTACCCGTTCTGCCTCGGGTTCAAGAGCCCGGCCGGGCACATCTTGATGTTCGACGACAGCGAGGGGAAGGAGTTCCTCCTCCTCAGCCACGCGAAGAAGCAGAAGACCCTGCTCTGCTTCGACCGGAACGGCAGCGTGGCCCTGCACTGCGAGGCAGCCTCGGGCGCCGTATTCGGGATCGAGTTGGACGCGACCCGCGGGATGGTGCAGGTCTCAGGCAACGCGATGGTCGAGATCAAAGCCAAGGGCCACGTCTCCATCGACGCCCCCGCGGTCACCATCTGCGGCCGCCCGGTGGCCCACAATGGGGAGCCCCTCTGATGGCCGATCGCGGTGAGTACAAGGTCGAGCTGACTCCGTCGCTGCCGCCGGCCATGCCGTCGCTCGGCCCGGGAGGGCCGACGTCGTTCAAGGTCAACTACCCGGGCGGCGTCCAGATCGGCGCGTCGCCGCAGCAGTCGCCGACGAGCGACTGCCGGGTCATCATCAACAACCTCCTCCCGAGCATCACCATCATGCTCGGGCCGCTCGGCTTCCTCTTCTGCGTCCTGAACGTGGTGATGAAGATCATCGACTGCGTGAAGGCCGTCCCGGACTGCATCACCCAGCTCAGCCCGACGCCGCTCACCGACGCGCTGAAGTACCTCGCGCTGGCGGTCATCTGCCTCGCGAAGTTGATCCCGCAGATCAGCATGCTGTACATGATCAGCGACATCCTGAAGATCATCATCGCCTTCTTCGACTGCCTCATCTCGGCGCTGGCGTCGCTCCAGGCGATCTACCGGCAGCTCGCTGAGGCGGTGAACAGCGCCGGAAAAGACACCGGGCTCAAGACCCAGCTGGCATCGGCGCAGGCCCAGACGGACGTCATGGTCAGCCAGACGATCACCATGACGAACCCGCTGGTGCCGCTCTTCGACGTGCTCAACCTGTTCCTCCCGCTGTTCGGAGCGTCGAAGATCGACTTTACCGTGCCTGACCCGCAGCACATGCCGCTCGACGTCATCATCACGACGTTCTCGCAGATCCGCGAGACGCTCGCGCAGGTCAAGACGCTGCTCGACTCGATCATCTCGGGCGGGAGCTAGGAACACGCCGATGGAAACTGGGCTCGCCTCTCCGCTTGCCGTCACCTCCAAGGGCACGGCCGTGGTCCTCACCGGCAGCGACCTCATCAAGCAGCTGCTCTTCACCGCGCTGCGCGACTGCTCGTCCGGGAACCCGTTCCAGCAGCTCGGCGTCAGCGACGAGAACATCTTCTCCATCAGCGACGCCCAGTCGATCGCGAAGCTGCGCCTGGCGGTGCAGCGGGTCTTCGCCAGGTTCGAGGTTCAGAGCCTCGCCCGGCTGGTCCCCGGGGATACTGGCCTCGTGTTCTCGAAGAGCGCGGAGGGGGCCGTCGACGTCCAGGTGAAGTATGTTGACCTGGAGACCGACAAGCCTGAGACTGTCAACGCGAGCTACTCGTCAGCCGGCGGGTGGAGGTAAGGCAGTGGCCGACCAGGTCATCACGGTCCCGGACTTCAAGTTCACCGGTCAGTACTACGCGCAGATCTTGCAGACGCTGCGGCAGTGGCGCCGCGTCTACGCACCGGAGATCACGTCCGAGGACGACCACGAGCCGTTCGAGCAGGCCCTCCGCGCCTACGCGCTGGCGAGCCACATCTCGAACGTCCTCTGCGACCAGGTGGCGCTCGAGCACTACCTGCGCACGGCGAAGCTCCTATCGTCGGTCAGGGACCGGCTGCAGCTCATCGACTACCAGCTGGCCCAGGCGACGCCGGCGGAGGTCGAGGCGCTCATCACGCTGGCGAAGGTCTTCACGACCCAGACCATGATCATCGGGCCGCCGAGCCAGCACATGGTCCAGTTCGCCACGGAGCAGACCGAGGTCGACAACGAGATCATCTTTGAGTATCTCGACCTGGCCGACGCCGGCCTGTTCGTCCAGCGCACCGACAAGCTCGGCTGCTGCGTCTGGAGCGAGAGGGCTCATCCAGACGACCCGGACACCCTTCCGCTCATTGACGTCACCACCCAGGCCAACGAGGTTGGGGCCGACACCTTCGCCCCGTGGAACACCCCGAAGCGCAACGATGCCATCTACTTCGGCCACGCCGACGTGATGTTCGACCGCCTCGACCTGACCATCAACACCGGGTCGAGCGGCGTCCAGGGGGTCTGGGAGTACTACGACGACGCTCGGTACAGCGTGAACCCGACGGCCGTCTCGAACAACGGGTCGACGCTGACGCTCGACCTCACCTCGCTCCTCGGCGGCCTCGACCGCACCGGGGCGGTGGTGCGCGCATGCTACCTCCCGACGGGGGCCTACGAGGAGGTGATCTCCAAGTTCAGCAACCACAACTACATCGACCTCACCGGCATCATCGGGCAGACGTCGGCCCCGAGCACCGACCCGCAGGACTACAGCGTCGGGTGCCAGTGGAGCGTCCTCCCGGAGTACGTCGACGAAACGTCAGACCTGCAGCAGAGCGGCAAGCTGACGTTCGCCCTGCCGCAGACGCTCAGCTACCACTGGGACCAGACGACCGTCAACGGGTTCACCGGGTACTTCGTCAGGTACCGCATCGTGAAGGTGGTCTCGGCCACGAGCCCGGTGATCGACGCGGCCGACCTCAGCAAGGGGGATCAGTACCTGCTGCTCGTCGTCGTGCAGGGGCGCACCGTGTCCGACGAGCCGCTCGGGTCGTCGAACGGAACCGCGAAGCAGAGCTTCAAGCTGAAGCAGACTCCGCTCATCGACGACACCCTCATCATCGAGGTGAGCAACGTCATCTGGACCCAGGTCGACAATTTCCTCCTGTCGCGGCCGCAGGACCTGCACTTCAGGGTGTGGTACGACGACGACGGGTACGCGGTGGTCGAGTTCGGCGACGGCATCAACGGCGCCGTCCCGCGGATGGGCGTCAACAACGTCGCCGCCTACTACCGCATCGGCGGAGACCAGGACGGCAACGTCCCGGTCGACAGCCTCACCTCGAACACCAGCGGCCTGGCGTACGTCTCCGCGGTCACCAACCCGCGCCCCGGTGATGGGTGGAAGATCAACGACGGCGGCAGCGACGCAGACATGGCGCGCCTCAAGGTGGCCGGCCCGGCATCGCTCAGGACCATCGGCCGGGCCGTCAACACCGGAGACCTGGAGGCGCTGGCGGTGGCCTACAAGGCAGCCGACGGCTCGAGCCCGGTGGCCCGCGCCTACGCGGTCGAGGAGGCCTACGGGCCGAAGACCATGGAGGCGATCGTGGTCGGGGCCGGCGGGAACTACCTGCTCTCCAGCCAGATCGCCGAGTTCTCGACGTACCTCAACGGGGACCGCACCGCGTCACCCCCGGTGCACGGGGCGATCTTGGCGAACCACCAGGCCGTGGTCACGAACTACCAGAAGCGCCCGATCGACGTGACCGCCACGGTGTACGGCGGGAACGAGACCGAGATCAAGAACGCGCTGATGTCCCTGCTGTCGCCGATGAGGCTGAAGGACGACGGCGTGAGCTACCAGTGGGACCTCGGCGGAGAGGTCCCGATGTCGGTGATCATCGAGATCATCCACGGGACATCGACCACGGTGCGCAAGGTGACGCTATTGAGCCCGACGACCGACGTCATGCTGAGGAAGTACGAGCTGCCGCAGCCCGGGACCATCTCGATCATGATCGTCCCGTAGGCGCAGAAGGTTCCGCCTACGCCCATGGATGATTGCGCCTCTACTCGTCGACCTAGGCGAACAAGTGCGGTCGCTGAAGTGGGAACTAAACCGTGCTCACTTGTGGGCACACATTAGAAAGCAGACCGACGATGTCACTCCCAGACCTCCCGTGGGGAACTACGTACCCGGCCGAGCAGGACACGGTCGGCAGCGAGCAGCCTGACCTCCGCAACGAGAGCCACCCCAAGGCCGGCGACGGGAACAACTTCCTCGTCGAGCACGTGCACGCGCTGAGAGACAAGGCGCAGGCGATCGCGCTGAAGGTCGGAGACGACTCGAACCTCCCGGCCGGCTCGCTACTCGCCCGGGTCGCCGCGCTTGAGCTTGAGCTTGAGCTGGCCAGCAACGCCGGGTGGGATCGAGCCTACCTCGCCAGAGCGGTCGCGAAGACCGGGATCCCAATGAAGGAGATCGGCTGCTACTTCGACGAGTTCGACGGGGGCGAAGAAGACCGCTGGATCCCCAGCAAGCACGGCGCCGTCGGGCACGTCGAGACGCTCGGTGGCGGCCTCATGAAGCTCCACGCCGCGGCTGACAGCGAATGCAACCTCGGGCTCTACGGCTACCCCGTGGGGCGCCTGCTCGTGGACATGGA